ATGTATACTCGTTACAGTTACAACCCGTCGTTGGGTCGCACCTACGTCTACGACAATAAGTATTTCAAGAATCTCGGCGCCGTAATCAAAAACGCCAAACGCAAGAAGCATCAACTTGAACATGAAGTCGAAGAACACGCTCTCGACCCTCTGGACAGGTATCTTGTTGCCGAGGACCCTTTCATGGGGCCGGGCAAGAATCAAAAACTAACTTTGTTCAAAGAGATTCGCAACGTCAAGCCCGACACGATGAAACTGATCGTTAATTGGAGCGGCAAAGAATTTCTCAGAGAAACTTGGACTCGTTTCATGGAAGACAGTTTCCCCATTGTCAACGACCAAGAAGTGATGGACGTGTTTTTGGTGATTAACATGCGTCCCACCAGGCCCAACCGTTGTTACAAATTCTTAGCTCAACACGCGCTGCGTTGCGATCCCGATTACGTGCCGCACGAGGTGATCAGAATCGTTGAGCCCAGCTACGTGGGCAGCAACAACGAATATCGCATCAGTCTGGCTAAACGCGGAGGCGGTTGCCCCGTTATGAACCTGCACGCCGAGTACACCAACTCTTTCGAGGAATTCATCAACCGCGTGATTTGGGAGAATTTCTACAAGCCCATCGTGTATGTGGGCACCGATTCCGCCGAAGAGGAGGAAATCCTACTTGAAGTTTCGCTTGTCTTCAAAATCAAAGAATTCGCCCCTGACGCACCTTTGTATTCAGGACCTGCGTATTAAATTAATATTTGACCGCAGTTTTATTTAATTTTTATGAAAAGAAACCGGTCATGTACATTTTGCTCGTTTTATCTTTAACAATGGGTCCGTTTATTTTTAGGTACGACTCATACTCTAACACATTTTTAATGTTCTTTTCCAAATTTTGTATGGGCGTGGGATAGAAACCTTTTTCTTTTGCAGTTTCAATGAACATCATGGCCAAGTCCAATTTTTTTTGATTAAATAAATTTTCCAACGCCTCTTTAAACTTGTCTATGTCAGTTTCGTACAAAGGTTTGGCATCAGCAATGGGATTTTCTAACAAATTTACATATGTTTTACCTTGCTTCTTGACTAACTTGTCTTGCAAATTGTCAAGTATAGTTGCAGCTTTGTCGAATTGTTCATCTGACGAGTTTGAAACGTTGGGATCGTTGGCAATGCGACTGACTATTTGTAATTCGTCTTGCGCTGATTGATCGTTTCGCAACATATTTTCGTTTGTAATTAAAAGCAACTTGGCCCGCAACATATTTTGGTACAATTTCATGCGTTCGTTTAACTTTTGCTCGTTCCAATCTACGTCGGACACGCCGGACGTCAATTCATTTTCGCTGGAAATTTCTTTGTTAGCGCGGTGCGATTGCATCGCTTGCGACATAATTGAAAGAATATCGGGCGTTGTTATTTTTTTTTGATCAACATTTACCGACGATTTAGTAGGAATGATGCGATCCGAGGCTTTTTTTAGCACAACACCTTTTGCTATTTGTTGCATTAAATCGTTTCTATTGGGCACCGGTTTTTCGGGCACAACTCTGTCTGCGGCTTTTTTCAATGTAACACCTTTGGCGATTTGGGCAATTACATTATTGCTACTTTCGACCGCAGTATTGCTGTTATTATTGCTTTGACTTGTATTTTTTAGTAGATCATTGTTAGTAGTGTTTTGGCCAGTTTCAATACTATCATTTAACATTGTCGGAGGCGCCGGAGGAGGAGGAGGAGGAGGCATCAACATAGTTGGTGGCGGAGGAACAATCGACGTTTCTTGTGAAGGTAAAGAAAACGGCGGAGGAGGAGGAGGAGGAGGCGTTGAAATTAGCAAATCTAGATTTGTTGCGCCGTCTACTACATTAGTGGGTTCGGAAGGTTTAACAAACGGCTGAGTCGGAGGCAACATCGCATTAGGCTGTGCATTTTTGTTTTTGATTTTAGATTCAACCGGTTCTACAACTGATTGTACAGGTGTAGGCTGCGAAACAATTGGCGTTTCGTCTATTTTTTCCATAGGTGGTTGTCCCATGGGATCGAGCGCCGATGAAATTGGCGGCGGCGGAGGTGGTGGCGTAATTGTTGACGCATGATTTTTGTTGTTTACAATTTGCAGTATCGGCTTTGATTGCTGTTGTTGATTTGTTTTATCAGTATTGCTTTTTTCATCAGGATTGCTTTTAGTTTCGACAACACTAACAACATTGTTGTCTTGAACAATTTCGTCGAAAGCAACGTTATCTTGGCCCAATGTGTGCGTGTTTTCGGCACAATAATTTTTGTACATTGCAAAAAACGATTCTAAATTTGATTTTGAAAAATTGTTTTGTAAAGCAACAAACAAATTGTATAATGGCGTTTTGTATGTGCTTTTTTTATCAACTTTGGCAACCATATCTTGTACCATTGACACTAAAGCGTCTGTAGTTAAAGTAGAATTTGTTAAAACGGCATTGTTGTTGTTGCTAGTTACATTATTTGTAATAGTTGTCGAAATTAATTTTGTTCGACGTTTTTTAAGATACCGTTTTTTGGGATTGAGCGTTACGGCATTTTCGTAGATTGCGTCAGCCAAACGTAACAAATCAATAACTTGTTTTTTATCCAACACAACGTTGTCGTCGTCAACTTGCAAGTCTAAATTTTTAAAACTCTTTTTTAAATTTTGAATGTTCGGCGTAGCTACAATATCTATAAAATGCTGCAAATCGTCGTCATTGTTAAGATTGTTTAACACAAAGTGTTTGATATCTGTTTTATTATTGTAGTCCGACGTGGTATTGTAGTCATTGCCAGTGTAAACGTTATTCATTATGGACATGTTTTCGTCTGAGTTTAACGATTTTTGCAAACACTTTGTTAGAGAAAAGAGTTTTAAAGTGATAGACGGCAAGTTTGGATCGGTGTCGCTGTACAAACATAAACCTACTCAAAAAAATTTTATCGTCAAATACATTAAAACTAAACAATTTAATGCAATCGAACCGTACGTTCATTACTTAATGAAAGGTAACAAACACTTTGTTAACTTATACTATTCGTTCAATTGGTTGCGGGGCCATTTGTTGATTATGGATTATGTCAAAGAAGGCGATTTATTTGATTTTTGTCAAAAACGCAAAGTGACAGAAATTGAATGCAAACACATTGTAAAACAAATTGTAGAGGCTTTAAATGCTTTGCACATGTACAAACTGGTGCACAACGACATAAAATTGGAAAACGTGTTATGCGACGACCGAATGCATGTCACTTTGTGCGACTACGGCATGTGTCAACACATTGGAGTGGAATCAATTTATGACGGCACCGTCGACTATTTTTCACCGGAAAAAATCAAAGGAGCAAACTACGACGCCCATTTTGATTGGTGGGCCGTTGCAATTTTAATATACGAACTATTGACGCACCACAATCATCCTTTTAAAATTGACAACGACGAAGAATTGACCGTGGCAAAATTGGAAAAACGTCAATTTAGAAATATAAATTTTGATCGCATCATGTCTACACAAGTAAAATCTTTATTGCAATCAATGTTAACTTTTAAGTTAATGTACAGGTTAAAAACCTACAAAGAAATTATAAACCACAGTTTTTTTATAATGTAAAAAATATTTATTACAAAAAAATCTTAAAACTAAACATACTATACAATGCAAATTGATATGTACAATTTCTATAGTTAAAAATGTGTAAGTAATAAAAAATATATTTGTATACATCAACAACAATCTTTTATTTTATTTTTTAGGCACTTTGGCCTTAGACTTTTTGCTAGCTCTAGGTTTACTTGGTTTTTTTGGCGTTTTAATTTTGGCTACAGCAGTTTTTTTGGCCGAAGCACGAGTTACTTTGGTTAAGGCTGCTTTTGTAGATCTAGTTTTGGGTGGTGACATTGCGCCTGCATTATTAAAACTAGATGTACATTCTTCGTTTGCTTTTTTACGCAACCGCGGCACACCAGGCAAATTGACTATTTGGTCGTCGACAACACTGACATTATCTATTTTACGTTTGCGAGACGACGAAGAATCAGTTTCGTAGCCTGGAATGTTAGTTATAGCGGCACATGTTTCGGCCTCAGTAACAATTCCGGGTAACGTTTTGACGACAATTTTGTTACCGTGCCTGTCTTTTCGCACAACACGAGTATTTTTTACAAATCGATACCCTGTGATAGGAACAAAAGATTGCTGTTCGCCGGGTACCGATACAATGACGCAATCGTCATCATCGCTTTCGTCGTGGTTGTTGCTGCTAGGCAAGTTAGTAAATAACTCGTATGGAGTCATGTCAATTACGTCACCGTTATCTTCTTGTTTTACAACAAAATTGTAATAATTGTCTAATTCCTGATCTAACTCTAATTTTATAGTTAATTCCTCGGCACTAGGCGCGTTTGTATGTCTTTGATATGTGGTAGTTTCGGCAGGCAAATTAGACAAATCGAAATTAACACTGTCCGACACGGAGGCAGAGGGTAAACTAGCGGTGGCCGCAGTCAGGCCAATTATAGTTTCTAACGTAGGCACATTGAGCGGATCATCAAACATGGACGAATTTAACAGAGTGGAAGACGACGAATTAAAAGGTGCGACATTATTGTTGCTGGCGGCAACCGAAGACGACACTTCACTTTTTAAATGTATATCTTCAACAGTTTCGTATTCAAAATAGTCGTTGTTTTCAATTTCGTCAGAAGTACGAACACGCAGCGGCAAATTGTCTTCTACAAAATCATTTTGGTTTAAATTTAAATGCGGCAAATACACATTGGGCTGTGGTAATTCACTGTGACTGTAATTGTCGTTCAACAAAAATGGTAACGACGGCGGCGGAGGTGGTGGCGGCGTCGGAGTTTTATTAATGGACGCGTACTGCGAAACGGGCGGTGACACATTGCTAGCTTGCAAATAGTTTGGAACCGTGTCAATAAACGTGAGCGGATGCAAATTGCTTTCAAATTCTGCCGCAATCTGGTCGATTGCATCGGACATTTCTTCTTGTTGACTCATCACATTAGTGACGCACGTTTTAACATTAGATTGCTCTTCGTTGTCAGACTCGTCGTCACTCTCGGTGCCGCTGTCTTGATCAGTTTTCTTGTTACTAGCAATATGACTGCCACTATCCGAAACGCAACGACTGTTTGAGTGCTCGTCGCCAGTCAAAACGTTTAATAAATTTTCAATATCGTTATTGTTGCACATCCTAACGTCTTCCTCGAACTCGTCCGTGGCAACGTTATACTTGTTAACTTTAGGTTTTTTTGCAATTTCAAACCTTTTTAAATTATATTTATTTTGTTGCAAAACATCCGCATTGTCATTGTCGTTTTCTACGTCGTCATCGTTATTTGCGGCGGCTGACACATTACTATTATCATCATCCTCGTTTTTATTTTCGTCGTCGTCGTCGTTTAACTCTTTCTCGTGACGAGCGTTTTGTTTGCATTTAAGACACTGGTTAAATTTTAAACTTGTATAAGCACACTTGAGGCACAATCGGTGAAGGCAAACTTCCTGTACCGAATAGGTGTACTGCAATTTACACATTTGACAATACGTAACAATGTTGGCCATACAATGCAACGTTAAATGTTCATCCAAATGGTCAATGGCTTTTTTGCACATTTGCTGTATCTTGACGTGTTCGTTATCGATGGCGATGCGCACATAACTATTGATGTGATACAACATGGACCGAATGGCTTGCTTAGGGTCGTCCGCCACTTTAAACTCGTCGTTAAAATTTCTATAATTTTTGTGCAGCTCCAAACTGCGCACCATAATTTCGCGTTTGTCGCCACGCCCCAACACGTTGTGCACGTAGTCGGCAACGGCAAAGTAATTGTCGGCATCATTCAATATATTTTTGTAATGGCGCTCGTATTGAAACAGGCACAGTTTTATATGCTCTAACACACTACATTTTGTCAGGTACGTTAGAAACTGTTCCATCTGTTTTCGTATTAACGAACCCTGCGGCAGGGACTGTATGTGGTCATAGATATTTTCAAATCTATTAGAATAGTAATGTCTTGATTTCCAAGTGATTCCTTTGAACTTGAACTGTTTGCTGTCTTGACACACATAGCCGACATTCTGTTTGTTCTGCGACAAATTAAGATAAACTTGCACTTGTCTGGTAACGGCGTTATAGTCAAACTGCAAATTACGATGAGTATGCAAATTTGACAAAATGGTCGATGACGATGTAGTTGCCATTTTGTTTTATTTAGCACTGCCACTTCACACTGTATTGTTGTTCTTCACTCAACCAACTTGTAAACGAAACTGAATGCCACAATAGAATTGTATCGGCTTTTATAGCCTGCGAGCGTCCTTTGTTTTAAGCCGGTTATCGGAATCACGTGAATTGATAATGTGACTCATATCGCGCGCCATATTAGCGATAACACACTAACACGGTCACGCTGCGTGGCAATAACAAATGATATCATCGCTCTATACGTACATGAGGTCACCACTTTTTTTGCACTGCAAAAAATGACGCAATAATGTAATATATTGCCAGCATATAGTACAGTGTAGACTATGCTAGTAAAATAGTCTACGAATCGAATTTTTGCTCTGTATATAGGGGCAGTCTTTAAACCCAATTTTTTTGTTGTGCAAAAAAAGACGAGATAAGATTGTAAGCTTTATGACACACACACACACACACACAATTTATAGAGATTAGATTGCGGTGTACGTTTCGTGCACCAAACATTTTTTTTACTTTACGTTTTACATTATTTGAAATGTAAAAACAAAATTGTATGGTTTTGTTTCGTTTAGTATGAGTGCGCAAAAATAAGTAGTTTCAAATATTGTACACACTATGAGTTTTTTTACTTCGCTACGCAGAGTCAACAAAGTGTACCCCAATCCGAATCAATTTACCAATGTCGATAACTTTAGCGTTTTACAATCGGCCCCGTCCGGTTTCTCCTTTAACAATCCTAGCACAGTTTTTATCGGCAACAATCGTTATGTGCCCGGCTACAATATTGGAAACAATCAATTTGTGCCCGTTTCAGACATAAATAGAGTTATGCGCAATAATGATGTCACCGGTATACGAAACATTTTTACGAGCGCCAACAACAACCAGATAAACTCGCTAAATCAAATACGTAGGATAGACAATATTCCCGATGCCAATTTGCATAGTAGTGCTATGCGACGAAACGCCGTCAAACAAAATTATCCGAATACGGTGACGCGCACGCCCGACGGCATACAAAACGTTTTAAACCAAAATCCCTCGCTAAACACGTATCTCACAAATTTAAAAACTGCCGGAGTGGCCGTTTTGTTGGGCGCAGGAGTTTATCTAATTTTCACCAGCGCCACTTTGATACAAGACATAATAGCTGCCCTAAACAGAGTAGGCGGCAGTTATTTTATACAAGGTCGAAACGGTGGCGACGAAAGCGACACGTGTCTTTTGGTCGATCGCACTTGCCGCCTAGAAAATCCGAGCAACGAAAACGTAAATTTTTGTCTTTTCGATCCCATACTAAACAATAATGTCGAAGCTTTAAGAGCAATATGTAACAATTATGATTACGAAACTGAACAGACAGTTTGCCGAGCCAGCGACCCATACGCCCATCCCGATTCGTTGCAATACGTAGATATCTCAGATTTGGGCACGGGACAAACTATTACTTGCATAGAACCCTACGATATGGGTGATTTGATTGGCGATCTAGGCCTCGATCATTTGTTGGGCGCCGAAGGTCTATTGTCAAATTCATCGGACAAAAGTAAAAGCGCCAGTGACATTTTGTTGCCCATAATTTTAGTTTTAGGAGGTTTGATTTTGCTCGTTGTTGTAGCCTTTTTTATAATCAAAAGGTACATGAATAGCAACAGTGTTACAGTTTCGGCAACTAACGCCGCCTCACCAAATAATGTTCGTACATAAAAATAAAAAGACACACAAAATTTTTGTTAAAAAAAAGAAGTATATATTTTACAGCAAATTGGCGACATCATACAACAGATACATTCATACATAGAAAAAAAACATACACGTTTAAATTTTGTCAAAATTTCTACATTGATAGTTACATTCAAAATATTTTTGGGCAATGTGTACAATCTCGTCCATGGTCAACATTTGACCAGTGTAAAAAGCAATCAATTTTATCATACCGTTGTGTTTATTGTTAATTTCTTTGCGGTTCAATTTGTTTAAATTAAAGACATGATGACGATGTTTTTTGTACATATCAACAATGTCCAACGGTATAATATCTTTAATTACACTAGTAATCCAAATGTAATTTACACCTTGCTTGATTATAGTAATGCGTTCGTCACTTTTCGTCGTCACCAACAAACAGTTGTCAGACGAATCGTTTACACCGCTCAAATTTAAATACGACTCTATCAAATTGGCATTGCCATTGTTGTCCTTCTTAATTTTAATCATTTTATTTAAATTTTTTTCATTTTCGTCGTACAACAATCTAACTATGCTGCCGTATTTGTAGGTAAAAAAAGCATTTTTGTTTTTAATGTCCGAACTTTTTTCCGTTTTTTCGCGCAGCCAAAACTTTAAATTGTTAACCACACTGGACACGATGTTTTCGCGGTTGCTATCATCAAACTCGTTGTTGGTCATCTTTTTAAATTGCATTCCCAACGAATGTTTAATAACATTTTCGACGTAGGGCGAAACATCGTACACGACGTCCTCGACGCAAGCTTCTTTGCGGCAAAAATTCACCGGCAACGTGTACAGCAACTTGTTTTCGTTCATTTCGTTTATGGTTTTCAAAATCATGTCGCCCTTGCGCTCGCCCATCAGCGACAACATCAAAAATATATTAGCGCGCACAAAAATCATGTCCAAATGGAAGGTGTTTGTTAACAAATTGTAAAACTCAAAATCTTTCACCTCGTTAAAATGACAATTTTTTTTGCGGTTCAAATCAATCTTGCTAAAGTCTTCGGTAACGGGCACGGCAATTTTCATTTCTTTCAACAAATCGTACGATATCATGAAACGATAACGATTATACGACACGACCATAACCAAATTGTCAATTTTGCTGTAGCGGGCTGCATACTCCACAGTCACGCTGCTCACACAATTAGCGTAAAACAAACGGTATTTAGAATCGCTTCCACTTTTGCTCTTGCACACGACAAACATATAATATGATGTGCTGGTCATGTAATCGGCAAACCGTTTGTCGTTACTCTCATCCACCACCAATCGGTCAAAGTTTTCTACGCCATTCTCAATGTTTACAATGTGTTTGTTCATTAACGAAAATACTATTGGGTCGTTGGGCGGTGTTATTGCTGCCGACGAAATTGAAGTCGAAACACAATTGCCCGCAACCTTGTCCATTTTAATTTCGACATCAATTTTACTTTTTTTGTACCGTCCGCGAGGCTTTTTTACAAAATTACCTTTGGCAACAACGTCGCCACTAACTTTATAGTTTGAATGAAATGTCAGTTTTGTCGAGCTTATCTTATCGCTCATCAAATCGGTATTTTTTAACATAACCATCAAACTTGACTTTTCAGTTTTGTCAGTGTCGTCCATTTTGCGTTTCTTCGCTTTTTTTAAAACAATTTTGTCATTCATTTCATTTTTCTTGTCAAATGTGTCTAAATTTTTATCAATTTTTTTATTATCCTCGTCACTTTGCTGTATTTGTTTGCCGTAATAATCATTGTTGGCGACAATTTCGACACTTTCACATTTAGGCACAATACTCTCGATTACTTCGTACTCTTCCTCGTTGTCCGTGTTGTCGGGCGATGAATTTGAAGACGACGACGAAGACGATTTAGACGAAGACGACGAAGTTGACAGAGCCGGCGACACGGGCCTTGGATCTTTCATTTTAATTTGTTTTCCTTGCGAAATCACTTGATTTGGAGGCGGTAAATATAGAAATTCTTGCAATTCGTTCCCGTAATTTTGTTCCGTTTCAATTAAATTGTTTAAGGTACTATACGTTTCGTCAACGCTACTGTTGTCGATGTGTTGCAGCGACTTGGTCAAATTTTCATCGTCGTCGTTGTTGGTGTTGTTGTTATTGTGGTGGTGGTAGTGGTGGTGGTGTGTTTGAAACACATTCTGACTAGGCGTCACGCCTCCGCCATTGTTTTTGGCAAGATACGCCTTATGAGCCATTTTGTTGTTGACACAAACGTTTTGATTCACCAACTGAAACATAATCAAAAATGGATATCAATTTATACTGCCCACATCATGATAATGAATTAATTACATTTACGTTTATTAACAGTGTCAACTCTGTAGTCATTTTTGTGTACAGTTTGACAAACAACAAAATTGGTGTGCCGTTAACCTACATAAAAACTAAACTGGTAAGCGGGTACGAAAAGAAAAACAACAAGATTAACATGAACATGGTCAGTGTGTCAAATGATTTAATGGGACATTCAAAACTAGACGGTTACATCATCAGCTGTATTAGACTGCCGTATGTGTGTCACAAACTAGTAAAAGGAAACAATTTAGCAGCACCGTTGTGCGTGACCGTCATGCAAACTCGCCACCAAATCGAAATATGGCACGTGTTTGGCGTTAAAAAATTGGGTGAATCGAAAAAAATCAAAAAAATTTGTGGCGTTTACATCGACGAAAACGGACACAACGTTTTTCACAAAAAAGATTTGATTTGCGTGCGGGGCAACATTGCGGCGTGTTTCATCAAATCTTTGTCTCAGCCCGTCACCAACGGCAACGATATCAACATTGCCACAATCGTTAACAGCGAACTAAAATGTAACAACGGTGATGTGACCATAGTCTTCACTTAAAATTTAAAATACTTGCGCTCAATATTACAACAACAAATTTCGTGTCAATTTTTTCACACAGCCATTTGGATAGTCGATATTTGTACATTCGTAGGCATCAATGTCGAATTGCATGTTGGGCGGACAGAATAGATGAACGGTATCGGGACACAGATAGTAAGCGTTACAATCAAACGGATCGGGCGACAGTCCATTATAGCCGTTGGGACATATTTTTTTGTGATGCATGTCGACGTGCATTTTTTGCATTTTGTGAAACACTAAAAGTTTAACTATAATAAAAAAGGCGAGCAATAACCACATGCTTTTTTTTAAGTTTTATACATACACACTTTTACTTTTTAATTACAATTTAGTATACCCAAAAATTTGTTTCCTCCACCACTCGAACCGGTCAATTTGTACGAGTCAGATTGTTCGATACTAAATCTAAATTTACTTAAAAGTAAATTGTCTAAGTTTAAATTTGAATTGGGACGACACTTGGTGGCAAACAGTGAATGATTGATTATAGATTTTATGTAACTAAAAGCGCCGTGATTTTTTAGTATGCAATAGTGACAGTAGGCGTGTTCTATGATAAACAGTAAACTCAAATAACGTGTCACGTCGTCTTCGTTTAACTGAATTCCCGAATTAATTTCGTATGTGCCAGACATGCGCCGTTTCGAGCCCGTCCCGCTAAACGCTTTCATTATTTTAATTTCATTTTTTTCCTTGATCATATCGTCCACGCAAACATTAATGTCGGATTCGCGAGCCAACGACTTTAGTATGCTGAGGCGATCGATCATGCACACAATGTCGTCGTTTTCGTTTAATCTAAAAACTATTGGTTCGCCGGGAACGCTGACATTTTGGTTTTCGACAACTATAAACTCCATGCGATTGCTAAAATTGTTGACCAGCGGATTGACGCGATGGTGCACAAAACCTAAACTGGTCAAAACAATTGAAACGATTTCTCGTTGAGCGTTGTGATCGCGAAAAATAGTCAGCAGGGGCTGAGTCAAGTTTAAAGTGTTCAACGTACCCATGTAATGGCAAATTACATTTATAATTTGTATAGTGTTAAAACTGTGTAGACTATTCAAATTTTTCACATCAAACTCTGTCAAATCGTAATCGCGTTTCAACTTGTCCTTGCCCGTAATAATTTCGGTAACAGTTCGCAATTTTGGCACATTTTTAGAAGTTTTAGTCATTTTTTGGTTGATTTCTTTAAGTTTATGTCTGTTTGAAAATCATTACTTACATAAATTATTACAACATTGTACGTTGAGCCGTGTTTACAAACGGATTAGCTCGCATCGTGGCATTTAATGGATTCGTGTAGGCCAAACGATTTTCGGGATTATTGCCGCTACTATTGTTGCCATTACTGCTAGATTGGAACAACATCACGAGCAAAATAATAATGACCAAAGCTATTAAAATAGACATGAGTGTGCTGGTATTAAACAGCGTAGGATTGTTGTTGATAAACCGGCCCGCGGGATTGTTATTCATCATGTCGTCCATGTTTCAAGTTTTATTTAAAAATTACTTCTTAAATTATAATCGATCAATTCCAAACTGCGCTCTACAAAGTCGGGCATAATCAATAATTTAAACAATGTGTTTTGCACCCAAGTGTTATTAAAATCTTTTAAAGATTTAAACGAACTTTCGTAATCACCTCTTATTAAAAGATAGGCAGGCACGCTGTCCCCGAAAATAAATTTTGTCAAATACAATTTTTGTTTTTTATCAATTACATACGATTCGTTTTGTAACCGTTTTGGAGGCGTATTGTGCGAGTATTGAATGAGGGACGGGCTAAAGTGTAACAATTCCGTCGACCCAAACAAAGTGTTGTTACTCAGTATGGCAAACAACTTTACTTTGGGAACGTAAAACGCGTTCAAAGTGCCTTTTATTTGTATCATGTCGTCCCTCATCATAATGAAAGAGGGTTGGTCCTTTAACACCAGCGGAAACGTAGTATTTGGCTCAATTTTAATGTTTAATTTGCGGTATCTGTTGACGGCATACCTGTCCACGACAATTTCGTTGTACACACTATTTTTATTAAAAACATTTTTGTCTGAATCGTTAAATTTGACAATAAATTTGAAGAGGGCAGTTTGACTCATGTAATCGTTGAGTAGTTCGAATAGTTCTTCAGAAAAATCTGCGTCGTAAATGTAGTCTCGCTGAATAAGCTTTATGTACGACGAATGTGTATCCAGTTCGCTGCGCATCTCATCAAATAATTTATTTGGTTTTTTTGTGACAAACTTCTTGCTGTTTATTATACGAAAGTTATTTTTAAACAACGGTAAGCCTTTGTGAAAATTTTTGTAAATGTAGTCTTGTTTGTTGGCCAAATCAATGTTGTTTTCGATAAAATGTTTTGCCATCGGTTCCCCGATCAAGTACAGACGATAGGGATACAGGCTGTTCGTTATTTTGGGCATATGACACAAACGGACGCCGCACCAATCGACATACGCATCCTCGAACACGTATCCCATGTTTCCGTTCATTAAACAATACGTTTCGGCATTGTTCACGAAATTGCGCTCGTTAAAAACTTTGGCAAATTCTGCGTACAATATGACCCTAAAGTTTTTGGGATTGGACACGAACAAATTTGTCGCATAGATTGGCGTATTGGGCTGCAAATAAACTTTGTCGTCAAACATCAAAATGTCTAGATTGTTTTTGTTACAATAAAATTTAAACTGAGGTTTAACGTATTGCAAAACGTTAATCGACTTTTCCATTACAATGTTTTTAATGTTCAAACCATTCAAATAGTCCAAATATTTAAGCACGCAACTTTCGTCAAGATTGTTAAAATTATTTTTTAGATAATAATTAATAAAAGGTTTCGCCTCGGCGGCAATGGCGTCATATTCGTTTAAATTAAAATAGCTCGCTAAAAATAGGTATTTAAAATTGCGTCTATCCAAATAATGTTTTTCGGCGAGCACACTCATTTCAATAAATTTCTAATGTTTAATGTTTAATTTCCACTGTTGTCGAAATCGATTTAAAACTGGTCTTACAAACTGGACACACGGGATAGAGGTTGCAATGTTGCCACAATTGGGCGTAACACATTCCGCAAATATTGAAACCGCAACACACGTTCGGTTTTAAAAACTGTCTCTCCACCGACGTCTCTTGGCAAATGTTACATTCATATATTTTTGGGTAATCAAAAAAAACGTTGACAGTTTTGATGCGTTCGTGTATAGTTTTTAATGTTTCAAAAGTTTGACGACTGTCTTGCAACAATTTTTGCAAATACTCTAAACTTTGTTGAACTACATTTTTGCAGCAATAATCGTTTTTAAAACATTCCAATATTGTCAACAACTGTTTGGCGTACGGCACGAAAACAAACATACAATAACGATACTGGTCATCAACATTGCTCATACTTTCGATAGTTTTTACAATTTTAGAAATTTTTTCAATTAAATGGTGTGCACACATATCGGTCGAAACCAAAATGTCATCGTCATTTTCTTTGTAACGCAAAATTTCTACAATTTCTTCGTGGAACATTTTGTAGTGTTGTCGCTGCAACGCATCAAACGCTTTAGATTTTAATTGAAACTGTAATTTAACGCTATAGCACAATTCGTCGTTGTAGTATTTATCAAATTTAAAATTGTTCAATACCTCAAAATATTCCGCGTTCCAACTAGACTCGGGCCACTTTAAATTATTGTCGTCAACATTCAGAATAAACGATGATGATGATGTCATTTTTATTGCACAACTTTTTAATCTTTTACACAACGTGTATTGTACTCCGCAAACTTGTTAATGAAACTAAATTCCAAAATGGATTTACACTGCCTTTTATACTTTTAGTATGCGCTTATTGAATTGTTAATTGGTAAGATGACTCAGTAGCGGGTGTATATAAATTTCTAAGTAGGCATTTGGCGTGTCACTTTAATGTTTGCCTTGCCAACATTGTTATCGAAATGATAAAAAAATTTGGAGCAAAAACTGGTACAAACATGTCGTTGAACGAGGACATCAATAAAGGTCAAACAAAGAAGGCGACGGTGACGAGCGTCAATAGAAATAATCAAGCCGTTACGCGATCCATGTCCGCGACAAATAACCGGCCTGTCAGCACCGGCCGCGTATCATCTTCGATGACATCATTGTCCACCGCGACACGTAAAATTGCGATAACACGGAATGATAAACTACAATTCATGGACATCCGCAATGAGCCATCGGCTGATGCAATACCCCACGATGTGAGGCCATACTTTTTAAACATTGAAGTGTTTCAACTAATGTGTGATGTCATAAATTTTGCTAAACAATACGTGCGGGGCGAGTATCGATTGAACAATTTGGTTCTAATGAATTGTTTGGACATAAAATCTGTGACCGATTGCGTATACGTTTCAAAGTGTGACATGTGCAAAATAAATTTTAAGAGTATCACATTGCCCGAGTTACATTGTGTCATTCAAACGGCGCAAGATGTGAAATCTCACAATAAATACCGATTGGTATGTGGCAAATGTATCGCTACTTTTGTTAAAGATAAAGTTTGCACCGCAGACGGCACGAGCATTGAGTCTTTGGATAAAACGATTGTGTACACGGATCGGCTGTTGCTGCAACTCTATCCCAAATTAACTTTGGACACGCTGTTTTTGTTGTGCAAACACAATTTTGTCACAAAATACCTTTTTCATATTGACCTGTCTTTTAGAGTTAAAAAGTATTCGATTATAGATGATAATTTCGATGTTTACAAAACGTTTTGTAAAATAATTGAAACGAAACAGGCCAATGAGCAAATCGTAAAAATTACTTTACGCACCTATGCCCAAAAGTTGTTTAAAGAGTCCGCCATCGGTTGCCAGTTTGTCGATTCCAACAATCAATTTGTCGTCCGTTTCACTAAAGCGGAATCCGAAATGATGAATTATATAAATAGTAACTCTTTCAAACCGATTACCTATTTTTATCAAGTTAAAAAAATTGTATTTAACAACGACAAACACAATTATGTATCGTTTTTTGCCAAACCATTTTTGCAATACAATAGACGATTGATGTGCAACAAGTGTAAAACTAAATTTTATAAATCTAATCCAATACTGTTTTGTAGCAAGTGTGGTTTCATTAACAGAATGCACTTTAACAAAAACATTGACAATTTAGATTGCGATACAATAAATTTTTACCAAGAATGTGTAAAGGCTGTCAAAACTAGATTGTTTTGTATCGTTTACTACGACATGAAATTGTATGAAACATGTTCAGCCAATACTGTCACTGCCAATATTGTTGATGATAAAAATAAATAAATATTGATTTTATAATGTGGTTGTTTGATTATTTTTTTATAGACATAAGTTTAGACACGCTATTTGTTTGATCAGCGATGGCGACGTTGACGACGACAGATTTGACAAACGCTAGTCGATACGCCACACACCAACATCGTTTGAAATTTATAAACAGATGGCGAAACAAATTTCCCCATATACTCATTGATTACGAAATTAGACCGGCAACAAACGATGATTTTTATGTGCCGCCCACATTGGCAAACAGGGCTATTGCCGTTAAATTAACTTTTAGTAGACGCGGTTGCGAAAGTATGACTTGTTACCCGTTCAACGAAACCGCACCAATCGATTACAACACCCCTTTTGGTTACACTCAAACGTCGGAAACGAGCGTGGCCTACGCTCAACCGGCGTGCTACAACTTGGATCGAGCGGCGGCGACGCGCGAAGGCGGCGAAAACGAAATCCAAGCGCCCGAATTGCGATACACGAGCGGTAACAAGTGTATTCTGGTCGACACTTTGTCCAAAATGTACCTAAATTCGCCGTACTTGCGCACCGACGAACACTTGATTCAGGGCGTGGACGATGTGCCCGGTTTCAATGTCAAGCCCACCGATTCGGATTCTCTCTTCCCCGAAATGTTTAGCGGTGAATTTAATCAAGCCTATTGCCGACGATTTGGTCGCACGCTCAACGACGGCGGTTGTTCAATGCAATGGTGGGAAAGTTTGATAGGTTTCGTGTTGGGCGACACCATATACATAACTTTCAAATTGCTGGCAAACAATATTTTTAGCGAATTACGCAATTTTGATTACACACGGCCCTCGCCCGAACTGCCCGTGAAACCTGTTGTGGACGCGCAACAAGTTTTAAACGATTGGCGATCGGTGCGCGACACCCGTGTAGATTTACAATTTGAAAACAGTTTTGACACATACGAAACTCTTAACGATCTTCGCATTAACGCCTTCACCAAATTAGTTTACACCGCCGACCAGGGGTTTGCGACATTGCCGTTTGCTAGGGAACAATTACGGTTTCGAACGCATACTCTTACCGATGCCGCTGCCGCACAAAACTCTTTCGACGTGACCGAGGACGATTTAGAATTTATAATTTCTCAATTTTTAGAAGATCATGCATTAATCTTTGGGATTTGGGTCAGTTTCGGCTTTGACAATGTCGTAGACGCCATGAAGTTTATGTTAAAAAAAATTAACACCACGCTCATTCCGGCCATGAAACAAATGTTGCTGACTACATCGAAACGGATCACGGTCAAAATGTTGGGCGAAACGTACAAAGCTGCAATCGTTCATCAATTCAACAGGGTAGCAATTAAAACAATTTCAGCCGTGGCCAAGGCGTTGACAAAAATAACGATCAAAGCGGCTTCCGTTGTGGGCATCTTGTTAATTATTTTGACGTTGACAGATTTAGTTTTAGCCCTTTGGGATCCTTTCGGTTACGGAAACATGTTTCCTCGCCAATTTCCCGACGACTTGTCAAACTCATTTTTAACTGCTTTTTTCGAATCTATGGGCGAAACGCGAGACATGCTCGAGTTTATTCCCGAATACTTTGACGAATTAGTCGAGACGGACGATGTCGAAATTTTCGATTCGCTGCTATACATTTTGGATTACATCTCCGAACTTGAAATCAATTCAAATGGACAAATGTTAAACTTTGATCAGAGTGCCGTTATAGACGATTTTGACGAGGTCACTTTGGTGGGTAGCGCATTGTCATCGAGCGCTCTTTACACCAAATTAGATTTTATGCAGTATACGCAGCGATTTAATGCCACTCTCTACCAAAACGACGATGCCACAATCGATACGATTTTGGCGGGACTATTTTCGATTAGCGCTATATTGATATTAGTTAACAACAGTCAAGACTATAGACATTTAATTCTGTTTTTCATATTCGTTTTGTTAGCTCTTTATTTGCTGATTCGAACATCGTTTCGTTTCTATGTAAATTTGAGGGCATTCGTTTCAACGGCGCGACCGAAATGGTATCAAAATTTGTACACTTGATGTTTTAGTATAAAACACAAAGTTTTGTCTATACGTTTCACATTATCAAAATCGAATATAGTTTACTGAAAACAAAAAATTTAATATTTTACATAAATATATATAAATATATATACCATGAATTTAATGCATAATTTTGCAAACGAAATTGAACACGACACAATGTTGTGCGTATTCAAAAATAATGTTGAAAAAGACGTTGTTCGGTATTACGTTTGGCAAGAGATTTTTGTTCAAAATTTAAACAGCAACAAACGATTTTGGCGCACGTCCATCAAATGCGATTCGTACATGAACAAGTTTGCCGACATAATGGCGCAGAGTGAATCAATGTGTCTTTTCGACAAAAACAACTTTACAGGCATTGTGAATCCGCCAAGATTGATGCGAAATCATTATTACGTTAACAGTGGCGGCGACAAAAAACCATATTACTTGTTCGACAAGGTCGTTTTGAGCAAAGGCCGAAACAGTTTTGGCGACTTTGTGACAGTTTCGATGGCAAACTTTGAAACTGTCAGTTACGCTTTTAAATCGGCAATAGAAATGTGTATTAACAAAAAAATAGTTTTGCAAAATTTAATATACATGAGTATTCCGTCTGCAAACATGGCGGCAATGCATAATTTTGTGAGCAAATTTTTTAGCGTAACTCGGACGAACAACGAAAAAATTTACACCACGGGTTGTATTGACGAAAATGACGTGGTCAAATTGCAACCCATGTCTGTGCAAAGTTTTAGCGACGTTTTCAATAATCAACATCAAATTGAAATGGTAATGTGCGCAATCGTCGAAGGTGTCCGTCAGAATAAGGAAACTATAAACGTTAGGCAACTTTGTAGAGATAGTGTATCTAAAAGTAATACTTATGTTCTCGCTATAAAACCATTGTTGTTTATGCATTTGCACTAAATCAAACTTGTTTTTGCAAGCACAATGACGTACTATTTTTATATTAACGGCGAAGACTATCCCAAATCTTTTATATTTTCTTTTGTGTACACCGTTTGTGGCGGAGGCAACATTAATCGTTTCATCCAGTGGAACAGATGTACAAGAAAATTGTTGGTCGTAAACGCCAAACACGTTGCCGACAAATTGTTGAGCGTTAACAAAAAGGTGTATTGGTACAATGGTGAACTATTCTATTGCAAAATGTTGCCTAAACGCGAAAATGGCCGCGGCAATTATTATGATATTAAAAGCAATGACGAAAATGGCACACCGTTGAAACGCAATGTCATTGAAGCGCAAAAATATAGACATACGCCTTTAAGGCGGCAATACCAGAAACAAGACGAGTTTCGTTGTTATCAAATGAAAAAACACCAAATACACAAAAGGGTGCATCATCACGACGAAAATAATCAATACAAAAATTTGAAGAATAACAAAAATGAAAATTACAAATACAAATCTGTCGTCAATTTGGTGAGCGACAACAACATTGAGGAAACGATACCGAGCAAAAGATGCAAACGAACGTGTAGTCAAAATACCGTTTCCACTACAACGAGCACCATAATTAATGAAACTGTAATCGACAAAGACGATGTTGATTTTAATTTAGACAATATGGACGACGACGACGATTGGTATTTGAAAAATTATATTGATGTCAAACTGTGCGACGATAATGAACAACCTATCAGTGTAATATAGTATTAAGGTTTCTCCTTTCTATACATTATAAATATATGTTGTAAAAAATAAATAAACACACACACTAAAGTATACAATATGTTTTTTATTTTAAAAATTGTTAACTCCATAATTAAGAAAGTTTATTCTGGCCGTATTAATTTTATCATTAAGTCTTTCAATTTCCTTGGGACATTTGGTTAGACGTTTGAGTTTTTCGTCGTGCGACGTCTGTATCTCCAATCTGCGTTTCATTTGCATGACATGTTGGTACTGTTGTCTGACATCGGGTTGCCTGTTGATGCTTAAATTTGTCGTCGACGTCGGCGTAGTATTGTAGGAAGAGGGCATTGTGTTGTGAGATTTTTTTAGTACTAATTTAAATACAAAAGTAAGGCTAACGACAACGTTCAATTGAAAAAAGCCCAAATTTAGTTGTGTTTGTTTAAGACAGAAAATTTTATATATATAATAAAATTTTAAAAGTCAAAGGTTGAAAAAGCTATAAAACGATGAGTAAAAAAGTGTTGATTGTTGTAAACAATGAGAATGTAAAAATGTCATTGTTATTTTTAACATTTATGATGTCATGTATTGCAGTGAGATCAGATCCAATTAATATTCAGCACGGCACAATGTACAGTACGGAATACATTATAGACCACAATGCTAGGCGTGTAGATGTATTTAAAAATAATAATGAAAACGTGTCCGTACATGTTATAGGGGCTCAAGGTTGCACGACCGGTAACGAAAATTTTGACGTGTTGCACCATTATCCAGGTGTGGCGACCGATGTCGTTTTTACGAGCGCCGTCAAGCACACCGTTTTGCATGTTCTCCTCAGCGATGGCATTTTGTTACGCGTCACACCCACCCATACGTTTACAAATTTTCATTCTCACAAACAACGTATCATCTATGGTCAGCTGAACACGTTTAGCATTGACGATTTCAGTTTGGCAAACAAAATTTATACGGGAGCACCGATATTCTCAAACGGCAAGTTGGTGTCCGTGATCACGGCCAGATCAGACGATTTTGACAAAGGTTTAGTCTATTACCCAGTGACGGGGGCCAGAGTGCCAAATCTAATTTCGGGTCAAATTCAGTACGACAACAATGCTGGCCCAATTAAAGTCGAAAAATTTGATTCGACTATGCATATTTATGGAAAGAAACAATTGCCGGTGCGTTCCATAGACGGTTACGATAACGTGCTCAACATTCGACGATTCTACATGAGCGCAATGGCCAATCGACAAATGTATCGTGACTGGCCACGTAGCATTTCAATATTTCACGACAGCAATTTTGTCAGCATCGGTTTGGTTGAAGGTGAATTTCAAATTTTGCAAATTGAATTCGAGGGTCCGCTGATTGCGGCCGATGAAAATAAAAAAACAAAATGTTAATGTAAGAATATTTTATAAATTAAAGAATATATTTGTAAATCGTAATTATGTCGCAAAACATTTTGCTAGTCATCAGGGCCGACATCAAAGCGTTGGACGATAAAGTTACTGCTCTGCAGCAACAAGTCGAAGATGTCCGCACCAATTTGCCCGACACCACGGAGCTGAACACCAAACTGGACGCTCAGGCTCAGAGCCTGGACACGATTAGCACCACCGTCAACGACATTCACAACACGCTCAATCCCGATTTACCGGAGATACCGATACTGCCCGTCGTGCCCGGTCTCAGAGTTAAAGCTAAAAAGTAAATTTTGTATTTTAGTCCATGTCCATAGTTTGAACATCGATCCTGTCAACGTTCTCGTCCGCCGCGTACTTGTATTCGCGCAACAAATCTTTGACGCCATCGAAACCGGTCAAGTCGCGAAACAGAAACTTTGCCGTGGGCCGCCAAAATTCGACACTCAAATACGAATAATATAATTCGACGAAACTGATTATGCCCATTTCGCTATTTAAAAACTCCATGTATTCATCGTACGATGTTAGTGGATCCTTGCAAAAGATGTAGCGTCTATGAAAATCGCAACGTTGCGAATCGTCTTTGTTGTAGCACAGGCGACAGTGTTGAAATTTTTCGATTTGCAACACATTCAAATAGCGTCGCACCTCATCGGACAGAACAATCGATTCTTTAATATCAAAATTTTCATCCTTCTTACGTTTTAACAACATTTTTTTTTCGTTCAAATCGAGCACAATATCGCCCAGTTTGCTGGCACTCAATTCTTCTTGAGACACTTTCGACATTAGTGTATTTGTCAATTGACTCAAATCGTGACAAAAACGGCAATGTGCCAATGGAGCAGCGGCAATCACATCGGTCATTATGCTTTTTGTATTTCAATACTTAATAAATTTAATATAAGAGATATAGTTTTATACATTTGTAAAGATGCAAATTTTTGTTAAAACTTTAACCGGTAAAACGGTCACTCTTGAAGTGGAAACCACCGATACCGTGGACGATATCAAACAAAAAATTCAAGACAAGGAGGGTATTCCACCCGATCAACAACGTCTTATATTTGCCGGCAAACAGTTAGAGGATCACCGCACCGTCTCCGATTACAACATTCAAAAAGAATCCACCATACATTTAGTTTTGCGATTGCGCGGAGGTTTTCCATTTTAAAATTATATTATATACATTAAAGTATTTGTATGCTTGCCACTTTAACAAATAAACTAAGTTTAAACGATATTGTCTCAGTTACTATCGTCAAAACTCGATTATACAAAATACATATTGTAACTATTCAAAATTATGACCACTACAATGCCGTACTAATTGCGACCAATTTTACAAAAATTTGTTTTGTCAACAAAACTGTCACGGCCAGAGTCATCAGACTAAACAATTACAATGTAGATTTGGTGCCTATAGATTAGTTTTAGTACAAACATAAAAAAACAAAAACGACAGAGTTTCTATTTATATTTTATTAAAATATTGTATACATAATTGTGAATGTAGTTTACAATTCGATGTGAACCCCGGTGACAACGTAGATACTTGACAACTTGATCCATGAATATGTACTTTCTGCTTTCGTAGTTGCGCGTCAAGCATTCTATCCGTTTGGCGGCAATGCGCGACTTTGGTTTCAATCGTTGCACAAACTTTTGTATATTTGAAAAATCGAAAAAAAATTTGTGCGCAGCGTCGTCATGCACAATGTACACAATTATAGTTTGGTTTCTATAATTGAAAGCAAACATTATTGACACTTTTGTTGTAATACATTGTATAATTACAAATTTTCTTTATATATATTTTTTTGCAAAATTTAATCTGATAACGCAAAATATCTAATCAGACATCTGGCTGTCGTCAAAATTATCATTGACCATGGCAAATTCGTCGGCTGTGTTGCGTTTTTGTTTAATTTTTTTCGCGACCAAAACTGGTTGAACATTTTTTCGTTTACGGCTTTTTTCCTTGGGCTGCTGCTGCTGAGCGAAATCTTGCTGCGACAAATCCACTCCTCCTCCGTTTTGCACGGCCGAAATGGAAACGGTTTTCTCTTGATCCAAAGTGTATAACAAATTTTTAAATAATTTCATACCTTCTTCGACAAAAGTGAAGGTGAACATTGTGTCGTATAGAAAACTGCATGTGGGCGGCGCGCCAGTTTTGAATGCCGTCGTAAGCACTCGATAAAATTCATCGTACATTTTGATCCTTTTGTTGTTACTCTCCTTGATTTCTTCTAAATTGATGTCGCACCTTTTTTTACGTATAACCACAGCGTTTGTGGAATTGGTAATTTCGTCGCTGCTCGTGTCGGACCCTTGGGCGGCGATTACGTTAGAAACTGTCGCCGCTCCACTTTCAACCTTCACCGCTTTGCTTAACTTTTCAATGTAATCGAATAGGCTAATAAACGTTTTGCAGGCAGCATTATTTTTCATATAATTCCACATGTCGTGGCTGCTTAGCCAATGACTTTTTCTATTTTTCGTATACCAACTGTTAAACAAAATGTATTTATTGTTTGTGATCATTTTTTTGCCACGTTTCACAATTTTGCGATCGTAATTGTGGATTTCGTTGACAGTAATGTTGTAGGTCATTTTTTTCTTTTCAAACAATTTAATTTTGGCAACGTTAATTTCATTGTCGCTTTTGTTGTAAACGCTATTTTCGTATTTACTCAGAAAATCAATCATGTTCACGGATTGAGCAACCATTTTTTTTTCAAAAATTTATGTGTATACGTTAATTTTTATTGTGTCTCTTATTACGCACGACTGTACAATAATGATATTCGCCCTCTAATGTGCTTTGCAGATTGAATATATTTTCTAGTTTCATGAGATGAGGCGCAAAACTTTTGAAAGTGTTCACGCCGCCGTCGCCCACAATTGCATACGCTTTTTCTATATTTTGCCTTATATAATCTAGTTGAGCTTGAAAATCTATTGAATTTATGTGATCGCATACACCTTCGTGATCATTTTCATGTTTGCGCTTGTTAATCACCTCACGCAGAAGGGCGTACACTTCGCTGCGAGTCAAACATTGACTATGTTCAATAGTTCTCGCCGAGTGGCCATCACAATTTTGGGACGTTTCGTATTCCATTTGTGGTACGACTCGAACAAATCCAATTTCAAAGTAATTAAAAAAAATTCATTCAAACGTCCGTCGTCAAAGGCAGTTTTGACCTTTTTAACAAAAGTAAAAAATTCCAAATAATTGCTATACTCGTATGTTATCAATTGCTTTTCGTTCATGTACGCAATATAATCGTTAAGAGGAACAATGTACAAGTATCGCGATATTTCGTTGTTGAAACGGCGCGATTCAATGTTCACTTTGTACGTGTCGGTTTGAGCGGTGTGCTCGAGTTTAACACAAAACGTGTTGGGCTGACGCAAAACATTTTTTAAAACGCCCTGCAAAATGGCCACGTAAATGGCGTACTTGTAAACGACGCCGTCGTCGTGCCACTGTAGCACGAAAGGTTCGTGAAAAACGTTGGCGCTCTCAAAAAAACATCCCGTCTCCTCGATAAACTCCCTGACGGCAGTTTCGTAGTCAAAGTAATCTTGTCCGTCGCGTTTGCCGCGCGGAATTGATATTCGCTCCAAAAAATTGTCTGTACACAATTTTGTTAAATTTTTGTAGCGCATCGTGGAACGGCGTGGCGCGCCATTATTGCTGCTGCTACCATACGATTGGTGTGCGCACAACAAAACGGCTCGGTCCGGTTCAATGAGCATCAGCAAACCGGCGCAACGCATTTTTTTAAAATAATAAATTTGCAACGTATCAATTTATCGTGCCGTACAATCATTTTAACAGTCTTACATTCTATAAGAAAAATACGTTATTATGGTATCGGCAATATATAAACAATGAAAACAATTTGTGCGCGTTAGTAATTATAAATAAATTTCACGACTTGTTGTCGTTTTTACCATTGTGTAAAATTACACTGTTTGAACACAATGTCTAAACGTAAAATGGTTAATCAAAACAGCAACAGCAGCAGCGAATCCGAATGCGATGGCGACAATTTACAAGTTGCTCTCATAAAAAAACCCTCGTTGGCAGTGTCCGAAATGACAATATCGCCAGACGACAATGCCCTCTGCATTTTCAAGCCCGTGCCAATAAAATTGACGGCCAGCGATAAAAGTTGGATCGAAGAGTTTGAATACAACATGGGCATGGGCAATTCGACGGTGGTGTATTGCGATTCGGTCAACAACAATCTGGCCAACGATATGATGTGTGTAAAAAACAAGTTGAATTTGTACAAGTTTATGCACCACCTGTATCCCAATATCGATTCCCACGTGAGCGTCGTGACGGCCGATCCGCCGCGCGTCGTCAACCAAATCGGCTGGCATGTTCACGGCGGCATAATGCAATACTATTTTTTTGATCAAATCACGATGAAATTGTTTGTGGGCAAACATGGTCCTTTTATCAAGGCAAGTTGGAAACACATGCCGTTTCACAATGAAGTGATAAGCAATTGTATCAAGGTGCACAAAGAATTGGACGGCAACATGTTGTTGCAAGACGAGATTTTCATCAACGTTCCCGCACCTTCCGAGGAAACGAAGAGGCGAAGTTTTATAAATAAATTTTATGATATCACGCGACAACGCAACGAAACCGTCTACGCCAATGGAATTAAAAATAGTTGTCAGCAATTGGTATGCGATATGTTTGATGCGGACAGGTTTGAACAAGTTTTTGCGTTAAGCGAGGACGACAAAAAACAAGTTAAGCCGTCCGATTCTGTGACAATGTACATGTACGCCACATTAGAAGGCTACAAAATGGGACGGGAACAAATCTTTCACACGCTAACCGATGCTAAAGTTAAAAATCAAACATACAGCATAGCAATTCAACCAATATGTTTCTTCAATGTCGAACCATAATGTCTAAGCTAATTTTTAATGATACATAAATATATACAATTAAAACAAAAACAACCTTTTTTAATTTTGTAAATCATTTATTTTATCCATCAAATCGCCGTAGTCGTAAACTAAAACTTTATACGCTATTTTCATTTCACTCAAGTCCACATTGATACAATTGTTTTTCATGTACTCATCCATTTTCGATTCATCACTGTAATTGTCTTGTAAAAATTCACAAAACAAAGTTTTTCTTTTAGAGTCTCGAGCAAACACATAATTTAAGGCACTTTGTACTCCCTGTACGTATGGGTTGGTAAAATGTAAACAGGTTAATCCTTTAACAAAACTCTTGTACGTTTTGTTGTCGTCCATGTTTACTTTAAAATTGTAGCGCAGTGCGGGCAACAAATGAGTGTGGCAAAATTGATCAATTTGCTCGGCCGTTTGCCATTGTGCTTGCAACTTAAACTTGCTCTGATAATGCAGGCCGGTGTGATGAGCCAGTATTAAAAGCTGTTGATACTTCATTTTTATTTTTATAAAAACACAAAATTATAAAACTGTTGCAGGCTTCGATCTTGTAAACTGGAATTGTGTATGATACAAATTTAATTTGTCAACTTCTTTTATATGCCATCATTATCACATTTAAAGTTATAATCCAATCATTCGGTGACCATAATGTGTGCCAGTTTTCATTCGTTTGCCTTTGATGAAATCCATTTTTATTTCACTATCGTTTGACAAAGTTCGCGATTGTGTAGCCGCCCGTTTGATTGAGTTTAGACGGCGTGTGGACAATTCCAAAGGATTGTAAATTATCGACTTTTCCAGTGTAAACGAATTCAAATGGCCATTGTTGTGCCATTCCAACGACACAATGATATTTATTAAAAATATGATTTCATAATCTTTACGTTCAAATACAAATTTGTTTGTCAAACAATAGTAGTACAATTTCAAAGAATTGTATAGATAAAACATGTAATTGTTAGTTTTCATATAGTACTCGACGTCGGTCACGAACAAAACGTTGACAATCTTTTCGTCTATAAGATTTGCAAATTTTTTCATGTACAACAACGAATTTTTGTCGTCTTCAATTTCAATGGCGCACAAATTAAAGGCATTACGGTTTTCGATTATGGTAAAATGGTTTTTGAAATACTCGATAAGTTGTTTGCACTTTTGGCCGGGCGACAGTTCGAGTACAATGTATTTTTTGTAGTAGCGGTGCCGTTTGATCACGTCCGATATCGATGTAATCGAGTTTACAAACTTTTCAAATGGCGCATTGTGCCAACCTCGCGACAATGTCTGTTTCTCCTCTTGGCCCGTTTGGTGTTTGAAATCCAAACCACTTTGAATCAGTTTTGTGGTTATGCGAATGCTCAACTGTTGACCCAAGGTGTAATGATTTTCGTAGCCTCTTTCCCACAATGTGTTGCATGCAAAATTTATTAAATTTTTAACATTTGACTGTGTCAGTATCTTGTACAAACGAACGAAATCGCTTTTAGCCCAACGGTCCTGTGCTAACAGCTTCAACATGTTTGCATCGTGCCCAGATAAATGTTTCTTCTCTACGTCAATGTAATCGTTGATTTCATTTGGATTGGTCTGATGCAAATATTTAAAATCAAATACGACAATTTTGTTGTACATTTGTATAAAACCTTCGTAATTAACTTTCACATTGGTTTTGACAACGTTTACAGGTTCGACCACATTGACACCTTTCAAATACAAATGGTAAAGCATCAATTTGTTGTTTAAATATTTGCAACATTGAGGCAATAATTGAGTTTCAATTTCATAGTAACGTGCAAACGACATGGCTGGGGTTATAAAACTGCAAGCTACTATGTTTATTATAAAACTTAACCCAACTTTGCTTTCAAAATTGATCAATTTTGAAATACATTATTCTTTTATACAAATAAAAACAAACTTTGCTTTCAAAATTGATTAATTTTGAAATACAAAATGGTTTAACGTTAACAAAAACAAACTTTGCTTTCAAAATTGATCAATTTTGAAATACAAAATGGTTTGATATTAAGAAAAACAAACTTTGCTTTCAAAATTGATTAATTTTGAAATACAACATGGTTTAACCTTAACAAAAACAAACTTTGCTTTCAAAATTGATTAATTTTGAAATACAACATGGTTTGATATTAACAAAAACAAACTTTGCTTTCAAAATTAATCAATTTTGAAATACAAGATGGATTTTAACTAGTAAAAAGTAAACTAACTTTCAAAATTGATCAATTTTGAAATACAAAATGGTTTGATACAGACAAAAACAAACTTTGCTTTCAAAATTGATCAATTTTGAAATACAACATGGTTTAACGTTAACAAAAACAAACTTTGCTTTCAAAATTAATCAATTTTGAAATACAAGATGGATTTTAACTAGTAAAAGTAAACTAACTTTCAAAATTGATCAATTTTAAAATACAACATGGTTTAACGTTAACAAAAACAAACTTTGTTTTCAAAATTAATCAATTTTATGATACAAGATGGATTTTAACTAGTAAAAAGTAAACTAACTTTCAAAATTGATCAATTTTGAAATACATTATTGTTTAACGTTAACAAAAACAAACTTTGCTTTCAAAATTGATCAATTTTGAAATACACTATTGTTTTATACAGACAAAAACCAATTTAGTAAAAAGTAAACTAATCAGCGTTAAGGACGATGCTGGCAAGCTGTGGATGCTTGCAAATCCGTTTGCATTAGTTTTGAACTATGGTAGGCCTAATGACGCTATCAGAAACCATGTTACTGATATTAACGTCCGTAATTACATATATTTTAAAGCACGTCGATTCAACGTGGATGACGTCACACTCCATCCGAAAAATTGATCAATTTTGAAAACAAAATGGTTTAACGTTAACAAAAACAAACTTTGCTTTCAAAATTGATCAATTTTGAAATACAAAATGGTTTAACTTTAACAAAAACAAATTTGCTTTCAAAATTGATTAATTTTGAAATACAAAATGGTTTAACGTTAACAAAAACAAACTTTGCTTTCAAAATTGATCAATTTTGAAATACAAAATGGTTTAACGTTAACAAAAACAAACTTTGCTTTCAAAATGGTTTAACGTTAACAAAAACAAACTTTGCTTTCAAAATTGATCAATTTTTAAAATACAAAAGGGTTTAACGTTAACAAAAACAAATTTTGCTTTCAAAATTGATCAATTTTGAAATACAAAATGGTTTGATATTAACAAAAACAAACTTTGCTTTCAAAATTGATCAATTTTGAAATACACTATTGTTTTATACAAATAAAAACAAACTTTGCTTTCAAAATTGATCAATTTTGAAATACAAAATGGTTTAACGTTAACAAAAAGAAACTTTGCTTTCAAAATTGACAAGTTGGTCGTTTAAATAAGTTAAAAATACATTGAACCAATGAAAAATAGGTACACGACATGCACAATGTGCAAAATCAACATCTATCTGTACAAAAAATATAGTAACAAAATTGCCGTTGACATTTTTTTTAACAAATACAGGGGTATTAACAAAAATAATAAAATTTATTGTCTACAATGTTATAACTATATATTTGTACGCCGTTTTCGATGTAACAATTGATTAATAAGGAAATGTGCCAAATAATTTTCTAATTTTTTGACAAAAATGTTAGAGCAATCATCATGTTTGGGTGTAATAAACGAAATGTCTTCTCACATGTCGTTGTTGTTTTTCTTTGTGCTGTTCATTGTTTTTGCCATCACTTTAGTTAAACTATTTTTTAAATTTAACATTTATACCAATAAAAATGGCGATGCGGCAACGGATCAATCTCGGCCACCAAACGAAACCGATGTACCGGTGTTGCCGCCGCCTCCATTACCGCCACCATCAATTATAGCGCCGTCGTTATCGCCTGAGCCAGACATAAGACCTGTATCGCCGGTATCTTTGTCTTCGGACAGTCTGTATTCTTCAAAATATTCGGGCGTTGACGAAACGCCAACGCTCGTGTCATCGATTATTTCGTCGCCGTCGTCGTCATCGACAATATCGTTAACGCCTTCGCTGCCATTAGATAACTCCAAAGAATTATTTATGTTTGAGGATTGGTACAAGGCAACTTTGTACCAGTCTTTTCTACAAAAATCCGAAAAAGTGTTTAATCCAACTCGAGCATGGAACGACGATACCATTTTTGATGGCCTAGATCCGTGGAACAATGTTCCTCAGTTTGGAACAGTTTGTCACACAATGATAGGATACTGCGTGCGATACAACAATCCCGACGATTCACTATACCAAAACAATCAATTGGCAGACAATTTGATGAACGGTTTACGCATCATGTGCGACAAGTTACCAAATCCGCCGCCGCATCAAAGTGCGCCCTGGGGACCGATTGCCGACTGGTACCATTTTACTATGACGATGCCGGAGGTGTTTATGAATGTCGCTATTGTGTTAAACGAAACCGATTATTACGAGGAGGCCGCCTATTTGACTACATACTGGTTGGGATTGTATCTACCTACTTCGGTACATTCATTGGGCTGGCATCGTACGGGTGGCAATTCAATGCGAATGGGTGTTCCATACACGTATACACAAATGTTACGCGGCTACTTCCTCGACGAAATTGTTCGTGAAACGGGTATTCAGGAAATACTAACTACCATTTCGTTTCCTTTCATCAAACAAGGTAACGGTTTGCACATTGATGCCATTTACATTGATCACATCGATGTCAGAGCCTATGGTTATTTAATTAATTCATACTTTACTTTTGCCTATTATACATATTATTTTGGTGACAATGTCATAAACAACGAAGGTCTGAGATTGGCCATAGAAAACGTGGCCAGTCCCGAGGGCATTGTCGTGCCCGGCGTCATGTCTAGAACGGGCACAATGTATTCCAATGTTATTGGCTATTTTATTGATTATCCCATTGCTACACATTCCGCCGACCATTCTAAAGTTGTAACAAAATTGTCCGAAACTTATTACGGTTCGGTAGTTGGAGCCACCACAAATTTGGCGTACTACGAAAGTGATCCTACAAACTTTATACAGGCGCCGCTGTGGACAATGTGTCGCAGAATTTGGAATAGAAACGCACGCATCATCAATTATAATGCTAACACCATGACTTACGAGTCAGGAATTATTTTGCAAAATCTTGCCGGTCTCATGCCCATTCCGACTACTACGACATCGACGACATCGTTTAGACCAGCCATAGGGCAGACAGCATGCGCAAACACCAATACGTGTGCAGCCACATTGATACACGCCAAATACACGGAAATGAACAATTTAGAATTTAAATCTTGTACATTGTTCTACAATCATGGCATGTTCCAATTGTATTACAACATTGGCGTCGAACCGGACACTTTGAACAATGTCAACGGACGCGTTGTTATTTTGACTAGAGACACATCCGTAAACACTGGCGACGACACTTTTGCCGACCAAAGATTGGAAAATAACAACAATTCGGATGGCAGCACGTTCAACGGTGTCTCTTGCTATAGAATTCCGATAACGGGCTTAAACGTTCCTTCGTTGAGTGTGCGAGCCGTTCAAGGTGTCGAATTAATTGAACAAATCATCAGTTTTGCAAACATGTACACGGCAAGTGCGGTGGCCAGTTACAAACTTAACGTAACCGGCTACACGGACGATTTAAGAGCATATTATGTGAGAGACGAAGTAATTTATGTTGTGCCCGGCGGCGGAGTAAAAGCACTATTTAGTTTTCCATGGTTGTTGCTAAAAGAAAATAACAATGCCGTTTTCATGTCGGCTTACGAAGACGACACTATCACGCACAGTGTAATTATTCAAGCTTTAATAGATATCAGCGAATCGAATGCTCAATATACGCCTAGAAATTCTGAAATTTTAGCCAACGGAACAGGGTTTAAATTATACTCGACAAATCCCTCGCTTCAATTTATATTTGACATATCTTAAATTACATTTGTACAATAAGTCGTTTTAAAAATGCGTAACATAGATCATATGTCCAATAATGTGGACAGACATCGACACCGACACGAATCACAGAGTAATGCAAAAAAATTAAAACTACTCTACAAACAATATAGACATATAAAAAATAAACTTGCCGAACTCGAAAAATATATACAACAGTATAACAACAATCAAACTAATTTACAACAACAGCCGTACGATGACAATTCAGCCAATAGGTATTACGTTACAAACAATAGGAATAACAATATGAATAGTAGTGCACAAACACGGTATCGGCAACAACCACGCATGTATAGATTGTGAAATAATGTTATTGTTTAGATCAAAATTTATTGCATGATCGTATTGTTACAGTGTAACAGGCTGGACATTACGTTAAATTCGCCGCTGTTATCGGGCAAATTGGAATTGCCTCGTATACACTGCAAACTTTCCGCCAACCTGTTGCCCGCAAACGATTGATTTATCGTCCATTGATCTAAACGAGTACCCTCGACTTTTTCGTGGCCGGTATGGTTGATTTTTAGAAATTCTTTAAAAATATTATCCGGCGTGTTATTGAAAAACATGTATGGTATCAAAAATATTGGGTATCTGGGAAGGGCGGAATTGGTAAAATCACCTCCGCGCACTACATACTTTTTTTCAACATCGTCAAAATTGGATTGTCGCGACAGAAACGAAATTGGCGACAAACAAATTTGCGCACTCGTTCCATCCTCCGCCATCCATTCGGTTAAATCTTCGACTTTGCTCAATACACCCTTCTGCCCGTGAATTCCGCAAATCTTTAAGCCTTGCAAATCATTTGTTTGCGTAATCATAATTAGTTTCAAATACACCGTATCGTTTGTGATATTCAGTTTTGATTGAACTTTTTTTACCATTTGATTTTTTAATTGACGCACGTAAATGTATATTTTGGCCACGTAGTGTGTTTTGTTTTTGCACGATTCAATCTTGTACCGTTTGCCGTCGTAGATCCAATTTATTTTCACATTAGACACGATCACGCCCGCCATGTGCAGAAACATTCCGCCGTCCACGACCATACAGTTTTTGTCAGTTTCGTTTGCGAAAAATTTAACAGACGGTGTCTCGTGTTTGCCGTGCATCAATTTACCTTTTAATTTGTTAATTTTGTTGTTGTACAAGTAGATAGGTAAATTTACGGCTGGAATGTAAGGGTCTTCGGCCGTTTCCAAACGATTATCGCGAACAAGCGTCCACAGTTTAAACATTTTGTTGTTTATCTGTATGTGCGGCGCTACAACGACGGAATTGCCGTTTGGCAAATTTTCATAAAATTTTGTCATAGCCGTGCTACTTACAGCGTTGTCGTATGAGGCATCGGCCAAGACGGGCATTGCGTTTTTCAAATTGGTCAAAGACACAATCAATTTTGGCACGGGCACAGTGCTAAAAATGTTTATTACGTTTCGATAATAATATTGAACAAGTTTCGACATGAGACAACTGACGTCATTATTTTCTACCAACTCGCCAATGTCACGATTTATTTTCAACAATGCCGATTCGTTGTGATACTCGTACGGCGTCAATAGTGTATTAATTTTGACTTTGGTGAAATTAATACGTATTGTGCGTTTGATGCAAACCATACCTTCGTGGTGGTTGACAAACAATATGTTGTTGGCCAATTTCAATTCGATGGGACACAGTTCTCGTTTTATAATGTAAAATATTTTGTACAGATTGGCGCGCTGGCATAAATATATCGTGGGTCGGTCGTTGAATGCAATCGCCAGTTTCGTCGAATCCGTCTCTATATCGTCAAAATCGTTTTCGTTATTTTCAAATATTAATTTTTCCTCAATCAACTGTAAAAATTTGCGTCTGACCATCTCGTAATCGACGCTCGGTAGACGGACGTGGCGACACAAGAAAAACTTTTTGCCCGCCACTGTCATTTCGCCGTGAAAAAAACTGTCCACGAACATGACAAAATCGGATTGTTGCATCAGCATATCCTGACGCATAGTGTCGTTTGTTATCCGTACAACTTCGTTGCCAATGCGATATTTCAGCAAAGGTGGATTTATTTCAATATTATTATTGCTGCTGTTGTCTTGGTAATTTATAAAGTTTTTTCGTTGTTTACTAAACGTTTTAGACACAATGTATATCAATTTACCGTTCACAATGGTTTCGACAATTTTTTTGCACTCTCTCGGATACAGAATAGTTTGAATTTTTCGTTTTTTCGACTCTGGCTGTTTATCGTTTTGCGCCGACAAAATTTCGTACATTTTCAAAATCGGTTTGTATATCAAGTTTAACAAATAGTCGTGCTTGTATATAATTTTATTGGCCAAACTGTCGATGCTGTAATTGATGTCGTTTCTCATTATGCGCTTGATTTGATCGACCAGTGTGTTTATTTGAAATTTTTTAAAAGCAAACAAAAAGTTTAGGGGCTCCCATTTGCCGCTCTTCTGCAAATACATGTGCAGAATCGTGTTCAAATTTTCGGTCACAATGTAGTCGCGCGCGTAAACGTCTCGCGCAAACAAAACATCGTCGTGCTTGTCGTACACCAATTGTATGGCTCTATTAATTTTTTTCTCTTCATCAAAATTTCCATAGAGAAACATGCGTTTGCAACTTTTACTGTACAGTTTGTCGTAAAAATTGTGAACCAATATGTTGTTGTTCATAAGAATGTTTGGAAAACTCAAGTTGCGACCGTCGATCATGAAAGTGCCCACAATGTTGGCGTAGGAATTGCAATCATTGTAGTCTGCTTCGTCGCCTAAACGAAATTGTTTGTCCAAAATTGTGCCAAAAATGATGGGAATACACTTGTGAAACACGCATTTACCCAAAGTGTCGGTAGCGCAGCATAAATACGATTTGCGTTCTTGCAAACACTTTAACGTGGTTACATTGTTGTTTTTGTCTGTGCAATTTAAGTAGAAAGATAGATTGTATTTTTCTTTTAAATTTGTGTACAATATATTAAAATCGCGCACGACGTCAGTCATTGTGTCTGAATTCCTGCAAAATGACTACGCCCAAACGGTCGACGAGTTTACGAAAACAGAAAAATTCTATAGTCGAATTTATTGCACGTCCCCAGAATGGGGAAAAAATTATTCGTAACACTGAAGCACCTTCCAAAAGGAAAAGCAACTACGACATTGCGTTCAAAAAACCAAAAGCCACAAAAACAGTTTTGACAAAATATTTATTAACGAAACTTAGCATTTACAAAATTTTTTCCGTAAAACACAACAGCAAAGAGAAAAATTCCTTTTTATATTTACACGACAATTATTTACAACTAAAATTAAATTTTGAAAACGAACCGTACGTTTTGCAATTGATCGACGATTTGTACAAAATCATTACAAACCATAATACTAAAAAAATATATGATATATGTTTAACTCTAAAAAATCGTTACAAATACGAGGCGGACACAATGAACTTATCAATTTTAACTAGTTCAATGCACACTCTTCAAAGCAAACGTGAAGAAATTGAAATGTACGTCGGCAATACGTTTAATGAATTTGAAACACTCATAAAACCAAATGTGTTTCTCTACCAATCGTCAACCATAAATGTACCCATTAAACGTAACAAAATCCAAATTCGTTGGCGTAACAATGTCGAAGCACATTTGGAAGAAATTGACGAACTAGTGTTGTTTCACCATTTTAAAAAATACGGCACGGTATTGGGTATAGTGATTTGTCAAACTTACGCACTATTAGAATACGCTTCATCCGAAAGTGTCGTTAAAGCCATAGAAAATGAACAAATGTACACAATCATTGAATTGAATACGTACAGTAAAAATGTAGATTTAATGAAAATAATTCGGTTTGTGGCCAAACAAATTTACAACATTGAACAATTCCTAAATTCATACACAATACTACACTCGAACGTTATATAATTGTAGAGTTGACATGTTTTGTGATTTTTCTTACGGTTGATAAGTTTAAAACCACATTTATAATGAATTACGTAATCGTTGTGGTCACATATAGCTCGAATGCGGATCAAAACAAAAAATTTGCTAAAACACAAAAACGTCGTTTCACTAGAATGTATCACAAAAAATTTACTAAACAACGACTAGTCAAACAGCTCCCTAAAAACCAACGTAAATTATACTTTTAACATTCTATGACAAACTTAGGAAACAAACATACATTACAAAATAGATTTATATCGAAACAAAAAGAAATCTGATGGCTATAGTTGTTTAAATTAATATTGTATTTAGTTTCACACTGAGGACATTTAATCAAAGAGTTTAACGTCAACTTTTTGTTAGAACAATTAACGGTGGACGACGACAAGACGGCAAAAGTTGACACATTGTACGTTTGCCATGTCAATAATAGTCTGTGATACCAAACATTATAAATAGACGACATTGAGTTCGTTGACAATTTCGTTGTTGTCTCGCCCGTCGCAGTATGTTTCGTAGCCACAATGTTTAACGAGCAACTTGACACGTCATTATTTTTGTTTTGCTCATAAAAACAAACACTCAGTAAACAGTACTCGGCCATTTCTTGACACGAAAATGCCACGTTAACTGGATACAAACACTTTACGCAGATTATAATGTCCGTTTGTCTAGTACACGAAATGGCGTAACAATAGTCGCATACGATTTCGTGCATTTTTTTCTTTTTATCACTTTCATCGCAAACATTTGTACAATATTTTTGATACTGTTTGTCTTCAATATTGTATTCGCCAGTGTCGTAGTCTACGTATTCGGCAAAGTTGTATTGCAATTTTTTTATTATAGGCCACGCCGTCGAAAGCCATTTGTTGTACACATCCAGTTTGCCCGTATTGCACCTGGCGTCGCGGTACGCCTTGGAATATTGCAAAAAAGGTTTTATAAGTTCCATGTTATAAGTGAGACTAGCAAATTGCAACCTGTGATTCACTCTTTTTTATAAAATGCTCATATCCATAAATATTCATGATAAACATAAATACTTGTACAGAATGTTTTGTGAATTGTGGCCGAAAGTAAACGTCGAATGCCAGATTTGTTTTGACCGTATAATCGAAAATGGCGTCATCATTGTGTCCGAGCACGCCAGTCTCAATCTGGAAAAAATGTTTCATGCCCATTGTTTCGGCAAATGGCACTCGAGCACAAACAACAAGCAACGAGATCCTTTCAACAGATTAATAAAATACAAATTCAATTTTCCTCCAAAAAGCTCTGAAGAGTGCTCTATGATGTTGAGTCAGATTAAAGGCTTTATCGGAGATGAAAAAGCAGATCAACAATTTTGTCAAGAGTATAATCGAGTGTATGACGAGACAAATTTAGACATAGAATTAGATTTCACTAGACTATTATCGCATTAGAGTTGTTGTTGTTGTATCGAGCCACAAAATGAAATTACATTTATGTTTACTTTAATAAATTGCTGAGAGGTGACATATGTGTTGGCATTGTTGACATCATTATTGCCCGTATACTTGTAATAATCAATGGCCTGTAAATTAAACAATTGTCTGTTGAACAAATTGACCAAGAGTTCGTAGTCGCGTTGAAACAAATTGTTAAATTTGTTTTGCATCAAAATTGTGTACATACTTTCCACCTGATTCGGTTGACGAAGCAAAACGTTTTTAATTTTTTCAATTTTCATAGAAACACATTTGTTTATGTAGTTCAATAACAAGGGAACAATGTTTGAACTGTTGACGGTGTAGTTTAAATTTACTATTACGCTACACAATGGTTGCATGATCAAAAAGTATTTTTTATAATATTTCATTATCATTTTGCGGTAGTGCTCAATGTTTTCAATCGAAACGGAATGTTTTATTAATTCATTTAAATGTGCCATATTCAGAAAGACCAATTGATTTTCTCGTTGATTATAGTCCACTGTAAAACTAACGTTTGATGGCGAAAAAAAATCTCGCAATACGGCAATGTTGCTCTTTACTATTTCAAGATCGTAACACGTGCCGTTTACGTCGCGCAACGGAGGAGCATCCACAATTATTATTTGACTGTTTGGCAGCAAACTTTGATAATTACTTTTGTTTGGCCGGCTCGCTTGATTGACTACATTGGAATTAGATGTGCCGGGCGTCGGTGTGATTATTGTGTTGGTCGCTGTTACACCGCCACCGGAGGGTATAGATATTGATTGAGGTTGAAACGGCATGATGTTGGGATAAATTTGGTTTTGTGGTTGAGACGATATTGGATTTGTGGATTGCGGCATTGGCGCGCTGCTAGGTAAATCCTCGAAACCTAAATTTAAATCGTAGTCCAAATCCTCGGTCATGATACTGGCGAGTGTGTCGGGATGCGCTGCGCCTTCGTAAATTGTTTGCGACTCCAAAGTTTTGAGATTGGCTCGACTTTTTTTAGAATTAATTAATTTTTTAGAAAAAGACGTTGACGGCAAGTTTCGTTCGTTTGACGAAGACGAAGAGCGCCTATCACCCGAAGGCCTCTTGCCTCCGTTGCCATTGGACGTGCTCATAGTGGTATTTTTTTTTAATACACGTAAATTATCGAATTTTGATAGTCGCCCAGAATCTTAATATACTTTTTGTATTTTTCGATTGCGTGTGTATATGTGTTTTCGTACACGTAATAATCGTTTACGAATCCTTTATAAGACAAATGTTTTATTTTTTCAATATAGTTTATACTTAATATTACTATATTGTTGACATCGAATATGTCTGCACGTGTGGACGACGAAGCCATACTGCAAATAATTTTAAAAAATAATTTGGATCTTGTCGACAACACTTATTTGATGCTCAATGTCGTCGACGAAAAATGTGGTCAAATTCAAGCAATGTGTATCGGAAAAATTGACAGTTTTCAAACCGTTGAAAAGGCCCCCGAGAACAGTGTGTCGATTTCATCCGCTACGAGCGAATTGCAGAGCGATTAAACAGCACGACGACAATTTACAAAATGCCCTCGACGAAAGCGAATCCGTTTTCGATGAAGCCACTTTGCTGGTAGACCAGTATTTGTCTAAATACTTTTATCATGAAACAATAATTAACACTTTTTATTTGAATTACAAGAAAAAACCGTACTACAGCGTACTGATAAGTCCGCAAGACATTGCCAAAAGGGGAATTTACATGAATGCTGACGATTTGTACGCATACGTGCATCTAAATCAGATCGATAGCGACGAACAATTTTTTGGCATCGACGAGAATGGCGAACGTCAAATGCAAATACTGACCATGGTCATAAAATCTATAATCGATTGCCTAAATCAATGTTCGCAATATGTTATTTTGTGTGTCGACGAGTTGATGATCGATTTGTTGTACTCGTCGTACCGAATTGTGGTGTTGCCGCAAAAATTGTACGCAATCCATTATAGCGAACATGTACCCATTATTGAAAATTATACAATCTTTAGCGTGCCCACGACGGACGATTGTGTAACCAGCCAAAACGTGTATCGTACATTTCTCGTGTACAACACGGTGCTTTCTATGATTTTGAAACAACGCAATCCTTTCAACGAAGTCTCTAAAAATATATCAATTATATTTAGAAACTTGGGAAAGTGTCCGCAAAACAGGGACCGAGTAAAATGTTGTACTCTGCGCTACGGCGGTCATCCACCGGGTCACGTCATGTGTGCACCCCGCAATATGCTGAAAAGAATTTTCCATTACGCCAAATGGGCGCGCACGCCAAACAATTACAAGCGCTATTATGAGCTCATCACACAACCCGTGATAATTGAACAAAATTTTGGCGAAAACATTAACGCACGCGACACTAATCAAATACAGAATGCTGAATCTAATAACACCAGTCACGTACTAATGGACTGGTACAATTTCATGTTTGACTTTCGCACATATTTTGGCATAGAAACAACGGCGTAATTTGATAAAACAAATGTGGACATTACAAGTTGATTTGTGGTCAATTAATATGCCAAATGTTAACCTATTTAACGGGCAATCGGGAAACAATGGGATATAATTTAATTGTGTCACTGGACACAAGTGTGTGTGCGACCTATTTTTTTCAACCACAGTTTACTTAAAAATTGCAGTATACAAAATGTCTCAATTAAATATAAAATTAAGCAAAATTATTGACGGTGCGGTGGATTCGAAAATTAAAAAAAGCAGTTACAATCAAGTGTACTACGATCGACGCAAGGAGGACGTAAAGTCTGTGGGCAAAGCGACCACGTACGATGTGGTGGGACAACGCAATTACGCGTCGCATTTTAATGAAAAAAAATACAAGTTTTAAAAGTTTAAACTCTAACGCCATTCCCCTTCTAGTCATGGAAACAAATTACAGAGAATACAATGAGTACGACAATGTGGTGTCGTGTCGACTATGCAAATTTACCGCGCCACTATCGCTCAGTTACGAAGAATATTTATTTTTACACCATAGTTATAATCAAATATTGAATGACGACGTAACAGCCGCGTCCTTTGGATCATCTTCGCCCGCCGCCACTGTTGATAAATGTAATTTATTAAAATTGAAGTCGAGTATTTTGACCAAGGAAAATCGAGTTGCTCGTGAATAAATTTAATCAAACTTTTGGACCGCGATAATACGGCAACTGCGCTATGAGATCAAATGAAAGTTAATTTAATCATAAAAGGTTTCATTTGATGAATATAATAAAGTTGAGCAAGAAAATCCACTCTCTCTGAAGACATTATGAGAATCTAGTTCTATTAAATGTTCCAGGTATAGTTAAAAATAAAATTGTAAATCTAATACGAAGGGCGCACGGCGCCTGTCTATTACGTTTCTCAAGGAGTTCGCCCCGCAATATATATAAATTCTCGAACTTGGACGGGCGACATTTAGTCGTGTTTCGTTTGGCGCGGCGGCATTATAACTAATACCACATCATTATGACCACTATGAACGTAAAGTTTTTGGAGTTTGGCGGAGTGTGTCTTGATTTGCGACACGTTACATTTCCTCGAAACGAATGCGAAGAAGGCAACAGTGAATATATTGTGTTTATAAACGTTTACAAGGCGTTTTACAGCAATTTTAAATTTGTTTGCAATTATTCCTTGGAAACTTTGGCTGTGTTTATATACGAAAATGTAAAATACACAATTGATGGAGTGCAACAAATGTTTGAAAGTGTAAATTACAGTCAATTTGTGATGAACGAACACGACTTTAATAAATCATTGTTTATTGAATTCACGGAAAATGCTCGTCTTGTCGTCGCTCAAGTGATTAAATTTGACGAGCAGTACCATCAACGCGTCAGCGGCTACATTGATTTTGAGAACAGACATTTACAACCAAAAAAAATTATGACAAAAGAAGAACGATTGGAGTATGATAAACAATGCGAAATAAAATTGTTGGAGTACACTTGAAGAGTGTTTGACCCATAGTCTTTTAAAGTTAAAATCTAATAACGTGTGTGGTGTCGTTGTCATCGTCGTTGTGTGTAACGATTGTACTTGATGCTGTTGTCATTTTCGTCGTCACTATTGTTGTTGTCGTCGTCATCATCATCATTATCATCCGAGGAATCTGGCAACGAATCCAATTTACGTTGTATAATTTGCATTTTAATTTTTTTCGGAATAGGTGTCAAATTTGAAGTGTTGATGTTGTCTTCGTCATGTTCGTTTTCACTAAAACTATTATTGTCGTCAGAGTTATAATTATAGTTTTTGTTTCGTTTTAAAACAGTGGAACTGTTGCCCAAAGACTTATATTTTTTAGATAAACTTTTAGTTTTAATATTTTTGTAATCGTTATTGTAATCATTAGAATTTATAACGTCATCATTGTCGTCATTATCCATATCGTGTTTAACAATAATTTCGGCTGCAGCCTTGGGATACCAACGATTGTTTAATTTAACATACTGTTTTTCGACGGCTCGGCGAGCCATATGTAAAGCCATAATTTCATCGCCTCCGCCGTGCGGTTTGCAGTAGTGCAAATAAGTTTTTTTAAACAATTGTTTGGCCCGGGCAGGCATTTCTTCTTTGAAAACAATGTCCGTTAAATATTCCATTTTAAAGTTGTACACTTACATAGATACGATGTTTTACCAGTTTGTTAAATACAGTTTTAAAAATAATTACTCTGTATCACTATTGGTTGTGGTCGTATCGAAATCGTTGTCGTCCGCAAACGCCACCCATATACCATTTTTTTTGTAATATTTGCGTTTTACGGCCGACCACGCAACTTTGGTTGCCCCCTTTTTAGTCATACATCGCTCTAAACATTGTGTATAATACTTTAGAAATATACGTTTGCCGTGGTAAGGCAGATGCAACGTTGACACGGGCAAGTTTGAGTATGTCAAATTTTTAGCAGTACCACGGCACGTTTTCTGCATTATTCTTTTTTCAAACAATAAATCTATAAAATGAAATTTGTGTTTTAATTTTTCGTTAACTTAATTATACACACACTTAGCTAAAACCAAAGTTTTTCCCTATAATATAAACTTTTAATGGCACACACATTTAGTGTTTTGTTTGGCAAGAATGAGATCCAACTTGATAAACCAACTTTACTAATCTACATCCATTTGACTGGATACATTTGTCGTGCTAGTCAAATTAGATGCTGATCATTGGGTTTGTTGTCAATATCAAAAGTTTTAAAATCTATGATATTATCATTGGCAATGTTTAAGTTTGCAAAATCGTTGTCGACGCCATCAAAACAAGTGTTTTGTTGTTGAGTGGGCGTAGTTTTTGCCTTAATCAATAATTCGTAAATGTCATTTTCTTTTTGAACTACATAAATTTTGCTGTTGTCGCTATGGCGCACCATTACGCCGTTTTTGCACAACGACACATACTTGTAATGTGATAATAGAAGATCACGAGTTTTTTTTAATAACTGTTTGTGCTCGTGCGAAGCGGCCACAAATATTTTGACCGGTCCGTCGAAATTAACACCGAGGTCGTAATTTTTTAAACGAGTGCGACACGATCTAGTTTGCCATTCACGCGCCGTCACAGCATCAGTCAACTTAACCCTAATAAAATTCTTTTTGTATTCGGACAACACGATAAGTTTGCTGTCCAACGACAAAAGGGCGCATATTTTTTTTACATAGTGTTGTCGAATTTTTTTGTGGTGCAACTGTGAATCTGATATTCCGTAGATTTCAACGTTACAATTCAATTCGGCATCTTCCAATTTTCTTAATTTACTATTCAACGCATGCATGTTGTCGGACACGTTGCGTTCAATTTCGTTTTTAATTATATTTTTTAATTTTGGCACGTTAATGAGATCGGTTGTAGTTTCCATAGTTGTAACCACAATGCTTTGATATACAAAAAAAAATAAATTTACCCTTACTTAGTTTATACTTAACGTTGAGTTTAGTATTAAACAAAAAACCTATTCAAAATGACGTCCGCGCCCAATAAAATTGTGCTGCCACATAGCATAGATTCAATAACATTTTTAAAAAAAAATTCAATTTCGTATAATTTGCTATTAGACCCTAACCATATAGATAATGTGTCATTTTTGACGATATGCGAATTTAAGTTGTTTCTAAAAAATTTTATTACAGACTTGAAAAAGGTTAAAATTAATTATTTTAATAATTTAATCGAACAATTGATATCGGTGTATGCCGAAAACGAAACCAGAAACGAACACACCGACATTTTGAGTAAATTGATCACGGCCACCACGATTATAATCACCGATTTACCGTCAAATGTGTTTTTGAAAAAATTAAAAATCAACAAGTTCACCGACAACATTGATTACTTGATACTACCCAATTTCATATTGTGGGACCATAATTTTATAATTTTTTTAAACAAGGCGTTCAATTCGAAACACGACAACGGTTTGGTGGACATATCAAGTGCAATACAAAAAATTAAATTAACGCACGGCGTTATCAAAGATCAATTGCAGAGCAAAAACGGTTACGCTGGCCAGTTTTTGTATTCGACATTTTTAAATACGGCATCGTTTTACGCCAACGTGCAATGCCTAAACGCTGCCAACTTGATTATACCGCCCAAAGCGAGCATTAAACGCTACTATGGACGCGACGTGGACAACATTAAAGCGTGGACCACTCGACACCCCAACATATCGCAGCTGAACACGCAAGTTTCTAATGTCATCGAATCCCAAGACTACACGGACTGGAATCTAAAAGCGGGCATGGGCATGTTTCCCGGCGCCAACACCGATTGCGACGGAGACAAAAAAGTCATTACATATTTGCCAAAGCCGAATTCTTTAATTGATTTAGAATGTTTGCTCTACGGCGATCCTAAATACAGTTTTATTTGTTTCGACAAGAATCGTTTGTCTTTTGTGTCGCAGCAAATCTACTATTTGTACAAAAACAAAAATAAATTAAACGTTTTGTTTAAAACGATGCCCGTTGTAAACAAACTGTGGAACAATTATGGCAATGTCGTTTTTGCTAAAAAATTGAATTATTTACTGCGCGATTGCGCTTTGGTTTTAAGTTCAAACTTAAGTTATTTGCTTTTCAACCGACTATGTAGCATAATAGCGGACGAGGAAATGGTGTGCGGCGACGAGGAACTGGAAAACTTGGCCGGCCAATTCGTGGACGTGATTGAATGCGGCGCCAAGGGAAGTTATAATTTAATTAACAGCACAAAACTGTACAAACAAACAAAAACCACAGACATGGATGTTATATCTCAGAGGGCCATTAAAAGTCTGAACACGTACATTTCGTCGCACAATAGAGTCAAGGTGGGCGGCGGAGATATTTACCACAACACGACGGTGCTACAAAATGTGTATATAAAAAATAATATGATATGCTACAAGAACGACAACTGTCAATTGGCAGACATCACCGTTATGCCTGACAAATTTCTATTCTTGGAACATCTTTTAGACTTGTATTTAGAATAATCGCATATTATACATAGTATGTAATTTATAATAATCAACAAATTGTTTTACAATTTTATACGTTATCATCTTTTAAGACAAAATCCAAAGGCTGCAGAACAAGCGTTACTACAGCATTCGTAACTGTATTTGCAATTTCGTCCGGTTTCAGTACAAGCCATTACAGCATACTGTGTGCTCAAGAGTGTGGCCGCAACGATAATGTAAATTAAAGATTTAATATACATTATTTTAACGAATATAACTTATTTGTTGTTAAGTTTTTAAATTTTATACAATAAACGATATGATAATGGATTTTAATTTGTGTTCATTTTATTGTATACCATGTATTTTATTTTTTAATATAGGTTATATTTTATAGAAATCTAAATTTAAATTGATTTTGATGTCTGTTTTGGAAATTAAAATAATCGCCAATCTGTTTGATGTTTGACGAGACGAGATCTTCGATTGTGAGCGAAACATAATTTAAAGCCGTCGACACTTTGTCCATGTTGAGTAGATGATTATGTGTAGAAGTGCTCAATGCATCGTTAATGCTAACCTCTTTGGTTTCGTTGTCTTTCACAATCACAATGGGGAAAGCGTATACGCATTCAAATCGTCCGCCATCATTGCGAACAGTGTAAACGTTTTCGGCCATTTTAGTGATGACAGTGTCGTCCGTGGCTGCTGTGTCTTCCACCAACAGACTGTAACATATTTTGCCGGTGCCCTCGTTGATACGATCCGCGCTGATCAGTTGTTCGACACTTTGCATATTCAGATCGGGCAGAGCGCGTAATGCAAAATTGGAAAATCCATAGCTATCGTTGAGAATTCCATGCTGCTTAGCCGTTATCTTGTTGGACGTTATAAAGTTGCTGACGGCCGACCAAGCTGTTTGAACGGACAAATCTTTTGTAATGATTACGCAACGCGCATTGGCCGTGATGGGTGTTAGAGTTCGTACATTTTTGTACAATTGCAGCATACCGTTTGGATGATAAAACGTGTAACTCTCAAATTCTATATTTAATTCTTCAAAACGAACATGCATAGCCATCAAACCGACATTGGTTGTTGTGCATATTGCCGTTTCCGCAATGGTGGGATGAAAACTGCTCGTGCTCGGACCCGTCGATGGAACATTCGTTATGCCATTCAAATTGCCCACCAATATTATGCCCGATTCAATACCCAAATTGTTGCTTCTATACCTGATTACGTCACCGTCGTTAGCCCAAATCTTTCTACACATTGCCCACAAGGGTGCATGATTTGAATTATTCTCATCGGCCTCGTAGTAGGCGACGTCGGGCGCTTGACCCACCACCGATCCAAAAAAGTCATTGGTGCGAATTGTCAAAATTTTGCTTAAATCAGCGCTGACAACTTCGTTTTTATAGTCTAAAAATGTGCCAATAACCTCAGACCAATTGCTGCCCTGTCGCGCCAATATTGCCGGATTCGTGTACCCTTTGGAACAACCTATGACGTTTATTGCGTTATACAAATTGTTCATATTGACTACATCGTCAAACAAGTAATCATAGTAGCTGAATGTAAAAAAGCTGTTTATCAAATAGCCGTAGGCTCGAACATCGGTATGATCGAAATACACATAATCAAAATGGATGCCGTCCCCCTCTGCAACTAAAGCAAATCTAATTAAATTTATTACGTAAGCAACTTCGGTTTCTTGTTGTATTTGACCAAAAGTGTAACCTCTGAGCAATTGGCCGTAGATGTACGGCAAGCCCATTCGCATTGCATTGCCTGCCGTGCGGCGCCAATTGAGCGACCAAGTCGGTTCCGGTAAATAATAGTTTAGAATGTGTGTAACCATTTGATCAATGTTGTAATAGCCGCGCAAAACTATAGCAGTGTTTTCGAGCGCCTCTGGCATAGTGATTGCAAAATGATACCAATCCGTTGTCGGACCCCAAGGTGCACTATTGTTTGGTGGCGGATAGGGTAAAACTTGATGCAAACGCACAATAGCATTATACAAGTTTGCCGCTAATCCGGCGTCCAGAAACAACGAGTCGGTGGGAGTTCTGAATCGTACACCATACCCTATCAATGTGTGCATGGCAATTCCAAAATCGATAGGCGTCTCCCACGGTTGCAAACCCTGAAATATGTTACCGTCGTTCACCCATGCCCTCGTTGGATTTGCAATTTTTTCCGCTTTCTGGGCAAACTTTTCGTTCAAAGTAGTCAAATAATAATTTTCAAATTGTTGTAGACCATAACCTTTTTTCGACGGTCTGCCCGGCACAAACGGATTATTGGGCAATGAAAACAATAAAAAATATAATACAACCAACACAATTGCGACGATAATGAATATTGATATTGTTGTATCCATGGTGTGATTATTGTGAATCAATCTTAAATTGTGATGTAAACGGTTTACAATTCATCTGCGGACCGAGTTTTTGTCGACGACGACGACGTTTTTGTTTTATAACGATGTTTCAATGCAAACTTGTCGAACACTACGTCGGCGCAATTGTAGAAACCCTCGCCGGCTATGTCGCGACGTTGCCACCGCACAAATAAAATAAATTTTTGTGTTCGCCACGGAACGCGAACGGGTATTTTGTAAATTTGACTATTTGTACACGATTCATCGGTGCCCGTGTTGTCGACCAAACGGCTTTCGCCCGTCAACACAAGCTCCTCCAAATCGTCCCAGACAAGTTCGTGGTCATACTCAAAATCTGGTTTAGTGACGAAAACTTGAAAATAACTAGGTTCGTGAACGGTCGTAGGACATAAGCTAATTTCGATTGGCAAATCGTTGACGGGTATGTTTTGATGGTAAAGAACGTCGGGTCGCCAATTTGGCAACGGAATATCGATGCCCGATTTGTCGCCAAAAGTTTGGGTTCGCATGTTGGCCCCGGCAGCGCATAAACTATCGACAACCACACTATTTTTTATATGTTCGAAATCATCGTAATTAGGTCCCGCGGTGGCGGCATACTCGTAATACTGTTGAAACATGTATTGTGCGGCGTTGGCCGCTAAACCGTGTGACTCGCCCGCATTCCTGTACTTTGCATAGACGGTTTGGTATGCCTCGCGACACGCATCGTCCGGTATGTTTTCGCCCGTTTCAGGCCACCAAAAATTGTTATCTCTGTAGCATTTGTATTGGCGCGCTGCCGGCCAAGATAAATATCCGTGACCGTTAATGGTGTGCAACAAAACTACATTTAGCGCTAATATTATAAAATACATTACAATAATCTAACGAAATTGACAATTTACTTATTGCTACGCTTATGGCAATATACAACGACTATTAATATTTTTTATATGTGAATATAATTCAAAATGAGTGTGATGTGAACGATGATTGCCAAGGCCAATGTGCATAGCATTCAACAAATCGCCATTGTCAGCGTCGATTTCCCATGCAAAGAGGCCTCCTAAATTGTTGTCTAGCACGTATTGACCTTTGTCCATAACAGATTGTACACTATCGTAACTGATGAGATCACCACTGTCCGCTTTGGTCACGTACGCTGCTTTAGCGGTGTCGTCATACCTATATTTGTATTCGTTAATACGCGATTGAATGTGCCTATAGTCGACGACACCGTCCTCCCACGTCCCGGTAACGGGGCCGACGGCCACACCGCTAAAGGGGTTATCGTCGCTGTAATCGAGGACACCGGTCCATCCGCGACCGTACATTGCCACACCCAATACAATTTTGTTGGGTCTCACGCGTTGGTCCAAAAGAGCATTCACCGCAAAATCCGTAGTGTAATGTTCGTTTACATTCCATTTCGGAGCATACAATGCCGTCTGGTGACCCAAATCAACATTCGACCAGGCACCCTTAAAATCGTAGTTCATTAAAAATATTTTATCTAAATAATTTTGGGCATCGTTGTATTTAACCACGGCAATTTTGTCGTCGCCTGCGCTAATGGCGCTTGTTAATTCAAAATTACGGCCGGTTTCGCGTTCAAGATCGTCGAGCATTTCGCGTAATTCTTTCAAGAGAACAACATAAGTGTGTCCGTCGTGTTGCGAATCGCCCAACAACGGATTCGCCCCTTTGCCGCCCGGAAATTCCCAATCTATGTCGACGCCGTCGAAAAATTTCCAAGTTAACAAAAATTCGCGCACCGAATCTACAAACACGTCACGTTTATGCGCATCGTGCATAAAGTAAAATGGATCGGACAACGTCCAACCCCCGATGGATGGCAATACTTTTAAATTGGGATTTGCTTTTTTAATTGCCATCAATTGACCGAAATTGCCTTTGTACGGTTCGTTCCAAGCGGACACACCTTTTTGGGGTTTTTGCAGCGCAGCCCACGGATCGTGAATAGACACTTTGAAATCGTCCCGGCCAGCGCAACTTTTTTGTAATGCCTCAAAACTGCCCGTTATCGTTTTCAAACTGTCGTTAATGCCGTCGCCCCCGCAAATTGGCACGAAACCGTACAGCAGATGCGATAGATTTGGTGCGGGTACGCGATCGGCGGGAAACGATCGACCGTACACACCCCACTCGACAAAGTACGCAGCGACAACTTTGTTATCGCCTCCGCCATTATCAAAATGTTTATTATTTTCTTGCCACTCGTACGGTAACGGTTCCAAATGAGCTCCGTCTGTGTCGGCAACTTTTACGTCCACAGAATCGCTCGACGTGCATCCGTCCGAGTTACATAGTTTTACAATCATTTTGTACAGGCCGCCTTTGTCGATCAAGATGGTGGCTCGTTTTGTGGCCGCATTGCCTTGCCACACTTGTGTATCGTCAAACAAAATGTAAGCAACATCGCCCGCGTTGCCGCTGTAAACGTTCCACGAAACGGGAATCTGTAATTGTGTCTCGACCGTGACCACTTTTTCGTATGCCGTCGCGTCGGAATTTATTTTTACTAGGGCATAATTTCGATCTGCCCAATCGAGCAACGGTTTTCCGGGCGCAACAGCAACGGCGATTTCGTGCAAAGCGCACATCAACAAAAAAATACCAAATAATTTGTACATTTTGTTTCGATTACTTATATTATAGTATATCAATTTATTAAGTTATTATATTTTATTGTAGCGCAACATGCACGAAACTGCATTATACGTTTTGCTTACATTGTCAATTTGCGGTATTGGCAAAAATGACGCTTACGATTTATTAAAAGCGCCCGATTACTTTGAAATGTTTGTAGCAAACTATAACAAAATGTACGACGACGATTTGGAGAAGACGAAACGTTACAGCATTTTTCGTGATAATTTGCGAGACATTAATATCAAAAATAAACTAAACGGTTCTGCCGTATACAGAATCAATAAATTTTCAGATTTGAGCACAAGCGAAATTGTGCTAAAGTACACGGGTTTGAGTGTGCCACCCACCGAACGGTTGACGACAAATTTTTGCAAAACCATCGTGCTCGACCAACCGCCCGGAAAGGGACCGCTCAATTTCGATTGGCGCCACCAAAATAAAGTCACGTCCATCAAAAATCAGGGCGTGTGCGGCGCATGCTGGGCTTTCGCCACGCTGGCCAGTATCGAGAGTCAGTACGCTATAAAACACAATGTACAAATAAATTTGTCTGAACAGCAGATGATCGATTGCGACTACGTCGATATGGGTTGCGACGGAGGTCTGCTGCACACAGCTTTCGAGCAAATGATCGAAATGGGCGGCGTGAAACACGAACACGAATACCCGTACGAAGGTATCAACATGAATTGTCGCCTCAACGATGACAATTTTGCTGTCAAAATCATAGGATGTTACAGGTATATTGTGTTGCAGGAGGAAAAACTTAAAGATTTGTTAAGAGCCGTCGGTCCCATTCCAATCGCCATCGACGCGTCTGGTATTGCAAACTACTATCAAGGTGTTATAAACTATTGCGAAAATCACGGTCTCAATCATGCCGTTTTACTTGTGGGCTACGGTGTCGAAAACAATATACCATATTGGACAATTAAAAATACTTGGGGCGAGGATTGGGGCGAAAATGGATATTTCAGGGTTAGACAAAATATAAATGCATGCGGCATGACCAACGAATTGGCCTCGTCGGCAGTGTTACACAAATAAAACATTGGGTTATTGTTGGCCGACAAAAAAAAATTTATTAACTTTTATACAATCAAAACATTGGCGGCAAATTTGCATACAAGTTTCACGTACGACATTGTAAATCCGTTGTACATTACAAATATCTCAACATACTTTGGCCATTGTTTTACAAAAATATTAATGTGACCGTTGTTCAAATCTACAATGTCGTCATCTTTGCTAAACACTTTTACACAGCCGGTGACGCAGAACATTCCTTGCATACGGTGCGACTCACTTGTCACGGGCACAATCAATTCGTTGATATCGGACAAAAACGAGTCGGTCACAAACGAAATTAAATTATTTTTATTATTAAAAATTGGCGCGCCCGTGTACAACTCCAAATCGTTTTGCAACGAAACAATGGCAGGCACGAGACCGTACACAAAATGTTTTCCATACCTATGATGAACGTAATACAATTTAACGTCCAACGCATGTATGGTCGTGGTGAAGCCGGTCGTGCCAACATCAAATTTTACAATTTGAACACAGCTTGACGCAGCAATCTTTGGCAAAACCATACTGCTCGCCAAACCGGGGTATTGATGCAAATTTTGCCATTCAGCACTGGCATCGTATTGCTTAAAAATGTGCACTAACAACGGTACACCATTGTAACTTTCACAATTAACGCGTTTTTGCACAAAATCAACTTTGCACATTACATTTTTAACGTTTATATACATTACAAAATTTTATTATGCTTGCAAAAATAAAAAAACAATTTGACGATTGTGTGCAAATGAAACGTGTTTGGAATGAGAAGTTATTATATAGAAGACAAAAACATACAAAAGCATACATACAACAATAGTAATTATTCTAATTTTAATGTACGTACAAACGATGTTGGAGTTCAATTTTTATTGATATTGAAAGCAAAGTTTGTGTATTTTTCTGTTAAATTTAAAATTTAATATACGGTCTACCTGTACAATCGTTTAGACTGTGCATTACGCATTGTTGTTGTTCAACATTGTATGAATGATTATCGGGGCAAGTTTGTTCAATTTCAAACCCGTTAAAACATAAAAAATATTGAGCGCAATTTAAAGGATTTGCAATTTGACCCACAAAATTCGGTTCACAATTCTGCGTATGAATTGGTCGTTCTGTTTTACTATGTTTCACATACAAATACATCAATATTATTGCAAAGATAAAAAATAAAAATAAATATAGACGCATAATTGTTTTTTTTAAAGTGTGTGTGTGTGTACGTGTATTTTTGTTAACTTTTAAAAAAGGTTTAATTAGTTGTATGCTTTACATAAATATTCGCAACTTATTAACAATTACTTTGCGACACATACAACATTTGTTGCATCGTTTAGCGCATTTTTCACAGGTCGCAACGTGTCCGCACGGCAAAAAACATATTTGACGTTCACGTTCTAAACAAATTTTACAAGTGTTATCCGACGTCGAGTCGGTTTCGTTTGAGCAAATATTGTTGTTGGTGGCGTCATTGCCACTTTGATTATTAATTTTATTGTTAACAATGTCAACAGTATTGTTTTCACACTGGTTCATGTTATTTGCGACAACATAATTATTGTTTTCCTCTTTTTGATTTTCACAATGTAATGTAGAAACGTTAATTGGTAACGTAGGGTATAATAATGAATATGGCGGAGCAGTCGCGACTTCAGCCACATTTGTGTTTTCCCAACTAGTACCAATTTGGTTATGTTGTCTTTGATGTTCATGAGTTAATAATATGTTTGACATCAATACAGAATGGGGCTCAAACGATTTGGTAAACGTTAGTTTTGACAACGATGTTTGTTGTTGTTGTTGTTTTCTATTAAAACCGCAATGAGGCGAATATATTTTGTGAATTATTTTGATGTCGTCATTTTTATTTAATTTTAAAATTACAACTTTGCATTTGCAACATTGTATGTTTTCCGTGTTGCCGTTGTAGTAGAAACCGTTTTGGGCCATCGCATCGCACGACATTACATACTTTTTGCGAGCACTTTTAAAATTTATAAAACTAGATTTTCGTAAAACAAAATTGCCCTGCAAATTTTCAATGGATTTGGGACACATTGAAAAAGTGTGATATTTTATGGGCCGTTGATTGAATTTTTCCATTCGCATAAAACAATAGGCACATTCGTAGCATTTATCGTTGTGATTGTAAAAGAATCCTTGATTGGCGAGTTGCGCTCGATCGTCTCGCATCAAATTTTGCAATTTTGCCAAAGTGGCCAGTCTGTTTTCGTTAATTTTATAAAAATTCGGCGGCGGCAATTCCATTTTGACAATATTCTTGTACATTTTAATGTACGCGCGATCATCAATATCAACAAACGTACACTAAGCCATCTTATATATTTTACGCATTTAATTTTGCATTTTTAGAATACCTATCGATTTTGACTTCTTCAACATAAATGTTATTATTGAACACTATTGCAATGATTATAGTTATGATTACGGCACACATATAAGCCAGCGCTATATGAAATGATTTTACATTAAGTGGAGCTACTAAAGCGTTTGGTCGATTTAAAGCTCTATTTAAAAATTCATTGTTGATCAAAAGTGTCCTGCGACCGATTTCGTATATCAACGGACGTTTGTAATCGAAATTTTCAAAATTTGCCCTGTTTATTAGCGTTCTGTATGTACTGTAAACGGGACTGTTGTTGAGTGTCGACACTATTAAATTTTGCCAAGCATCCTGACGATCTTCGGGCGTTACCTCGACTCTATCCGAATTCAGCATACGCCAACGAATCATGTCGACAAACTACGAAACTGAAAATGATTATGTCGACGACAACGATAATGCGGCGCCCATTGACAATAAAGTTTTGTATAAACGAAAATTGTTTAATGAGACATCGAAAAAAATGAAAAAAATGAAGTTAAACGTAAACGAAGAATCAACCAACGATTACAATTTGGAAGATACCTCTACAACTAAATGTGACGGCGAAGATGCCAAAGTTAACGACGATTGTATCGTGAGTCCGGTGAAACATGTAAAAAATAAGAAAAGGCAATCGTCGAGTTCGGTGGCGAGCACTGCGAGCAACGAAAATGAAAAACGCGTTTTGAAAAGTGTTGTGGGCGAATTGATTGCCAAGAATTCTATGAGTATTAGCAACGAAACGTTTTACTTATTTAAATTTTTGATTAATAACAATGGCAAAGAGTATTATGGCGACGCAAATCAATTTTATAATTTAAAGATAAACAGCGTATACGAAACTACTTTGGTTGTCGAAAATGGTAAAATATGTATCGGGCCGTGCGTCGAATGTAAAAATAAGGACAGCGCCATTGTGGTCGAGCACTATTTGTCTGACAAAAATTTTGATAGCAACGACACTGTGTCATTGTATGCACGCTTAAAGTACGGTTTTAAAATTATCGACAATGCAGATGCGTACAAATGTGTCTTTCACATTTTGATGGGCGACGATGAAAACTCTTGCAGCGTAAAGGAAATTGAATGTACGAGCGATTTGAAGAAACTGTGTGCTGTCATAAAAAATTGTGATGTCGGCAATGCACATGATTTTTTGCAATTTGTCGCTGAGAATAAAGACAAAGTTTTACGTTTGCAGCGTGTGAAATGTAATCAAACCAATGCTGGCCTTAAAAGTTTTACAATTAGCCACATCACTCAAATCGAGTATGACAACAAGGTTGACAAAACGTTGTGTGATATTGACGAAGACGACATTGTCGAGAATGTGAGTCGCGTAAACAAAATTATATACGAAAATTATTTGCAAGAAGTGAGCAGTGAATTTGTGGCAGGCAACAACAATAACGATCGCCTAAATATGCAATTGCAAATGCAAAATAGCACCGACAAGATTAAAGCTGTATTATTTACAAACTCTTACGGTAACGTGAAAAATAAAAATAACAAAAATTTGCAGCGCATTGATGTCGATGTCAATCAATTGACGGATTTGATTCAGATGAACATTATCACTGCCCAAATGCATTTGGTTCACGATGTCGACAAAAACAACTATACCGTTTTGGGTGTGACCAAGTATGATGTCAACAACGAATTGTATACTGGAATGTAAAATTAATGTATATTGCAACGAAAAATAATAGTCTAAAGTATTTTTGATTGTATACTACCATTTTTGTATCGTTACCAATGTTTAAATAAAAACAAATTTATAAACCTAAATTTTTATGTTTTATTTTTAGTCTATAACTATTTGTTGAGCTTGTTTAGTAGAAAAAAACCGCATTAATTTGTCATACAACATAGGACAATCGTTTTGGGTTTCCATAGCCAAAAAACGACTTAGGTTTTCAAACAAAACCGCTCGCTTACTGGTGTTTGTTTTGATTTCATTCAATTGTTGCGTAATCTCGAGATACGATTGTTTAAAGTTTCTATTTTCGTCAAAAATTGGATTTAATTTGGACATGACCATTTCCTCTGTGACCGACTGCAAATTGTCATATTGAATTTTTAGTTGTCTATAACTTTCTTGTTTATTTTCGTTAACTTTAATGTCTAAATTTGCGAGACACGACGGATCGATTTGAATCGAGGTTGCTATTGTGCCCAGGTTTTTCTTTACTTCTTCGACATACTGTTGAATGTCTTGCAAATTTTGAGGTTTTAATTTTACATCAAACTTTGATTCTTTGGATTGCAACGATGTTTCAAGATTATTTATCTCTTTGGCCATTGTGCTGTTTGTATTTTGTAAACTGACAATTTGAATTGTCTGCTGATTATTAGCATCTTGTAGACGTGAAATATTGTCCATGACATGATTGACTAATTCCTCTAAAGTGTACTCATCCACCAAATCAGGATAAAAACGTTTAATTTTTCTCGTCAACATTGCATTGTACTCGTTATGTTTCGTAACTAAATTATTTAAATCGTCGTTGTTTTCCGATTTCACAATAACCGGTTTCACATCTAAACGTTGTAAATTTTGCCCAATAATATATTCTATACATTGGAAGAGCGAAGCGTCCGTTATCGATGTATTAAAATTATCGTTGTACAAAGTAACTAGTCTGTTTACTAAATTTTGAGCGTCGTTCGTTTGCGACATTGTAGCGCTGTATATGTTAGTATTATCATTTGTCGCATTTCCTCTTCCAAAAATACCCACACCGCCATTTGATTGTTGCTGCTGTTGTTCGTTGGCATCAAAAAACGTGTCACCCGTCTCGCCACTTTGTTCTCCAAATTTAGGAATGTTTAATTTTAATTTACTATTGTTGCTCTGCGGCGGCAATACCGGTACAGCACTCTGATTTGACTCTTGTTTCACATTTGAATTTGGCACATTTCGCCCGCTCTCCGCCGCTTTTGTTGAATTGATTATATCATTTTGTACTTTAATGGTGGATTGCAAATTTGCCACTTGAATTTGCTTTTGTTGCAACGCCTCTTGACAATTTTTCAATTGTTCAGACATTTCCATCAACTTTTGAAGACCATCCTCAAACGATCGAGTGCTATCGACGATAATTTTAAATTTAAAAGGTATACTTGTTATTGGGATACATGAGTGCCAACATTTTTTGTAGAAATTTATAATATGACTAATTATATCACAAGTGTCGGGGTCGTTGTAAAAATTCATATTTGTACGTTGTAGTATGCAACTAAAAAGTTCGTTTAAATCGCTGTCCAGTTTCATTTTTGTTAGTTTTACTATATTGTCAAATTGTAAATAGTTTTCGACGTGAGGTTCGATGCTTTTTAGGAAAGCGAAAAAAAAGTTTTGATAATTTTGCAATGAAGAATGCGTATTAAGATTGTGCAGCAATTGTGCCAAATTGTCGGTCATTGTCATTGTGAACTTTTGATTTACTACAACGTTTGCCGGTTGAATTACACTTTCGATTTGTAAATCGGTCGTATCCATGCCTAACTCTTCATTGTCAGATTCAAATTTGGTTTTAGTCTCAAATTTTACTTCTTTTTTGTACTCGACTTTGGGTTCAATTTTTGGTTCGACAATTTGGGATTCTACTTTAACTTCCACTTTGGGCTCAGTTTTTGTTTCTTTTTTTATTTCATCTTTAATGTTAGTTTGAATTTTAGTATCGAAAGGGTTATAATTTGTTTTGTCTGAATTCATCTGAGTGTTTTGCGCGGTATTGTTGTTGCTGCCGATTCCGCCAAAAGCAGGATACGTAGTTTGTTGATTTTCGAATTTACTTTTGTTAACATTGTTGTTTTGCGGTTGAGGATAATAGTGTGGTTGTTGTGGCGCCGACGACATTGGATACGGATAGTTTTGAGGAATATAATTTTGATTATTGTAAAACTGTTGTGGCGGCGGCGGTGGCGCCGGAGGCGGAGGTCTTGGTATTTGTTGCGAAAACGTTGACGGCGGTTGGCTTTCGCCGCCACCACTACTACCATTATTGTGAATGTAATAATTTTGATTTAGTAAATGTGGCGGAGGCATTGGCTGTTGCGGATTACCGTAAAATGGATTTGACATTGGCATACCAAACGAATTTATGGGAGGCGGCTGATTCGTGTTGTAATCATATTTGTAGTTGTAATTGTGCGTTGTGCTGCGATCGCTATTCGGCACTAAAGCCTCAGTCAACAAATCGGTCAAATTCAAGTGGTGACGCCCTTGTAAATGTGGTCGATAAGTGTATATAATGATCCGAATACGTTGCAAAATATCTTCAGTAGCGCTAAACGTTTTGGCCTGTTGACTTATCGTATTGATGGTGTTCAACAAAGATTTTACAGTTTTTGCATTGACGTCTGTGCCCAAGTATTTGGGCTGTTGTGCATAGTTACGAGACATGTCCACCAACAACGGTGTTGAGCAAACAACATCAATAAACCTTATAAAATGGAAAAATTTGAAACAAATGTTGTCCACCAGTTACGTGTTTGAAGACAATGTCACTATCGATACCACCAACGTGTTTCGAATCACAAAAATGGCATACAAAGACAATTATCTCATAATTTTTTTGAGCGGTTACATCACCACTCGTCCGGACGACATGTACCAGTTTTACGTGCAAACCAAATGCGATTTGTATTCGTATCGAATGTGCAAAAGCAATCATATGTTTGGGAATTGTCGCTACAATTGTAAAAGCTATAAAGCTTTTGTTATGCCCGGCCTGCAGAATGTTCACATGGACAAGTTTAATGTGATTAAATACAAACAAAACGACAAGTTACACACGTACAATGGATACCAGCAAAAACCTTTGGATTATTTTATGCGCGACGTGAATCGGGTACACATGCAACTGGGCATTATCGAAGGACAATATGTCAGTTTTAAGACGCCGCAAAAATGTTTTAAAAATAAACTAATGTGTATTGAAAATGATAGTGATACTTTGAGCGATATGTTCAACATTGTGCAAGTCGACGCTTTGACCAAGGAAATTGTGCCGGCCATTATGAGTTACGATATTGAAACGCATTCCGACGGATACAAATTTTCAAATGCTGCGGAAAATCATATAATGTCGATATCGATTGTGCTTCGAAAAGATAAAATAAATACTAAAGTGTGTTTGTTTTACATGAACAACGATAGCGACATTAAAAATGAATACCAAAATGGAGCGTTTTTTTCGAGCGATTGCGTGTACGCTGTTCATTTTGACGACGAGTTGTGTATGTTGAAAGCTTTTTTTAAATTGTTTCAAATTTTAAATGCCGACTACGTGCTGGATTACAACGGCGACAAGTTTGATTTGCCTTTTATTATAGAGCGAGCTCAAAAATTGAACACATCTTTTTTGCGCCGCCGTCATCAAATTAAAAGAGCCAAACGGAGCGCGGACAATGTGTTGCAAATTAGCCGTTACGATTTGGAAGCGGTCGAGATTGAAACGCAACAATTGCACGACAAGTTCAATAACAAAATCGATAATCATTTGTTTACGTATTACGTCCACGTCGATTTGTATCAATTTCTGAGTACCGACGCTGAACACAAAAATTTGGAAAATTACAAATTGAACACGGTGGCCGAGCATTATTTGAAAGCGAGCAAAGTGGATTTATCTATTACAGAAATGTTGAATTTGTATAACAACAATAAAATTGAGGACATTATCAAGTACAATATTCAGGATTGCGTGTTGCCAATTGATTTGTTGTTGAAATTGGAAATTATGGATTTTCTTTATACTCAATGTATGCTGCTGTACTTGTGCACCGACGATGTTTTATGCAATATTTCTCACAAAATCAATATCGTATTTTTTTATTTGTGCATAAACAACAAAGCAAATGCAAACGAAAATGGCGGCAAACAACATAAAGCGGACCCGTTCATTTTTAACAAAGACGATTTGAACATTACGTCGGGCAAGAAAAACACAAGATTGTATAGTGATGCAAAATTACCTTATGGTACCGTCGATCTAACTCTCCTAAATCGTAAACCCATTCCCGTTGCAAAAATACCCGTCGACGCAATTCGATTGTGTACCACAAAACCGATTGTCAATTACAAGGGCGGAAAAGTATTGAATCCGAGCAGCGGTCTTAAGAAATGGGTGGTTACTTTGGATTTTAATTCGTTGTACTTGACCATTATGATGTATGAGGGAGCGTGTTTTTCAAATTTATTTATCGGAGCCGACGGTAATGTGTATTTGCTGAAAAACCCAAATGCCATTAATCCTAAGGTATTGCGAAATCTATTGGAGTTGCGCGAAACTTTTAAAAAGAAACGAGACAATTTTGAGTATAATACCTTCAAATACAATTTGTATGATAAATTACAAAATGCCGTCAAACGTATCGCCAACAGTATTTACGGCTATTTCGGTATATATTTTAAAGTGTTGGCCAATTATATCACCAAAATTGGCAGATCCAAGTTGATGGAAGCCATAGTAAAAATTGAAAGCATGAACAATGATTTAGAAATTTTGCATAGATTTAATTTAACTAAAATCCAATTTAAAGTCATCTACGGCGACACGGATTCGTCTTTCATTCAAGTTGAGTTTGAGGAAAACGAAATTACGCCTGCTATGCGTTTTGATTCCATTAAAAGTATTGTCGAGGATCATGTTTTGAAAAATTTAAATCAATCTTGGAAGGGAAAAGGTTACAAAATGTCTCTCGAAAATGTAATGTCCAACTTGATATTGGTCAAAAAGAAACAGTATTGTTACATAAACAGCGAAAATAAAATTAAATACAAGGGATGGTTGATTAAAAAGGACATGCCTCTATTTATGCGGCAAACTTTTAGGCAAGTTGTCGACATGTATCTGCACAATCATTCCGTGAACTGTGGCATGAAACTGTTGGAGGAATTGATGGTGCGGCATTACGACAATTTTGGAAATGATCAATTGTCCAATATCAATGATTACAGTTTTAGTATGTCTTACAACGAAAATTCAACATCAAAATTAAAAAAAAGGAAAAATGACGAAAATGACGATGACAAAATTGATGGTAAGACGGCTCGCAAACCTACAATTACTATAGCCAAACATTGTCGCGAAATATTGCTGCAATCGGGCACGAAACATTTGCCGGGCAACGGTGACCGTATTCCGTTTTTGTTGATCGACATCAAGGGCAAAATTACGGAAAAATCATATCCGCTCGAACTTTTCAAGGCCAACAGTGCGAGCGTGCGAGTAAGTTGGCTCAAACACATGAACATTATGTGTAATTTTATGAACGAATTAATACAAGTTTTCGGTAATCGTCCCGAGTTTACTCATTATTTCACCAATATTTGTGCATTGTACATGAGTAAACAAGCTTTTGATGTTAAGTATCCAGTTTTGAAAGTAGTAACTGCCAAAAAAAATGTAAAAAACAAAAAAAATGTAAAAGACGCCGACTACAACGACAATAGTGATAGCGGCGATGCTAGTATCGATTGCGACACATTGTCTTCACAAAACAATGGATATCAGTTTAATATGTATGTAAAAAAACCATGTGTCACAAATGCATATATCAAAAGCGAATGTAAGCTTTGTCGACAATTATGTTGAAATTTTTGTATGTTTGTTGAAAATAAAAATGTTTTGTTAACCGTTTATGAGTGCTTTATTTATTTCTAAAACTAAAAATTCGGCAACATAGTGTACATTTTCGTCGTTGAGTTGATTATAATCAATGTAGCGTTGCAAAATGTCTATTAAATAGCAATCTAAATACATTTGGTTGACAAAATAATTTAGTTGAGATTTGTTTAACTGTATACCGTCGGCGGCATCTATAATGGTGCATATCTGGTCTAGCGTGATTTCTTGATCGATAAATTTTTGCAAAATTGTTTTAAATTTTTTGTTGAACTTTTCGTTTTCGTTATCTTCCATTTCGGCCAGATATTTTTTGAGGTGCGAAGACACGTAAGCCACTTTGCTCACGTGCGGCATCGACTGAATTATGTTTCCGATAAAGTTTCTAAATAAATCCATGATTTGATCAATCTGTAGAACTAGTGTTCTTATTTAATATTGCGTCAAACGCTTTTTCAAGATCTCGTTTCTTTTTTATACTCTTAGCTTTACCGGTCTGCAAATCGGCAGCAGTCGATTCCGGTTTAATGTAATAAACTTGCAGCATAATTATAAAAACGATAAACATTAAAACTAACACCAAAAGAAAATTGGATAGACCTTCATTTTTATCGAAAATAAATCCCAGCAGTATGAGTGCTAAAAATGTAGAATAAATAAACATTTTTTCTCTTTAAAAATTTTCCAATTGTATAAAACCTCTTATTGAAAAGGTATAAGATAATTTCAAAAAAAAAATATGTTAGTTCACAACTTATATTGTTTAATAATGAATTAATAATAATCGTAGACGCTGTCGCCGCTGCTGGTGCTGTCCAAAACAGGAGTGTTTGTGTTCAAATTCATTGCCGCCGAATGATTTGTCGATGTCGACGTTGTCGCTACTACGTTTGCATTGTCGTCCTCATTTTCATTATCACTGTCACTTTCGTTTACACCTATATCGTATTTGTTGATGTAGTGACGTGTACTAGTTGCGGAATCGTGATTCATTAATTTGGCCACTTTTTGGAGCGGCATACCGTTGTTGTACAGATTGCTACTCAGATAGTGACGAATCATGTTTGAGCGCGGCCTGTCCATTTCGACGCCCGCCTCTTCGAATAGCCGTTTGAAATCTTTAAAAGGGGTCGAAGTGTTTTTTGATATTTGCAATATCGTCGGATGTTTTACGTAGATTTCGCGTGCCAACTCCAGGGGTTTACTTTTGATTGCGTTCAACAAATTGTTTCTTGTTTTCTTGCGCTTCAAACCGATAGAGTTTCGTATTTTTCCCTTTTTTATTAACACATTTAGATCGTCGACGGTCAAGTGGCGCGCCTCGTTGATGCGCATCCCCGTGCCCAACATTATGCAAAAAACAATTGCACCACGCAACAAGCCGCGATCGTGTACGTCGTCACCGTTTAAAAATTTTAATTTTTTTTGTATACACTGCAAAACGCTATCGATAATCTCTTTTAGTACAATGTTTTTTTCTTTACATTTTATGTGTTTAAGTTCTTTGTCTTTGGGCAACATAACCTGCTTGGGAATTTTGTACTCAGGCAGGCCCATGAGATTGGTGTAAAAATTTATTGTCAACTGTAGAGTCTCTTTGGTGACGGAACGAACTTCGAGCATGCGTTTACACATTTCGTCGCAACTAATCCGTAATCGTTGCCGTATGATATTTTCGAATTCATCGTTTAAATTGTAATTTTCATAATCGTTTAGGTGTTTGTTATCGATGAGACAAAAAATTAATTTTATCAAACGCGATTTGTAACTTTTCAAAGTAGTCGCCGCAAACGGTTTAGGAAACATGAATTGTGACCAGTAACTGTTGTTTTTAACTTCGTCCGGAGTACATCGTTGTCGGTCAGTAGCCAATTCAAAAACTGTTTCAAAACGAGCATGACCACAAATTTTCGATTTCCAAAAGTTAAAAGTGTTTTCGTTTCTTAAAGATATTTTATTGGTATCATTCATATTTTTTTTTCAAAAACTCATACAAAATTTTTGGGTCAAGTGTGATGCGGGGTTGAATTTAAAAGGAAACTGGTTGCGGTGCAATTGATTTTTGTTCGTCTCTTAATATAATAAAAAAATAAATGGCATACACTATGTACAAAATGACGATAATGCAAAATATTGAAAGAAGCGTTATCAAAATGATGTGTTCGCTGCCACGTTGCTCGTTGCCACGGCCGCTCGTGATGTTATTGTAAAACAAATTATCGTTATCGTTTTTGGCGCCCGCGGCAGAATTAGAAGCGCTATAGTTTTTTGATTCGTCCGTATCGTTTAGAGCCAATTTCAACGGTATGTAATCGACAATGTTTTTGACGCCCAAACGTTCGTACGGTATTTCAAAACTCATGTTAATTTGATCAATACAATTTCTAGTCTTGCTCAATTTTCTTATTATTCTTGTAACTTAATTGTTGAAATATAAATCTACGTAAAGCTTCATTTTGAAACGCCATCTCAGTCAAACTTCGTCTGTACTGTTCGTGTAAAGTTTCCTCGGCATTGACACTCGCGCTTTTGGGTTGACTCTTTCGTTGAGGCGGTGTCGACGAATTTGTGATACTGTATGCGTCGCGAAACAGGCCCGGCTGTTTGCCGCGTCGCGTCGCCATTTCTGCTATGAATTCGAAAATGTTTGTAGTCTCGGACAATGCGCCCAAGTATGTGAGATTTTCCTTTAGACTAATAATTCTGGCGCGGGTCTTTTCGTTTAACACATAATAATAGTATTCGCCGCCGCTGGCAAACACGTCTTCGATTATTTGATTTATCAACATTATAATGTTGTTTAATTGCGTATACTTTTTACTGGACACAGCTTGCTGTATATTATTTGGAATTTGTGCCTTTTTCAATAGCAATGTAATAAAATTGTTTACCAATTGTTGTGTCAATGGCAAAGGAATGGGAACACTGCTTGTCACTGATTGTGCAATTTGATACTGAATTGCGAGACCCAATTGTTTGGCCGCTTCACTTTTGCTATTATTGCTCACCTCAAAATTGCCTTTATTATAAAACTTTTGAGCGTACGACGGCAGAATGTGTTCCATAAATTCGTTTTTGAAAATGTTTGAGGGCACAACGCTGCCTCCCGCACGCAACACTAGATTTTCGTAATTTTTCATCAAGGCTTCGTCGCTATCAAAACGTTTTACAACGTTAATGTTTAGGGGATTTGCGTCAATGCAAATGTCTCGAATGGTGTTCACCAAATGTATGGTTTCCTGATTGAAACCCGAATGATCGTTTGTGCGAAAATATTTTATAATTTGATCTAGATTGACGCACTGACTAGTCCAATCGGTGCGCGGTGCTTCGACATAGGACCCCATTCCGCTTTTGCTGTAATAATATTGACTGTTGTCGTAGCCCGTCGATTGTTGCATAATTTTCAATGACAATGATAGTTTTGTTTGAGCAAAAAAATTGTTATGTATAGTCGATGTGTTGTCAAATTTGACAATGTATGGTTTAAAATCAACCACGATCCTGTCTTTTGTGTGGACAAAATACTATGCTAGGACTACTTATTAAATAATTATTGTTTAAATATAACAGAAGCAATATGAAAAACACGAAAAAAATGTAGTACCATGAAAATTTAAACATGTTAAAAGCGATGGCCAGTAATGCGAGCGTCACAAATATTGTTTGCATACTTTTTCGTCGACACAAAATAGTTTCGCAATTATGAAATGCCACATTAAATTCGTTTTCGCCTTCGACAAAGTGTTTAAGTTCGTTTTTACAACATTCATTACACAGTACCATCAACAAAATAGGATGACCTTCGCTGTGTATGTGTTGAAACGTGCGCGGTTGACTTCCCGGATGAAATTCAAATTTGTATCCATTGTATAGTTCAATGTGTGCATAGTAGTGAGTCAATAGGGTGCCACAAGTTCGTTTTACTTTAACTTTACACACACGTATTGTATTTATGTCGTTGTTCAATAAATTTGTATTGTCGTCGGTATCTCGCAGGTCATAATTATTAAACAAACCATCGAAAAGGTAATGCAGCAAAAGTTCAGAATCATATTTTACCCTGTTCAACGTTGTCATATTTTTGTTTCTTAAACGTTGAATCGATTGCTGTAAATTTGTCTGTTGCATCGTACTCGTCTGATGATGATGATTCGGATGAATCATCGTTTTCGGTGGCGTCATCGTTGGAAATATCCATGTTGTCGGCAGTTCGTTTTCGTCCAAACGTGTTTCTGAATAACTCTTCGTTTGAGTTGTTGTTGTTGTTGGAATTAAATTCGGATTCTGCGACAATGTCGACGTTGTCGTCGTCGACGATCTCCGCCGCGACAATGTTGCTATTGGCGTGCGAAGCGACGCGGTCGCGCTGTGTTTCAGAGGTACACGAACCGATGGTCTCAATTTTTGCCTTGTTACATTCGTTTTTGGCATTATCATCTAGACAAGCTAAATCATTTAGTTTTAAATGTTCTTTGATGTTGCGCAATAACAGATTTTGATTGTGCTCCAACATCTTACTAATGTCTCGATACACAATTTTGAAAATGCAATCACTCTTGTTCAACACGACCGGTTTGCAATTAAACAAAATAACATTCAATTTGGTGTTGGGAGTGCGAGCGTATTTGCGATCGACAATGTTGTGGGTGATGACAAAATCGCCACACACAACTACGTGGTAACTTGATTCTTCCAAAGTGTTAAGCAGTTGCGTGTCTAATATGTTTAAATTGTACGCGCCCACAGCTAGTTTTTTTAAGTGATATTCATCCTGAACTATAAAAGATAAAATATTATAATCGTTTTCTTTGTCAACAATTGTGTAAACCGCAATGCTAACGGTGCCATTGTTGTCGGTGGCCATTTTTTTGACTGTAATTTTTTTTATAATATACCTTATCATATACAATGATTTTAATGAAAATGAATTTAACAATAGATTGCAAGTTACTATCGAATTTATGCAACGAACAAATGCCGAAATACCGTTGCCCGATCATTTGACGTACGTGAGCGCCGTCGACGGCCCCATGTACACGTTGACCACTTTTGATACGGACACAATGCAGATCACAAAAACCAGCATCCACGACGATCGAGTGGAAATTTTTGATTTTTTGTTGCAAACACTGGAACGCGCAGCCGAACCGTATGACACGCGTGTGAAGGCCCATCCCAGCGACCAACACAAATTCCAAGTTCGCGGCGACGACGACCAATGGTTCGATATGGAGTGCGCGTTCAACAAACGTTTCGATCCGCAAACTCAACGTTGCGTACCCATTGATTTTTGCGAAAACAAAGCGCCCGGCAACTATGCACTAAACGAATCTATGATTGACACTTTCGTCCTTAACCACAATGTTAATAAATTAAATATTGATCCCGATAACACTCATCCAACAATGTATTTGCGTTGTTTGCAAGGCGGTTTTCACGTAATTCAAGAATGTCCACCCGGCAATCTGTTCGACGCCGCCACGTCACAATGTGTCGTCAACAACGATTGCGAGTTTCGTCCCGACAATTACGTGCTTGGTATATTTTCAGAGAATCTCGCCATTGACCAGTATTTGATGTGCAAAAATGGGGAAATCACCGTGGCAACTTGTCCCACCAACAAAGTTTTCGATAGGCGTTTGTTGACGTGCGTCGACGCCCATCCTTGTACTATTAACGGACCCGGATACACATACATTACCAACGAAATTGGAAATTCGCAATACTATTTGTGTGTCTCATCGACGGAAACAGAGTTAATAACGTGTTTGAACAGGATTCATGTCGATAATCAGTACAAATGCGGGGGAAGTGTTGAATGCGCCAATTTCGACAACGGTTCGGGCACATTGGTCACAACAATGGAAAACGATTCTATACGCTACAATTCGGGTGTGCTCACGTGCGACAATTACGAAATAGTTCGAAACATTCAATGCGACACATCAAATTTGTTGGCTGATCACGTCTACAATAATAGATTTAAAGTTGGCGTTCACATTCCTCGCCAAGTTTACGACACGTCGGCCAACGCTTGCCAGCCATTCGATCTAAGTTTAGTTCAACAAAAATCAAAATATTTTAACATTGAATCGCTACCCAACGAATACAATATTAATTTTCAAACTGCCATGATCGGTCACATGGATAATATCAATGCAATTCTGGGTAACAATATTGACACGAACACAATCAATGACGTGGTGACATATGCTCGACACAGTAATGCCGTTGGACTCAATCCCATCGACGGTACGGCTATTGAGTGTTTTGGTGCCACATTATACGACCCGTTCAACGCCAACCGCATGAATGTGTGTAACGAAAACAATGTTTTGATACGAAACATTATTGTTGCCGATAATCAATACATTAAAACTATAAATTATACAATTGATGACGACATAAATTATCATGCGTCGTGTACGTCACAAATTGCCATGCGACCAAATATCGTAGAGTTTGATCAGTTTTACGTAACAATATCTAGCGATATACTACGATCCGACGTTTGTGGTACACTTTTGTATGAAATTAATGACCAATATACTACACTTGTCGACAAATATACTACAATATACGTTCAATATAAGTTCGAAAGTGTAAAATCGCCATTGTATATAGACCAAAAACATGCAAATACATACGATATACCCATTACGATTTCAAGGCCTGTAAACACAAACAACATTCCTCCTCTATTCGATCCGTTTGAACACATTGAAACCATCGAACCGGCTTTCAATCCGTTTAAAACCTCGGATACTACGATTAACGACAATTTTGATATAGCAAACGACAAACAAAATTTAATTCCAAGAAATAAATCCGATGTAAAAATTCTTGGAAATAACAATGACGTCATACAAAATGACGACATAATTAATAATGTCATTCGTGACCATGAGCGCACGCCATCGCCGCCAACATTTCCCGTACGACCGCCGCCCGATTTGACGCTTGCCCGCAAAGATGTCAGTTATTCTTGCTTGTACGCCATTCCCACCTACAGATTTAGCGATTGCGAACTCACCACAGCTACACTTGTTGAAAGCATTCGATTGTTGCGCGACAATGTTCAAGTTGACGACGCTTGCAAAGATGCCGTCGGCTTAGCCAACATTATCAATTCGTACGCATACTTGGGCAACAATGTAGGTTGTCGTTCGTTGTACGAAGATGCCACAATTAAAGTAGTTAGAGTTTCCGATCCCGTCGTCTACGACAATTTGGATACGCAAAGCAACGATGGCATTGTATACAATCATTACGTGTACAAAAATAACAATTCATATTTAGCTTGTCCAATTCATTTATTTTCGCCAACAGATTTCACATGCAACATAGAGTCTGACAAAATTTATTACCTTGAAAATATGCAATCTATATCTTAAAACTAATAATACAGTATACAATTTGTTTATCTAATACATTTTTGGCAGGCGCATACACACACACACACACACATATACATAAATTATTGACAATGTTTGTTTTTTACGGTCAACAGTTTGTTGATTTCCATCAACCTTTCGTTTTGTTTTTTCAATTTGTCATTTTTTAATTTAAATTTGTTTACATTTTGTTTCATTTGCAAAGCGGTTTTTACATTTCTATCATAAATATTTTGCATATCAACAATTTTTTTTTGCAAAAAAATATAGTGTTTGTTGAGCTGGTGCAATTTGCTAGTCTGATTGACAATGTTACGTTTCAAAATGTTATTGTGTTTTAGCAATTCATTCTTGATATGTTTCTCCAAATTGTTTTTGTTCGACAATTGCAAAATGTTTTTTTCCATTTTTTTTACAGCTTGCTGCATACTATGCCCGTACATTGCTTGGTTGGCATTCGACACATTTACGTCCATCAAAAATAGATTATTGTTCTGTAATAGTTTTTGCGCTTCCTCTTCTTCTTTATCCATTTTTTCATCGTTTTCATCGACAACGCTGCATTCAAACAATATTTTGGCAAATTCGACACAATCGATATCGATGTTTTCGTTGCGAGTCGCAAATACGTTAACGCCCACATGAAAACTGGTGATTTCGCATCGATTCACTGCGTGCACACGAACCTTGGTATTGATGGTGCGGCAAAAGGGACACTTTAATTCTTTGCCTTTGGCCAATTTGCTGACACACGTAAAACACAGCGTATGCAAACACATTGATAGCACGGTCAACGGGTAAATGTACATCACATTTTTAGTGTTTGACGACGGCACCGACTCAATTTTGGTGAGAGAATAACAGATATTGCAATTTAGTGTTACCGAAGTCATGGTTACAGTTAAACTAAATAAAAAAAGATATTGTCACACACATAAATATGTTTGATGTAGAGCAAATGCACATTGGATTTGCGTATGATTGTATTAACGTAAAATTGGTTGTTCAGTGGGCACCTCGGTCAACACAAACGTTTTTCTAGGTATCCTACTGTTAACGGTCATCACCACTTGGAAGCCTAAGAACAGGGGCACTATAATGGGGTACGGTTCGTATCGATTCAAATTTTTCTGCAAAGCGTTTGCGTTACCTTTGAATTTGAGAACGTTTTCGATCTGTAACATGTTCTCGTTCGCCCTACTGTATTTGGGTTCGACGGGATTGTAGTAGGGGGTGTGCGCCACCAAACCTTCCGGTTGTAACATGCAAGTCGGCATTTCGCGCAACAACAATGTCGTCGTGTCCATTGTCATTTTGCAGGGCGCCACCAAGCGAGTTATTAAATTTTGCATAAACGGCGGCATTTCGTTGAACACGTTTACGTTGACGGTGTCGTTGGCATTATCGTTTGACCAGATTCGAGCGGCGTTGTTGTCCACGCCTGCGCAATAATTTTCGGGATTAACGATGGCCAGGATGGCGGCCGTTCGCGCATATATGTTTTCTAACAGGGCATACGTCTCCGTTTGATACCTTTCGTTTGCCTCGGCCAGTTTGCAAACGCGATCCAATTCGGCCTTGTTCTGGTAGATCATGTGCCAAATGATTTGTTCCACATACGGCAAACTGTTTACGTTCAAGACTCGAATGTAATTCGCTTTGGTAGGAATTAGAATGCGTTCGTCGTCTACGGCCGTGTGGCTGACCAAACTTTTACCTATTATTCTGTAATAAATGTTATTATCCGCGTCGGGAATGGGCAGTACCATTTTTTCCATTTTCAAAGAGGACAAGTGACCGTTGCAAATTAGCGTTTTGTCATCGTTGTTGTGATCAGACGTGCACGGAATCGTGTATTGTCGACACGTATCCAACGGTTGCACACTATGAAAAATGCAATAACTTTTTAATTTATTGTTAACAGAATAGTTTGGTAGAAGAGCCATTATGATGTCGTCGTATATCGAAAAAGAAATATCTTATTCAGTTAACGTTAGTCAAGACTTGTTGTATAAAATTTTAACTACTTATATTTCTAAAAAATTTACTTTAACTCAAGAGTATATTGATTGTGTTGACGAAAATAACGTTCGCACGAGAATTGTGGCCGATCAAATCAAGAGTGTATTTAAAATTCCCCAGAGTTTGCAAAAATTTGTACACGTCGACAAAACGATTGTCGTGCCCCTCGTAAAACGTGTTTCAATCGAACAAGACGTGCATTACAGCAAAGTGTCGAGTAATTTGAAACGAATAGCGACGTGCCAAGTGTACGGCACCGAACATGTCCCATCTATTGAAATTAAATTTGAAAAGGTGTATTTTGAAAAAAATTTGAGCGATTCATTGGACGCGTCGATGGCTAGTAAAGCAATCACCTTGTTGAATTTGTTGCAAAACAAAAACGAACACGTCTCTGTCGATTCCCATTTGGGCAGCGATGAAATACTAATGTACATGCGTCTCGAATACGAGTACGAAGACAACGAACCTGACCCGCGCATTTTGGATTACATGGTGGATATAGTTTGCAACATTGACAAAATTTGTGAAAGTCAGAACATCAGTCCAATGTTGCCGTACAGCACATTGCAAAACAATATAATTTATAGAAAATTTGAAAATGAATTTATGGTTACGACGGCGAACGACGGTAGCGCAGAAACCGCAACAATTGTGAACAACAATTTGGATGTTAGCATTTTTAAATGGGCCATCAAGTTGGACGGAGTGCGAGGCAAAGGTTTTATAACGCGCAATTTGATGTTCATTTTCATGGACGATATGCGCATGTTTTCGGGACAAATTCCCAAATTGTTTGACATCAACAATGTGGTGGCATTTCAATGTGAACTGATCGGCGACAAGTTTATATACATCACAGATTTGTTACACATTTTTAAGTACACGTACAACAATAAGATTCAATATGAATGTTCGCTGGACGGTTACAATATTGGAGCGTTGCAGGCCATACAGTGTCTAAACCATTTGGCAGATTTAAGTTTTGATTTGCACGACAACCTAACAAACCATGTGATTAATGTGAAAATACAAAAATTTTTTGATCCTCCACTAAAGTTGCACGGTTACAACACCGTACCATCGGACGGTTTCATAGTTTTAGACGCAAACTTAAAGTACGTCAAATACAAGTACAAAAAAACCATAGAATTGGAGTATGATAAAAAAAATAACAAGTTTTGTTCTTTGGAAAAAATGCTTTGCGATTACACAATCAATAAAAGGGATAATAACATACAATTGATGGACAAACGGATATACGAATGCCACATTGATAATAATGTTATAACAGTTATACAATTGCGGCAAGATCGTTTTGTGGCACAATTGTGTGTATAACAAATTATAGTAATTGTGTCCTGCACATCGGGCAATATTCCCTGTTTTCGAGCCATTTGTCTAGGCATGTACGACAGAATGTATGTTTACACTTGTACAACGTTGAAACCGATTGATTTTGTACAAAATTGTTGAGACACACGCAACACGTATCGTTGTAAATGTCATTATCGTTACCATTATTTTTTTCATTCACTGTGTAATTGTGTCGTTTGTAACAGTTGTCAAATATTTTTTTGTTATAAAACGATTCTGTATGAAAACTTGCTTCCACAATATTTATGTATGTCAATAAATTTAACAAACTCATGGCGTTAACATTTTCTATAAATTGTACTAAATGATTATTATTATCGTTTTCATTTTCGTTGTCGTATATCACAAACATACTATTGGAGTTGAGCGGAAACGTTGACATTGTTATACAAATTTGTGTAAAAAAAAATTAAAAATATAAAGCAAATTATAGTGTTGTTTTCCTTCTTATATGTTTAACATTTTTTTGTAGTTTTGCCATTGCATTCGCATCGAATTGACTGGCGGTTTCACATTTCTCTGTATCCAACGGTAATCGTTGATGTGGTTGTGAAACACCATTGTGGCGTACAAGACGCCGTGTCGCATCAGCACGTTGCGAGTCTCGTTGTGCACATCAATTTCGTCGACCATTTCTATGGTTTCGCCGCCGCGCTCCCGATTTAAACAAATTTCTATGCGTTCAATGGCGAATATGATGTACCCCTTTACATTTAAATAATGATCTCGACACATGGCACAATCTAGTTTGAAAAATAAATTGTAATAGATTGCTTTCATTTGCCGCAAATGCATAACAATAAAATCGTAGGTCAATTTGTTGCGATTCTCAACAATGTCATCGATTATGATGCCCAAAAAATGAATAACGTTCCAAATGGTGCGAAACGTGTACGAATAGTTTGTGGGCTCGAAAGCGGTCAAATTTAGTTGAGACATTTTGTCGTGAAATTCAATTTTCATTTGTTCCAAATTAAATTCTTTATTCAGATTAACGACCCACTCTTTGATTAGTTCAATTTCATTTTCTTGAACCTCTCTATAAGTGATAATGCATGCAATATTGTATAAGTAAGTCAGTTCGGTGGCCAGTATTTTTGATAAATGACTTGATTGTATGGTACGCATACGGTCCAAGTGTCTGAAAGTGTACAAATAAAAACTGTCTTTGTACTGCAAGAATAGGGGGGTAGAAGGTATCATTGTGTATGTGTGCGCCGCAAAATTTACAAAAAATGGACGGTGAAAAGACAATTTATTTGTATCTGACAGATATGCCGTGTAACGTGCCAAACGATAAACCCGTAGACGATAATGTAATGTATTTTGAAAGTGTAATCGAATGTTTTGAAGACGATTCCTGCGACAAATACAGCCTTTTTTCTGCCCTCGAAAAGGAAAAAGCCTTATTTATGAAAAAAACTTTTTACGATCTGCTCGAGCACAACAATGGTTCGTTTTGCAAAAATCACGTTTTAATCGATGCATTGTTAATGTATAAGACGTATGTAGAATTGGTCGACGACTCGGCATTTGGAAAAAACATTTTACAATCTTGCGTTGACTTTGTCACCTACCTATTCAAACTGTTCAGGTTACAGAGCAAAATCGTTGTCATACTGCCGCAGCAATTGATTTTGAAACAATATAATTTAAGTGAACTATTAAAACATTTGTTGCAATTGTCAATAATTGAAACTGTCTAACATGATTGGTGTAATCGTATTGATACTAATAGTATTGGCGGTACTCTATTTTTTGAGTGTCAACAACAAACTAAATTCGGCATCGTTGACCGATTCGTCGCCCAGCGTGGCGGACAGCAGCGACTCTGTGCAAATGGACCCGCAAACCGGACAATACTCTGTCAAATTGAATAATCCAAAGATTAAATCTCTCCGAGTAAGCTACGACAGCAATGGAAATAAAATCACCAAATTGTATGTGGCCGAGCGTCCGTTATCGTACAACGACGTTATCGACGAAGGCAATCGATCTGTGGGAGCAAATTGTGTGTTTTTGGGCACGCTCCTCGATAACACGGCGCCCGGAACGAGCGGTGCGTCGGCAACGAACGTGGTCACCAGAACGACGGCCAACTTCGATGTTAAACAATACAAAAATATATTTATAGTTTTTAAGAATTTGGATTCGCAAAAAACAAAAGAAAACGGAGGCGTGTGCAGATACGAATGCGAAGGAATGACATATTTGCTAATTGATTCGTCCATCACGTCCGTGCCCGAAATCAGAGATATTTCGTATCCGGTAACGGTGTACACCACAAACACATTGGTACAACAAAAACTAATCGAGTACAATTACGTTCAAATCAATGATGGCGGAACTCTGTTCCTAAAAAATCACAAATCATTTAGGTTGCAATAATAAAATACATATTACTTTTTACACATCAATTGTATTTATTAATCATACAAACCATAAACCAACAAAATTATTGTATACAATTTTAATAGCATAAAACACATTTATATATATATACATTGTACAGTAACAATTTATTCGTTGCCACATTTAAACAAAGGCGGCGTAGTGTTAAAATCATTTTTTTTCCATGCCAAATCGATGCCGCAATAGGCGCGATCATTTTCGCGATAATATTCATTAAATTTTTTTTTGAAATCTACACATAGCTGAGGAACTCGAGCAGTATTATTGGCGTTTCGTTTCAATTTCATGCTGTCGTGAATCATCGTTTCAACATAGGGAGCGGCCATTTCAATCATCTTTTCAATTTTACTCTCATCAATAAGTTTGCAGTCGTTTGTGATTCTAACGTTTAGAATGTACAACAAAGCGTGCACCGTATTGTTGTTTACGTCGAGACACATCAAATTATAATTATGTATTGCGTCATTTTTTATTATATTTTTATAGGAAACGTAACCGTCTCGTTTGCTTCGTTTGTACATTAGAATGTGAGACAAAAATAGACGCACCGGTTTGTACAATGTTTCGTAGTACGAACGTTCCATAGGAAACTTTTGTTGTTTTATATGCGAATACACGGATCCCGTAAACTTGTAATTTTCAACAAATTCGTGTTTCATATTAACAATGGCAAATCGATTGCGCACGCCTTTATCGTAATTCGAAATGTACAACGGTTTATTGTTGATGATCATCAATTTGTAATTGGCCTCATACTTTTGCGAGCCTTGGTACTTTCGGCAAACCGAATTACTCTTTGTCGAATCTGCGCTAGTTTTGAAAAAAGAATCGTTGCATTCTTTCATTTCGTTGATGACATACAATTGAGAAATCATTTTGTCAGCTTCCATTTCGTCAGTTTCCTTTTTGGACAACGTGTACGAGTCGGCATTGTGTTTGTGAACGGTTATAATGTGTTCCAAAATTTCAGTGTTGGACGACTTTCCCGAACCCGGTTTGCCCGTTATGTACAGACACATTTTTTCATAGTCCGACGGAATACCCAAACTGGCGCAATAATGAATGACCAACAATGAATTAATATAGTTAAAATTTGTAAAAGTTCGAAAGTATAGGTAGCCCGTAACAATGTTGTTTATATAAAAATGATTGTACTCCTCCAAATTGATTTTAGACAAAATAACTCGCGTATAAAAACGAATCAGCCAAGTGTTTAAATCGTCATTTTTGCGAGCAACAATCAATTTATCCCACCAAATGTTCCACCTATTTAAAAATGTCGTATTCATCGTGTAATGTTCGTAAAAATTGTCAATTATTTGCATTTTACCACAATGATTGTAGTTTTTGTGTTTCGACACGCTCGTGTCGGCCACACTATTCTTTTTTCTATCAACAATGTCGTCATCGTCGTCGTCGTCACTTGCGTTGGCATTTTCATTTTGGGTTTGATTTGATGAACAGCTTGTATCAGATTCGTTTTCGTCAAAAGCACTGTCGTCGTTGTTTTCAACGTTATTTTGAAGGTTTTGAAGGAAATTTTTGAAATTAGACAAGTAATCAATCAATTGGCTGGCGTGATCGATGTTGTTAATGTAATTGTACAAATAGTTTACTATTTTGGTTTTGTTTGTGTTGAAATACATGGCATTAGATTTTATGTTACGTAAATTGATATCTGTACTCTTTGTAACATAAATGCTGTCCATCAAAATTTTCGTATACAAAACACTGCTGTATAGCATGGACCATGCCAATTCCAAAATGGCAATATTGTTTGACAACAATTCGATAATTAAAATAATTTTTAACGTTTTCAACTCGATTTGAATCTCGTTATAACACGTACACTTTTTGGGAGCCTTTTTCAATTTACATTCACCACATTTTAAATTGTTAACCAAATTGGACATTTTGTTTTCGTTTAAATACAGACCCAATGTTATTAATTCGTGTTGATTAAAATTCCATATTTCTCTGAAACAATCGTTCAATTTTTGTTGTTCGTAAGCGTTGCAAGCTTTACAATTATCAAAACTCAGGACAATGGCAATGTTGCTTTTCAACATTTTAACGTCTCGACACAATTTGGCAACATGGTAAATTCTGAAAATGTCTCTTTCAATTTTGCCCGTGTCCAACATGAAATTGATCACGCTCTCGGGCAAATACGTTTTTTCCGATTTCAACGTTAGAGCGCCGAGCAAAGTGTTTCCCAAAATAAAAGGGCAACTATCGTGGTAGTCGTTAATAAACAAATTGTACACGCCCTCGTCTGTGAAATACAAATATTTCCAATTGTTAAATTTAATTGATGACATTACCACAGCGCTACACTTTTCGGTCAGTTTAAACAAATCGTCATCTTTTTTTACGCCCACATAATGTTTTCCATTGAATACCAAACAAGCGTTAGCAGTTTGTATTTTTTTAAAAAAACCCTTGCACATAATTTCCGCGCTGGCCCCGCTATGAATGACATTTTCGTAATTGTACTCCCAACAATCCTTTTCGTTGTTTTCATTGTTCTGTGATAATTTGTTATAGATCATCAAATGTATTGCGTAATAGCAGGCCAACGATTCCAACGAATTGTCTTGGCTAAACACTGTCCAGTGCGCGCAGAAGCGTGTAAACACTTTTGGTGTCAATTTTGTGTAGGGCTCACAACGTTTTTGAACCTCGGCAAACTCGACACTGCCGCTTAAGTACAATTTTTCGCACAACAACTCCAGATACAGTTTAATGTCAGTTTCAAAAAACAAAAAATTATTTGATTTAGCTATCAGACGCCAAATTAATATTATCATATAGTCAAAATTTACATATTTGCTAGCCGTCAAATAGTGTTGCAAAACATTTTTGTTGGCAATTTCGTGTTGAACCATAATCTTTGTCATGTACTCGTTCAACAATTTGACACACGATTCGACGTGCGTGACAATGTCGTCGTTTTCGCTGCTCGCCGTGATCACATTGTTCACTTTCAAACGTTCCTTTGTGACAATTTTCTTGTGATGCTCATCGGTGGCGGGTTTGAAAGAGCGCAAACTCTGCAAATCCACTCGAATCAATCCCTTGTACTTTTCGACAGTTTGACATTTGGTCAAGTTGATGTCGTCTCGGATGTAGTTGAAAAAATTTTTATTCGAAAACACCAACTTGTCGTTGATCTTGCACACACTCTGACTCCCATCCAACATTGTCACATCGAACAGCGCATCATGTTTGTCCGTAAACTCTGTGCGACCGTTGACAAACAATTTTTTTTCCTTGTGCACAAGCGACATTTCAATGTTTACAAAGTAGTCGGGTTCAAAATCGAACAGGCTGACATTGCCAATGGCGCAATTTCCCAGCAACGGCACATAGTCTCCAATGTCAATGTTGAATTTCATTTGCAGATACAGGCGCCAACCAAAGTAAGAAATTGTTATATTGGGCCAATAATAGTAATCGTTGGCTTTGACACATTCGTTTCCGTAATCTTGTTTGTTACTTTGCAAAAATTGATTAAAATTAATATTGTGTTTGACAGTTTCGTAGTACTTGTTTTCAATAAACGGCCGCACCATAACAATAAAACAGTTGCCCTGCACGTACCAATCGTGCGGCGCGATGACGTGATCGTGCACGTTGTGACAATAACTTTTCAGACACTTTGTCGTCTCGTTTCTCATCGTTTGCAACAATCGTTGAAAGTTTGCCACATTTTTGACAATTTGTTTTTTCTGTAACACATCATTCTTGAGGATTAGACAATCGACAAGATTAAAATCCTTGAGTACAGCGTCATCGGGTCTCTGGCAATCGGCAAAAATGTCAACAAAAATTTGGTCGACACTGATCGGAACGGTGGCCATTTTATGTCTGCTAATTTTTTTAATCAATGTTCTCTTTTTAAATCCTTATCGAAATCAAACGAAAGCATTGGTAGCGGATCATCAAAACACACTTTTGTTTGGCGCCTACGTAGACATTTACGATTTAAGCTTGAACGGCAACGATGTGGAACGTTTATTCGTTATACGACCCGAAAACGTTGTCCTCTACAATGTCAACGGAGTGCTGTACTATTATCTGGAATCGTCGAGCGTCTTTTGTCCCAATGAATTTACAATTGTTCGTTTCACCGTCAACGATATTAAAATAATAAATGACACGGGCACGTATTCAACTGTGTGCACCAACGTCAATAGTCTAACTCTGTTGGAACACTTTTTGACTCTCAAACAAAACATTCCCGACGATCGTCTTTTGTTGAGCGTAGACGAAATCAGTTACAGCATCTTGGACATTATCAATTTGCTCATATACACAAACTACGTGCAAATAAAATGACTTTTATTATTTAGTTGCTATGCGGTTATTAGTATTCGATCATGCCAATTCAGGCTCATAATAATTTCGGGTCTCGTTGCAGTGAGACCTATTTGTATTGTGTAAAATGTCTCTAACTAAAGTTCATTTCGGTGACAAAGAAGTCGAAACCTACACGGTCGACGTGGACGGTGAAAAATGGATGGTGGCCAATCCTTTTGCTGAAGCGTTGAGTTATAGCATACCACATATTGCAATTGCTAAGTTTGTGACAATTAAAAATCAAAAAAGTTACGACGAAATCAAGTCGATTCGAACCGCATCGAGTGCGGGTGAGTCATCGGTGATACCGCGCAACATCCAAGCGAAAACGAAGTTTATCAACCGGGCGGGCGTGTTTGAGTTGATCAACGCTAGCGACATGCCGGGCGCGAAACGTTTCAAGGCGTGGAACACGAACGATCTGCTGCCCACCCTGTGTCAGGAGGGCGAATACAAAATGGCTAAAGACGCACCGGCGGACATCGCGCACGGAATGAACGCCGTGCACGTCGCGACCAACGACGGCAAAGAGGCTCCTTGGTTAAAGGAAATCATCCAATACAAAGAAGAAAACCATAAATTAACAGCGTCGCTGCAGGAGTGTAATAGTAAACTGATATATTTCGCAGAAGCACTTGTAGAAAGTAATAAAACTATTGTAGAAAGTAACAAGACAATCAGCCATATGGCTATGAGAATGGCGGATATAGCGCAAGACGTCATAGCCAAACCCACTGATCCGCAGTTGCTCCATTCGTTGGCTGTTTGCTCAATGGGAGGAGATCAGTACGCATTCATAAGACCACAAAAACGAAGTCTCAAAAGGAGTTTGGACCGTTTGTTCATCGATACCAAAGACATTTTATTCAAAGCAGATTACGTTCCAAACTCCATGAACGTTCTTAACAAAGTTAAAGAACAATTGCCAAAAGAAAAATACACGGCTCGTCATAACAAAATTATTCTGCGGGAGGATTTGACAAAGGACGACCTACTGGACGCTGTCAAAAATACCGTAACTGAGAGACAGGTGGATATTATTGTTAAAAAAGCAAACAATAAATGAAGTTTTATTTAATTTTTGCTAGTATTTCTAAATTTATCTAAAGTTACATAATTAGTAAAATGACTCAATGTAATAATTAAATCTTTTATAAATTCTCAAAAGTAGTTTCATAGTCTTTGATGTTGCCCACGATAATTTCGTGATAAATGTCCCAATCGTCGCGCGGCAAGGGACATTTGTTTACATTAACAAAATAGTCGTAGGAATAGTCGTTGCATTTGAGGTCGTCGACTAGCGTCAATGATTTTAAATGATTAACGCCCAATTTGCGCAAATACCAAAGTATAATGCGCGGCGATTTGGGCAATCTGTCGCCGTCGTCAATGTCCAAATAAAACGATTTGTCGACAAAAACCAAATTGTTTTTGTCATCTTGTCTCACTTTGCCGCGCGACGCGGTGACCGCTTTAACGTTATCAGTTTTGTAGCCTCTACATATGATCGTGTCAAAAAAGTCTGTTAGCTTGGTCGTTTTCAACGAATGCGTAACGTGTTCAGAGTTGCCGTACGACCACAAAATTAAAACGCAACCCATACTCTTCAGAGTTAGCAAACTGTCATACACATTTTCGCACCTAATTCGGACATGTTTTTCTTCGGTTATTAACGTACTGTCCAAATCGAAAACGATTACGTGGGGCACGTGCCAACAAAATTGATCATGCCTCAATTGTTCAACCTCTAAATAATTTTGTATATACCATTCTTTTAAACAAGCATACAAAGGTTGATTTTCATTAATGATGTATGTGTGTCCCAAAACGGACGTTTTGTAAATTAATTTTATGTTATATCTAATGTCCTTCATGTCGTCTTTACATTTCATTATTTGCACCATGTAAGAGTCCGTGTCAATGGTCAAATTTTTATGTTTATTAAACACAAACAAAACGTACTCAAACATTTGGCAATCGTACATGTAGCGGTTCACATCATTGTACTCGTTTACAACCAAAACATGGTGTCTGATCAAAGGATGCTTTCGTTTCAACACGGTCCAACAGAGACATTCCATTGTTACGACCTATTTCTTATATTTAAAGAATTTCGCGAACAAAAACAATACAAAGAGCTTATAACTTTCTTGGTCACCCACTACCCGGCCAATGTGAAAAACAAAACGTTCAATTTTGTCAATTCCAATCATTTGTTTCACTCGTTGTACGCCTACATTCCGGCCGTGACCAATGTCGAAAAAGAACGGAAACAGATACGATTGAGCGAAGAATGCATTTACAAATTGTTCATCAATACGATAAACGATTTCAAGTTGTACAGCGAATTGTTTGATATGATCAGAAACAACAAGATGGAGGAAGAGTGTCCTTGCCAATTGTTGCTGCAGCGCAAAAACGAAATCAAAGCGTACGTAAACACGATTAACGAAAAAAAATTTGACAACAAACCGCCCAAACTGAAGAAAGAAACGATCGACAATATCATGTACAAGTATTCGTTGAATTGGAAAAATATATTGCTAAAGCGAAAAACCTTTGAGACCAAGTGTCAACATGTTAAAAAAAAAAGGAAAATAAAGAAAAGAACAATTTTAACAGACGATTATATTTACAAAGGTAATTTAAACAATTTCGACAAACTGAATGCGATAAACGGCATGACGTTGAACATTTGTCAACACGAGTACATAACTGTTGAACAACAATTGCGGGCCGGCGACGAGGCGGTTTCGTTCATCAAATACTGTCGACGGTGCGCTCAAATGGCCAAAAATTAGTATCGGCGTCTGTTGTATGAATATGGATTGCCGCCGCCGCTGCTCGAACGTCTCCTGCTCGAACGCCTTCGCGACGTTCTTCGGCCGCGAGGACGACCCGGTCTACGCCTGTAACCGCTGCTACTGCGTTTGCGACCCATTCGATTGCTGCGACGTCGCCCGTTCGAGGATCGTCGCCGTCTGCCGTTGGCGGACGCTCTTCTATATGCCATGTTCAACAACACCTCCAATTATGTTTATTCTTTTTATAATAAAGTTTTCTGATTACACCTTACTAATATTTTTTTCGTTTGTTCAATAACGTGTTAGGTGTTGACAAATTACTTTGATTTAAGTAAACGTTTAGTGAATCGCTAATTTCTGGTTGTCTTGTGCCCACTCCGCATTTCTCTTTAAGCAATTGAAAGTCGTCCATGCACTTGTAAATGTTGTTGTAGTCGGCAATGTCAAATTTACAATTATTTATTGCATAGTTTTCCATTGTCGTGTAAAAAATGCTATTGGCAGCATTATAAAACATTCTTTCTAAATTAAAGTTACGCGTTAATTTGATTAGATCGTTGACGAGATCGATGTCTTTACACATTGGAATTTTGTTGTTGTCGCAATCTTCAACGTACTGTTGCGGCTCCAGTCTCGATATAGCATCGCTACGTTCCAAAATTAATTCTTCCAACGTGCACCGTTTGTCTCGTGACAAATTTGTGTTGGGCAACAATATGACGCGAGGGAATCGAGATATAGGGTATTGCATTATTTTATTCATACCGCTGCGTAGAATTTTTACGTTTTCAAAATCTACAGTCGAATTTGGTAAATTTAAGAGATTGCGCAGCATGCTCGTGATATTGTACATTTGATCGGGCGTCAAGTTGGGCATACATTCGTTGTTATCGGTAAAAGTTTGTTCCAACAAAATGTAGAGCGGTTTGTAGGAGGGCACCGTCGACAAATACAACATACATTGCACCAAATCGCCCACTTTAAAATCGGACGAGCTGGTCGTGGTCAATGTGTAGTACTGCAAAATCTTTTGACAAGTTTTGCGCAACATTGGCAAATTGTCCGACAACAAGGCGGACGACGAAGATGCCGCATTTCTAATGCTGTGTCTATTGTGCAAATCGAAAATGTTTCGACGCAGCGAGGACGTCGACGCTTTGTTGGTATCGTAAATTCCGGCATTGCCGTCGGCGCCGGCATTTAACAAATGTTGACTCGCCAAAGCAACATTTTCGTCTACGTTTTTGTTGTTCGCAATTGTGGCGACGTTCACTAAAAATTCAATAAATTCATCAAACGACAAATTTATTGTATTATCATTGGGCTCAGGCAATAGATTGAACAGTTTCGGCCAAATGTCCATTTGCATTTGAGGATCGATTTTGTCACGTAGAATTACAATTTCGTTGAACAAATCTATAGAACTCATTTTTAATGTTTTAACACAATCAAAATACTTATTCAAAATTGATTATCGTAAATGTTGCTTAACAGACGTAGCACGTTTGTAGCGCGCAATGTGGTCAACGGCATCGACTCTTTGTCGTCTTCAATATCTTTTAGCACACCTTTGGCCGAACTCGAAACTTTACTTAAAATTTTAAATGTGTTTTGTTTCTTCAACGACTCGTCCGCAATAATGAACGATGCCATATTTTTGTTGTTGCTGTTCAGTGAATTGATCAGGGTGACGGGATCGATGGCGCTGTTGTCAACGTCGTCGACGGGATCAAAACGCGTATCTCGCACCGTTTTAGTTTTTGATGATCGCTGTTTGCCGTTTCCTACTTTGGTCGGCGGAGCGGACAACATCGAAGAGGATGCCGGAGACGAAATGTACGATAACAATTCATTGTTTAAACTGTCAATCAATCCATCAGACATTGTGATTGAGTAGAACGGCAAAATCTTCGTCCAGATTGTGTTTACTCACCAATTGTCTTATAAGTTTCTCGGTTACAATATATTGATCGATAGACAAATCTTGCTTTATTCCATACAATTTGTTAATAAAATTTTCAAATTGTTCATTCGTATATGTGGGCAAAAGGAAACGGCAAACGTTACGCAATTCCATTTCGTAGGGAGTTAACGTTTTGCCGGGTCCTCCGAACGGGTATTGCTTGCGCAAAGCACTATTGTTACCGTTTTGATTGTTAATGAGGCGCGGTGTTGCAGCCTCAATGTATATGCGTAAATAGAAACCTGTGAAAACGACGGAAGCAATTTTGTTGATCTTTGCTTGTTTAATTTTCGTTTTACACGCCAACTGTATAATAAAATTTTTGAATGGTAAAAAAAGCGGTGTATCGCACGTATTCTTGTTACGCAGCATACACAACAAAAATTCTAATTGTTGTACATCGAAACTGGCCGTGACGCGTCGGCACTCGTCCACCAGTCCCTGTACAGTTTTTACATTTATATATTTTACTGATTTATCGCTCAACAAGTTATAGAAAAAGGTAGCAAAAGCGTTTGTCATTAAATCGTCAGAATTGAAAATACCATTGTTGTCGTAATCCGTTTTCATTAAAATGTAAATAAATAATGGTAGTCCGAACATGGGTCGTAAGAAAATGTCCCATCCGTTTTGTGTGTTAATGTCGAACATTGAAATGCTAGCAGACAGATACAAAATTTTACAATTCAAACAGGCCAATTGGTTGACGGGACAAACGTTGCACGTCGAGTTGATGTCCGAAATAGACGGCGAATCGATTGTGAGCAAATACTTTTGAAGGAATTGCATGATCTTTTTGAAATTCGGTATCTGACCCATGAATTCGTGTTTCAGAAACATTGAAAACAATTGTTTAATTTCGTTGTTGTCCTGTTTGGAATCGAAATTGTGTTTGACCGCGTCGACACATTTATTAAATTCGTTAAAGAACGTGAGTCCCTTGACGATAACGTATTTGCTTTGGTCGTAATATTTGGAAAATAAGAATGTTAACGAATCAATTTCACATTTTGTCAGTTGAACAGAAAAATTTACATTTTTTATGTCGTTTTCATTTTTGCGAAATTGCAAAGAGTATTTGACGAGATTCGTTGCGGACACATTCATTTTTTGCTCGAGCACTTATAAATAAAGTATAGTTGTGTTATGGAACAACGACAAGAAATCGAGTATTTGAGTGTGGACAACAAAAATGTACCGTTTGTGTGCACCTCTATGATAGGCGACGGCGCTTGTGTATTTCGCAGTTTGGCATACATCGTGTTTAACAATGCAAATGAACATTTGCTTGTTCGACGTCAAATTGTCGATTACGTTTTGGCCAATTGGTCGGAATACAATTCGTATATTTTACAGCACGCCTCCGCCAACAATTCAGTGTACAAACACTACAACGACAAGTACGATTACCAAATTGATATGATGAACCCAAAAACGTATGCCACTTATGTGGAAATTGTAGCGGCGAGTTCGTTGTACCAATTACATTTGTATGTTTACCAAAATCGACAACTGTTGTACGAGGTGGGCGACATACAGCACGAGTCGCATTATTTAAAATTTTCGAGTGGCGCAAACGCATCCGATTTGGACAATGGTCACATGGATGTTTACACGCCCGTTTCGGACGAAACAAAATGTGAAAACAACAATCTCAACATTAAATACAACTACATTTTGTTTTTAAATAACGTCTTAATCACACACAAAAACTTGACTAACGAATACAAAAACACATTGGACACGTTACTGACAGATGCCACGACCAATTTCTACGACAATACGATTAATGTACAATCGAAAAGTTTGACGCTGGACAAATTAATTTGTGGTTTTGTCAACATCTACAACAGTGTAAACGATTCTGAACCCATTAATTTAGATGAAACGTTTTGCGACAGATTACAAGTGCAACAGGGTAATAATGAATCTGTAATCGATAATCGACAAAGTGTATCATCTAATTTCGGTAATTCAATGGACGACGTAGCTGTGAATAATCAAACGCGTTATGTTCAAAACTTGGCTGCAATCACTGTCAAAGTTACAAACGAAAATAGACAACAATTTAATGTGGATAGAATGGAATTGGCAAAGTTTAAATCAATTTCTGAATATACAAAAACGAATTTAACAAATATACCGTTAGATAGTTTAGAAAATAATCTTTTGTTTGTCATAACGCTCGACGTTTTGGATGTTCGCTATCAAGCGTTATTGCAAAAATTCATCAAAACCTACGGTATCGAAACGCAATCTTCGCTGCTAACTAAACAATTTCAATCGGAATTGTTTAAACAAATAAACAGTGTAGATGTTTCAAAAACGTTGCGAACAGTCAAACAAGCTTTGATCGATTTTAACTATACGCAAAATATTGAACCTATCACAATAATTTTCACATTGGACAGACAAGATTTCAATTTAATCACTAATAATACTATTCTTCATTTCTTTTACAACTACAACGAAAAGGTAATGAATATAAAATTTATATTCGTCGATGTAAAATCTAACGTAAACAACGTTCGAAACGTTGACGACGACACGATGCAAATCGATTTTGGCGAAAACGATAATAATGATTATATGTCGAATGTGAGCGAAACTACAAATTTGAACGTTAGGGTAGCGAGTAATGCGTCGGCGGCCGCGGCGGTCAGCACAACCGACGACGACGATAAATTTATTGCCAACGTTAGAAACGCCAGTATGGCGAGGCGAAAACGTAAATTGAGACAAAAGTACAATAGTATTTTCGATAGTCAACACGGCGGCATTAGTAGACCGAGAAGTGCCGATACTCAACAAGACGATGTGTCAATGTCGCTCACGATGATGCCGTCGCCCGGTCCGCAACTACTATCGCCGACGGTGCCCGATTTACCACCGTTACCGCCGCAAAATACAATGCCCGCCCAAAACACAATTATCACGCGATCACTCGATTTGCCAGAAATACAAAAAATGCCAGTCTATTTTCAACGAATCATCAGTATGATTTCTACAAACATACATTCGTCGTTGCTAACCTGTCCCACACCAAATTTAAGTGTCGTGCCCAACTATTACAATTTTGCCGACACAATGCAAGCAATCAAAAATATCGATATATTGGCCCTGGACAAAACAGTCCCGTTTTACAGTATGATGTTACCGCTGAGTTTGTACGGGGACACTTTTGTGTCTGAGAGCACATGCATATGGTTCGTTAACAAAGCCGCTCAATACTTTTGTGCGTGCATCGACAATTACAAAGACATTGTGAAGATTGTCGAAAACGACGATGATCGCGACCGATACTTTATTTTCATGGTGATCTACAATTTTTTGTGGCATTACAAAATATTTATAATCAACAATCTGACGGACAAGTTGCTGACATCATTTAAGAATCAAAAAATCCTAAACGTAATCAATATATACAACAATTTTGTCCAAAAACGATTCACGTCAATCAATCTTGATTTTCCAGTTAAACAACGTGTTCCTGCGACATATATACACGTTAACAATTCTGTAATTCAACTTATGGTTCAACAATTTATTGATTCCATGCCCGTGTCGGCAAATTGATTTGACCATGTTCGTTTACATGGTTGTTTTGTTTGTAATTTTTGCATTATGTCTAACAGTTTTGTTTACACTAAGACTTAACAAAAATCAAATGCGACAACTAATCTATTACCAATACAATTATATCCCTGAACCTTTAATAAGTTTAGTTGCAGTGCACAATTTGAAAACGTAAATTTGTACAAAACACTAGTTTTTTTTGATGTCTTGCCCGAACAACATAAAAGTGTGCATCAGCACACGATTCTTTCTTTTTCCGTACGAATATGTGACGGCACAAAACGATGTTGGCGGTCAGCCTGTCTACAATTTGATCGTATACGTGCCCACCGACGAGGACGTAAAGTATGTTGACAAAAAAAAATTATCATCATTCCATTCGATACGCATCCTCAAACACGACAATTACAATTTAAACGAAACTAGATTGGCCAAAAAGAATGCCACGTCCACAATTGTATACTGGAATCCGGTGATGGCCATTGATGAAATTGGCGTGGGCGAAACGCGGGTTTTTAGCGTTCTGCTCACCAACGATCTATTCCAATGCAGCACTATGATTGTCGACCACAACACACCATTGTGTCCGATCCAATTTCATCATGTAATCGATTACAAAAAATTAAATGTTATTGCAGGCGAGGAACCGCTATACTATATCAACAAACTTTTAGATGACAATTTGGACGATTTTATTATTTGTTTTAATATGGAAACGCCGACTATGATAAAAATTTTAAACATTAAAAAAATACTGTGCATGTTTGAGTATAGAAAGAATGCCGCTCGCTACGTTATCTATTTGCCTTCGCAAGAAGTCGACAGCATTTTTAACAAACTAATGTGGGAACGGGTGCGGCGTTTAATGAAAGGCGATGTCAACACCAAGTGTACAAGCGTCAACCGTCACAGTTTGCAGTATTTGAAAATTGCCATGGACATGGTGGGAATCGATAACAATTCCAAAGTTGTCGTCAACTTTATAATGCAATTTCAACCCATTATTTTGATGTACCACATCGTGCCCGATGTAATCATAAAACTAAACACTTTGGACAGACAGAAACGGGTTAGGTTGTATTGTAAACACGATACGCTGGCCATCACTACGTACGGCACCGTGCCTATCAATCTGCCCGACGACAACGCTATCTTTTTCGATTATAGCGACATTAACAATAACAAGCATTTGTTTGAACGTATGCAAACAATAGTAAAGGATTCGGGCGTGGACAATTTAAAAGTGACGGCGGCGCGCTACAATTACTTTTTCTGAAATGTCTGAGTAAGGTTTTTTGCGTACGCCGTGTGTAGAATCATGCGACGAAACGCCGCTCTAGTGGACACCGTGTCCGCCGATTCCATCTTGGACTACGACCAATTGCAACAGATTATTAGCAAAAATCAATCCTTTTTGCGTGATTTCATATTAGTCATATGTTGCATCATCGTATTCGTCATTCTCATTATGTTTATTCTATTTATAATTATGATCGCAACGAACGAGGACAAAATAGAAGCAGGCATAGTAAAACGTAACAAACGATTGAAGGCCAACATCGATTACAGATATGCCTAGACAATTTGTGTGCGATTTTTGAGGTCAAGCGCGTTAAAGTATCGCCAAATGTACAAATCCATGTAAGGAGCTGGTGCGTTAGAATCAAAGTGCCACGGTTTTCTATCGCCATAATAATTAATCACGTTTGCCTCGCAATTTTTAGTCAATTTTTCGTAGGATCCCGCATTCCACACATACATAACGGACAATTGTGTCACGGACAATTTCAGCTCGACGATAGTTTGCATAAGTACTTGTTCGTCGAAACCGTTGTGGTACGAATTGTGCTGCAGCATATAGTTGCTATTGTTTAAATATTTTAACATTGTGTTGTACATTGTGGCGTTGGGTTCAAAAACGCACGTTCCGCCGCGAAACAAAATTTTGTTGTACTTTAAAAACATTGTTAAAGTTTGCGGAGCGATAATTTGATTGTGCACGAATCTGGCATAGTAGTTGTAGTATTGATCGGCGAAACAGAGCGCCGGCGTTTGCAATTCAAAAAGATTATCAATGTTTTTGACCACTAAATGATCAGCGTCCAAATACACGATTTTTTTGTATTGACACAAATTGAGACACTGCCATTTCGTAAACGAATAGTTGATCCATTTTGAGTACATTTCGTTTTGACGTTTCGTCAACATTGCCGCGCACTTTTGGTGCAAAAAAGAAACCTTAATTACGTTGTAGAATTGCGACAATCGTTGGATGGCATCGCTGCTCACGTCGGGCGTGACCATGCACACCAAATCGTAAATGGTTTCATTGAATATCAAACTTTTTGCCAAAGCAATTGCACCGGCGACATACTCGTCACCCAACATTACCAACGTAACGTAAGCGTTCATTTTTGTTTTATCTTATCGAACAAAAATTTTGTGTCAAGCCATCTAGGGCGCGCGCGCTTTCTCACGCACTATAAAAATGCCCTCGCAACGTTTGTACGCATTGTATTTGATTGAAACGGAACATGGCCAATTGTACGCGGGCATAGCGTCTGACGTAAAGAAACGTTTTCGACAACACTATCGCAGTGCGGGATCAAAATTTTTGAGAAACAAACAAATCAATTTGGTTTACTTTTCGCCCAACTTTATGTGTTTATCGTGCGCGTTGCGAATCGAAAAACGAGTCAAGAGGCAAAGTGTAACGTTCAAACGTAAACTGATTGCAAACAAAATTGATTTAAACAAGTGGATAACAATATCTTGTCGTCGCAATCAATGCTCACCGTCCGATGTACATAGCATTTAAATATTTAATTTAAAGAAAATGGCTGATGCAAAAGACAAAGTTTAAATACGCTCAAACATAACAACGTGTATCATTTGTATTAACCTTTTGACTGTCGATAACGTCTAATTAATATGGCTTTGTCCAAACAAACGTTTTATTTGAATAACCAACCTATTGAAATTAAATTTATTAAAGAAACTATTAATAATAATGTGCAATTTTGGTTTGCGGCTAAAGAATTTGCAACAGAAATGGGTTATGGCAAACCACAAGCGGCTTTTGAAAAAATTAATTTAAAATATCGAAAAAAATATGAAGATTTTAAACACCCTCGTGAAATGGCTATTGATGACTCATCTATTTTGATCCATCCGCATACAGTTTTTGTAAACGAACCTGGCCTGTACCAGATGATTCTGAGTTCGAAGCTGAAAAATAATCGTGTTGAGCCGTTCAAGGAGTGGGTGTTTGAAGAAGTGCTGCCTACCATCAGGAAAACTGGCCAATACAAGATGGACACTGCGGCGGCGCCGACTACCGGCAATGACGCCAACACGGTGGCTTTGCTGCAAACGATCTCGCAGAATATTGTTTGTCTCAAAGAAGATAATGATTATTTGCGTAATGCCATAGTGAGGAAAGATGAGCAGCTGCATGTAAACCAGCAGATGATGCAGAAAATATGCGCGGAAAAAGACGAATTGATTCAAAAGATTGTTGTGCACAAAGACCAACAGATTCATCGCGTCATGGCCGACATGAACAGAATGTATACCGGCTTTCAAAATACTATGCAAAAAAAGGACGAACAAATGTCTAGTTTGGTGGAAAAAATTATTGACTTGTCTAATCGAGCCGTCGAGTATCCAGTCAGCGAAAAGAAACAGCCAATTTTGTGCATTGCCAAAGACAAATCGGGCACGATATTCACTATTCACTGCCATCGCAGGCCAAAGACCGTACGTGGAACAACAGAAGAACAAACGCGGCATAAACGAAACAAACATTGTGCACGAAAGCAAACGTCCCAACCCTCAGGTCGATTGGAACAATGCCACGCATCAAGTGTGCGAACAAAGGGTGCCTGTCAAAAAGTCGAAGCGATCGTTGAGTTTCGACTCGGCCGAGGATGCGGCCCAGTTTGAACAAAGAGTCAAACACATGTTAAATTTAAAATTGATTGTAAAAAAATGATAATAATAAAAGATTTATTCGATATATTAATAGTTTTTATTCAATCACACAGCGTACCGTCCCGATGTACATAGCATTTTAAATATTTAATTAAAAAAAATGGCTGATGCAAATGACAAAGTTGAAGTTTGTTTAGTGTTTGTGTGGTACCACAAAAATGAATTTATTTTTAACACAGACTGCTACCCGTTTTGGCACAATATTCAATATCATGCCCTCAAATACAAATGCTACGTTTTGTATCACATTGAAAATAGCAATGTCACTTTGCCCTTAAACGATAATGTGTATTTTATAAATTTCAAAGACACCAAATATTTTAGAAATTTACAAAAGTTGTCTTGCAACATTAACAAAATTGATTATATGAAACTGACGCTGTTGATGGACGACACTTTGCTTGATAATCAACAAATTTTGTTTGTAATGGACATGGATTGTGTGATCGGAATGATCGATTACGATGCATTGACAAAATCAAAAAAATATATGGAGCCGTATTTTGATAAAAGTATCAAAAAATTGTATGCGTACAGGACGGGTCCGAGTTTTGATTCGTACATCGAAAACTATGCCATGCTGATCGACAGACGCAACAAATTTTTACAACCATACCAACTTTTTACTTTGGACTTTAACGATTCGATAAACAATACGATTTACAAACAATATGTATTAATGGTGATTTTGTATTATAGCATTCAGTTTCAATATTGTTTTCCTGCCTCAGTGTCTCAATTAGTTTTTACCAATTGTGTGGATGTTAAATTTAAACGGGGCGCAACTTGGAAATTAAAAATAAAAAATAAATACAAATATTTGTATAGCATTGAAAATGTACCCAATTTTGACAATGAATGTTTGACCAATACACTTTTGAAAGCAATCTACGATAGTGACTATGATAGTATTGACAAATTGATTGATAAATTACACAGTTTGGATTATGATTTTAAATCAAAATTGTATTGGTCAAACGAGATGCAATGTTACACCAATGTGGCGGGTATGCTACAACATTTAAATAATGTAAAAGACATTTTGAAAAATAAATTGTACGTTTTGCCTGTTGTCAAATATGAATAAGGTTTACTGAAATAAAATGCTTTGTACTTAAATTATTTTTTTTATTTACAAAATGACATTGTACTTTGTTAGAAAATAATTCAGCAATTTTAGATTGATTGCACTCTTAACATCGTTTCCATCGCTGTAAACAATAAGAAATTTGACTATGTAGTTTAAAATTATACTTTTTGAAAATACACTTTGTTCGAGACCAATGATTGTGTCAAATATGTTTTGAAATGTAAATAAGGTGTGTACATTTGCAGTAGATAACGCTTTTACAATTAGTTTGTAGCAAATGTCGTAGAACAGGTGACGATTGTCAAACTTGTTGGACGTGTTGTCTGTGAGGTTTGTCAGCAAGCTGACAGTTTTGATCCAACCACTGGCCGATGTCGTGCCGGATGTGTCGAAAGCTAACATCGACGAATTAATTCTGCTCAACGATACATTTTTGTTTTGTTTATTTGCTTTTCCAATACGATTTAACATTTTCTACAAAATGGACGCACTTCGACAACAATTGTTTTGTCATAAAACTTTACCTTACATTTCCAAGAAAGCGGTGAACGATGCAATGTGCAATTACATATTGTCTCAGATGCCGAAAATGTTTTATAGCGAAGTGTACGATTGTGTCGAACGCATTTTACACAGGCAAAAATGTATTGTGAAAGGCGGCGCCGCAATAGCTGCCCATTTGCAGGACGACAACATTTCGTTCGTCGATTTGGACATGGAAATTTGCATTGATAACAATAGCACGAATGACAACAGTGCTCACGTCGATTACTACGATCCGTTGACAATGCTGGACGAACCCATTACTGCCATCGTGATGAAATACAAAAACGTATTTACCCGACTGGTCAGCGAATTGAGTTTTGACAAATTAATGTGCGTGTCTTCAATAAAAAATTTGATAATGTTTAAAAGTTATGTCGATGAAGCAGTCGAATTTGTGTGGCCGGCAAACGTCAAGTTTGCGTTAAACGCCAAGAATTTGGTCAAAGTCACAACGTCCAATGTGGACGATAAGTTTTTGTTGACACGCTACTCTGTCAATGTGCACGCCCTAAACTATTACGACGACATGTGGATTCATCGAAGCGATAACATAGCGAAATCGTTGAAATTTTTCCCCTTCGACTTGTACTTTTTGGACATTAGTGTGCGACACAAACCGTATCCCGACGTGTTGTATAAAAATCTATTTGATCACACCAACAAATTTGTGCGCGTCGAATGTGTACAAACTATAATCGCTGAACAGCTATCGTGCATTTTGTACAATATTTTTAACAGAGACGCAAACAAATTGAAATGCCGCATTGAGAGAATTCGAAACTTGCTCGGCACAAATGAAATTTACGTATCGCCGCGACACGAAGCGAAACACTATCAACATTCAAATTACACGGGTAAATATTCGATAAGAGACGTGGCATTGTTGTTGCAAGATTTGGGACTCAAATACGGACCGCCTACAATTGTCAAATTGTACTTTGCAAAACGGTTTGTCAACAACATTGCCGATGTGACGCATCAAATTAATTTTCCGTATCATTGCTGGGACAAAAGGTACTTTTCGAATAGTTGGCTCCACTATTGTCACATTCTCAACGATTTGTTCAATTTAAATTTGCCCGTGGCTAAATACTCTACTCTAAAAATAAAAAATTAATTATAATAGTTTTAGAAAATGAGTATGATGGAGTTGACGTGCGAACAAAAACAATTGTGCAATCTGTATTTGTACAACAACTATGTGGTACGATTAATGCGACAAAAAAATTGTTGACCAACGAGGAAATCATGCATTTAGAGATGGCGACGCGCGGTCAGACCGATAACAATTTGTGGATTATGTTGCGTTTGGACAGGCACACGGCGTCCGGAGCGCCCACGCACAGCGCCGTGTCACAAAATGCCGCCATGAGTTTTGGTCATCAGCACGAGGTAATGGTGAAACGGCACAAAAGTATCATGAAAATTATTCGCAAAAGTGTCGAGAAGAAATTGAATTTAAAAGTCAAAGAGTACATTGAAAATTGCGGCATGTTTCTGACGCCACTGGGTCTTTACTCCGCGTCGCCGGACGCATACTTTGTGATGGACGACAAAAGTGTCGTGCCCATTGAAATTAAATGTCCGTACACGTACCGCGAGACGAGTGTCGACGAAATGAGAAACGCGCTAAATTGTCGCAAAACTCGGTACCGCGTCAAACACACGGCTTTCTCCGTCAACAAGACGGGACCGGCAATTTTTAAAGTCGAAAAAACCGATCCTCATTATAGGCAAATGCAAAGGCAAATGTACGTATTGCAAGCGCCGATTGCGGTGTACCTGGTTAAATTCAAGGATTCGTACGTTGCCGAGTTGGTTGATCGTGACAACGAATTTTGTTTAAACGAAAAAAATAAAGAAAAAAATTTGTATGAAATGTTTGCGAGAGCAAACAAACAAAACGTGCAAAGGTATTCGAGCGAAACAAACAGACTGAACAGTTTCAATTCTCAACCGCACTCTTTCGACGCTAAACAAATTAAACGTTTGGCAGTTTGTGGCATCTATTACGATTACGGTCAACTCGTCTGTGTCCACTGTCGTCGCAACAAGCAAAGTGTCGACGACACTTTTGACGATGTCATTAATACGCATTCAAATTGTTATCGTGTTGTTGATACCGCCAACAGTTTAGGTAATCAACTTTTTGTACACGACAATTTTAAAGATCACGCCAAACGTATGCAGAGTTTACAAAAAATAAAAGTTAACCCATGTTTGGCGGCGCAAGGCGTTTTTTGTAAAACCAAAACGATAATCGATTGGCTACGTTTTGTTGCGGGCAGCGTGTTAGTGTCAACGATAAAATCATTGTTCATCTACAAGATTGTAATTATTACCAAAGGTTTTGTAAAAATAAATAAAACAGATTTCCTTATTTTGTGTATATTATTTTATTCATATGTAGCGTGTGTAAAAAGTTAAAATACATAAAAAATTGTAATGTCCAATTTTGTTTTATTTAACAATGCAATAAATTTTGTATTTAGCAAAACTTATAATGTACGTTATAAAATAGTAGGTGCACAAGAGTATTGCAAAAGTGAGTGCCAACAAAATTAATTCACGATCATTCGTGATAAAGGAATACAAAATGATATTGTTCAAACGAGTGTAGTACAGGTATACGAGAGCGTAGACAATTGTAAATCCGAGCGGTTGGTAAATGTTTGTCAATCTCACTGGTATAGCGGATAAAATCAATTCCACCAATACTATAATAAAATTTACAGAATGAGCATAAAAGTTTATACATTTGCCCATGGCATTCATTTTGCTTTCGACAACTTCATCGTTTCGAGTTATGTTTACAATCATCCAAAATACTGTACTGGTCAATAAATTTACAGATATCGTTGTGTTGAACAAATAAGATTGAACGTACATGTACCATGTCATGTGTTTTGCATTGTTTCGAAGCACATAACTATACGACACGGCTTGTTGTTTTATTTCCACGTCGCCTTCGCCGTTGTCACATTGAGCATTTTCATCGTAGTTGTCGTCAATTGGGTGCCCGTAATCGACCATTTTTATATATTTCTCAGTGTACACACAATACGTAAACAGACTGGATGCAAACATCAAAACGGCACTCATAAATGACCAATGTGAATAATAAAAAAAATAGTCAATCTTGTTATCCGCAATGTAGAAAGTGCTGACACATACACTAATCGATATGATCAAACACATCAACCGCAACATTGCCATAAAATGTGTAGCATCGTCCAGTTTGTTTCTCGGCAAACACACCAAATACTTGTCCGACGTCGATAAACATTGTTTTGTCATAGCCATTGTATTTATTTTTTTGTATAGCACTCAACGACGACGACGACGACAACAATGTTACTAACCGAATTGATTGACTCAAAACAATTTTGTGACAATTAATTTCACGGCATTAATTCTTTTATAGGGGAAAATTGATCATTAAAATTGTATAGCCGCTGCTATCCAAAATTGCTACCGTCCAACATGGCGCACAAACGATTGACTAAATTAGAAGTGAACGACGCACGTTGAAGCCATAAACGAAAAAAAAAATCGATAACATTAATATTTAGATTAGTATGACCGTGAAGTCTAGACTTTGTGCTAATATTTGGATGATTGTTAGCCTTCAAAATTCGTATATAAAGACGAGATGCATAATCTAGATTTTATTAAGGTATCCTAGAAGCGCTAAGCGGCACACCATGGTTTTGTGCAAATTTTTTAACGTTTGTGCAGCAACAAAAATTGTGATTGGCATATTAGTTGCCGCCGTAGTCGTCATCGACCATGTGCATTGCAAACCGTTCGACGAAACGTATATCGAAACGACGGGCGGAAATGATGCAGTCGTCACCAACGAAACGTCAATTTTTACAAAAACCGGCACTGGTAATCGTGTGAAGTTGTTTGTGAACAAAAAATTTTTGTTAGGCAACGAAGATGGCACGATCAATGCGACCACTCTGATCGACAAGTTTCACGACGACATTGTGTGGCAGCGGTACTCGTTAAAGGGCGAAATTGTGATTCGTAACTCGAAACATTGTTATTTTGTTTGCATTAACGATTGCGGCTACGTTTACAGCACCAATTTACCTACCCGCGACTGTTTGTTTGTCGAGGAGTTGAACGAGAGTCATTACACGTATTTTTATAGAAAATACAAAACGAGCAAAATGTATTTGGCGGTAAATTTGGAGGGCAAAACTAGACGTACCGTGGTCGACGATGTCGAATTGTTGGGCAAATTGACAACGCCCAGCGCTTTCACCGTTATCGATCATCTGACGAGCGCCGAAGATTTTGCCACCGAGAAATGTGCCGAAATTCAAAGCGTACAATCGCGAATCAATGTCAGTCCGAAAAAAATGTGTAAAATTGTAAAAAGGCGGTTTAAGAAAGAAAATAAAATTGTCGGCAACGAGATTCCCAATGATTTGACGTTAAAAAGTTTGGAGAGCGGCCATCACAATATGACCAACGAAAGTGCAATTGAAATTGTCGAATGGGTGAACAACTAAAAAGTGAGTGAATATCATAGTGATGATGAATACGGCAACAGCGAATCATTGTTGCGTACACACCGCGACGACGCTGAATCAAATAAAACAGAAACAATGGTCTCGGGCAAGGACAACATTAACTTGTATGATGTCGATGCTGAGCCCGAAATTGAAATTAAACTATTGCCCACCACGACACCCACAAAAATTGTAATAAAATCAACGACGACGACGACAACGACGGAGACAACCACAATATTGGATGACAATGTTAAAATTGAAAGTGGCGGAGACACAATGGTCGACAAAATAGTGGCAGATTTGTTAAAGAAATCCGAAGAATCGTCATTGTTGCTGTCGTCTACGCCCTACTCCTCCTCCTCATCATCATCAATAATGGACGTTTATCCAGTTGTAAAAATGACGCAATACACTTTTGCCAAATGTAATTATGTTAAAATTTAGCACATAAGTAATATGTATGTGATTAATTTTTAACACAAACAACTTTGCGTAGTCTATTGATGTATAATGGATTTGTAATAAGTTTTTGTATTATATCAATGCGATTTTGACACAAGGCTATTAGATCTGTAAACATTATTAAAATATTTTCGTTGTGACTATACTTTTGTTTTATTTGTTCCAAAAAATGTATCGCTAGCTCGTAGCATTGCAAACTTTTATTATAGATCTGGCAGGTATAAAACTTTTCGGCCAAGTACATTGCTTCGCGAGCATCTTTGACCATTACCATGATTATTTCTTAATAGTATAGGTATATCAGTTTACCGAATAGTTGCGATACGTGTTCATAATGTTGGCCAAATTGTCTACGTTGGCGCCGGACGTGGCTGTGCCGCCGTATACGGCGTGAACTGTCGTGAAAGCTCGATTATGTTCCGATATGGCGAAGAGAACGTTAACGCGCAACGCCATAGGAAATTGACCGGTGGGATATCGAGTTGCGGGACTCCAAATTTGTAATGCTTCATTTTCCCTGCTCAAAACGCACCACGAATTTGTAAACGTTTCCGCCGTCCAAACTTGACCGGCGGCGTGTCGCCTAATACAGTCGTCGTAGTTGGCGGTGATGCATCGGCCCACGCCCGGAAAAAAACAGGGTGCCGACGTTTGCGCGGCCAGGTTGTGGTAACGTTGGTACAAAGAACGAGCATTGACAATTTGCGGCGAAGCGAATAAATGTAGCGGCGTGAATGCTGTGCTAAATTTTAGCAATACAAACGAGCCGTTCAAGTTTGTCAAATCGGGATGTGTGGTCAAAAATGGATAGGTTGCCTGTCGATACTTGATGTGCGACAATTGATTGGGGTCGACGGTGGCGATTACGTCGTCGTCCGACCTAGTGGCGTCCGGTTGAGCCCAAAAAAATTTGTAGTCCAAACGACGCACATTAAATATGTTCGTGTTGAACGGTTGAATACAGGCGTTTGAAACGGGCACCGACGAATTCGCTATCATGGACGGCGTGGGACTGTAGACGGAAAAAAGATTAGAGGCTATGGGACAGGTACAATAGTTGTATTCAATGTTGGCAGACGGATTGTTGTAGTGCACCAATCGGCCGGCCGTGCGTTGGCCGCTGATTGGATCGACGGAGCACGGGTCAACGACGCAGATATCGCCCATATTAAATTCGCGCCTGTACATCTGATCGAGACCGGGATGGTCTAGACGCACAAAACCGTCTTCGCAGGGAGCGCGAGGAAAAAAATTGGTGTCGTAACGCACATCGCGAATTGTCATCGGTCGACAGAACGGGGTCTGTGTGACACTATCAAAATCGGCAACGTAACCGTCGTCGCAAACGCATCGCAACGGCGATTCGTTCACACTGTCAATTTGTCCATGAGGTTGACATCCAACTTGGACGTTGCAATCTTCGTACATGTTGAATTGGGTAACGAGACCGGGGCTGAGACAACTGCATAGAAGCGTAAATCCGACGGCACTTTCGGCCAAAATCCATACGCCCGTATTGGGATTGCAAGATCTTGCACGCTCTCGATCCAGTGCCAGACAGTATGATTGACCGGGTTCGATTACGTGTTCGACTTCGTCGCCATTATCGTTGCGCATTGTCAGAATTGTTTTTTCATCAAAATACTGACAGTTTGCCAATCCTTCGCGACACAGGTCGCAATCCATGTGGGTGTTGCATGGAGTCAAATTTTTGTGACACTCGTGCGAGTTGCCTTCGACTGTGATTTCGGCGGGCGGTTGTATGAGGGGAACATTGCTGTTGTCGAAACGATACAAAGGCATTCGTTCTGTTATCACATGAGTATATTTTAAAATTTCCACAATAGAACTGACTACTAGTACAACAATGACTAACAAAATACACAACACTATCGCATACATTGCGTAAATCTTAAATATTATACATTTTGGTTTAATAAAAAAGATCAGTGTTCGTAGTTGTGTAAAATTACATCGATCTTGTTGTTGAGCACATCGATTTTGTTACTATTGTTCATTATTAGTTTTATACTATGCTTTGTGCTGTTTTGCAACTGTTCAAACAAACGAAAAGTTCCATTTTTTAAAAACGAAATTTCATTATGCAGATTAGAAAATTTTGATTCAATCATATCGTACATGACGACCAACAAATGCTTGACGGCGCGAATTTCGTGAGACAAAGATCCCGTCTGCCACATGTACGCCGCAAAAATTACCAAACAAATGGCGGAATAGTTCATTGTGTGTGTTGACCAAAATAAAATTACAATTATCCAAATGACTTACATTATATAGATAACTACATGTATTAAAAAATTAAGTTTTTATAAGTTTAACATTTAAATATCATAAAAATTATATTAGACATATTGTGTTACAATATCAATTACAAAATGAGCAGCGGCGGCAACGACGACAATGTAGAAGTTTGCAAACTTAGAACAAATTATATGGAATATATTAAAGCTACGCAAAACATTATTAAATTTGTGAAAGGTTTCTTTGATAGTAGCCACGAAAAATACAAATATGATGACTACAAACAGTTTGCCGTTGTTGTCACGAAACTGATTGGCAGTTTGATAGACGACTACATGACCGATAATTTTACATTGTTTCAACAACAACAACATAGTGTAGACCAAAAAGCAAATGTCAAAGACATACCCAATCGTTTATTAGAAATATCGGAAACTATACAAAACGATTTGATAAACGAGAAACGCACAGACGATTACGTCTTTGGCGATTTGATTGCCATTTTAGAAGACACTATTTGAATATGACATAATTATTTTTTGCGAACAACAATATCTTTGAGACTTTTGAAATTGTCCAACATGGTGTCGTTGCTAAACGATAGTTTATTTGTAAAATCTATTTGCAAATGTTTTACAGACTCGATCAGGCTTGCCAAATTAGAGTAGAGCGTGTTATTTTCGTTGCGCACAATGTCACGCATCGAATCAATCCACGTTAAATTATTGTTGTTGCTGGCCGACAACGTTTGAGTGGTGGGCAAATAAATGTCGTTTATTCCGCCGACAACGCCGCTACCACTATTGTTAGTGTCAATGATATTGCCATTGTCATTTTTATTATTGATCACATTGTAATTTTGATTGGTAAAACATTCTTGAAGCGTACAAAGTTGAGTTTTAATATCGTTAATGGGATCGACCATTTGACTCTGCACGCCCATCAACAAATCGTTGACCAGCCGTTTCAACACGTAATACTCGGGTGGATGGCGCGAATTGTTCAAATTGTACATCGCCAAGTATTTGCATAGTGCGAAAACGTGAATGTAATTTTTGTTGTTGCGAATTAATTTGTGCGAGGGTAAAACATTAGTCCACATGACGGCCTTGTTGAAACCACGTATCGTGGCGATGGGAGTCAAAAGTTTGGCGGCGGCCGACAATTCGACGTAGCCGTCGCAATCATTTTCGCCATTATCAATTATAACCACTTCCAATGTGTCGTCGTCGTATTTAAATTGCAAAGCAGCATTAGCCACAGCGTTGTTATCGTTTAAATTTGTAGCGGTGTTCGACATTGACACGGACGACATTGTTAAATTTATATATAAATCTTATTTAAACTTTGCTGCATTTGCAAAATTACAACTTATAATTGAATTACATTTTTTAAGACGTCTAACCATTTTGTAGTAATCATGTTCAACAAAAATTATACACATTTTCGTACGCCGCGTTACGACAACGAAAATTTGTCAAACATCAGTCACATTCAAATGGAACATAACAAAATCAAAAGTGATTTGTATCGCCTAAAAAATCATATGCACGAATTGTGTTTAATGACCGACGGGTACAATTCGAGTGTGTTGTCGAACGGCACCAACGATCATCGCCGCCACCTCGTCACCACAAACATTGATAATCTTTGTAATCGTATAAAAATTAATATTGATCAGGGGTCTTCGCTGTTTGCAACAAACACCTATGCGGGCGTGGACAACACAAAAACTACGCTGCCTCAATCACCCAAACTGTTTGACATTAACAAAACTAATTCTACTGCATTGGACACGTTTACAATTTGATCATCATCCCATTTAAAGTGTGACAAAGTGACGACGCTGACCACCATTATGCAAGACGCAATCGTTTGGAATCCATCGGTGACACAAAGTCAAATTGACAAATCGAAAATGTACAAAATATCAATAGAAGATTTTGACATTAAGCTAAGTTCGCACACGCAGTTTGAGGAAAACGGATTATGCATTTTGGTGTCCGGTCTGCGATTGTATTATTTGATTGAAAATAAAAATTTGGCCAGCACTCAATTCAACGGAATCAACACCGATTGTGTCAAGGCAAAGTTTAAAAAGAAAAGTTGTAAAAATGTGTGTTTTCAAAAGTTGAGCCAAGACAAAGATGCCGTGGTCAGATTGTTACTGCTTAAAATAAAAATGCCACCGTGCATGGCGGCCATATTGAAATTGATTACGATGAGCGTGCGAGGAAACCGATTTACCAAACGTTTTGTATTCAATTGTTACATTGCCAATTTGATTACATGCACAAAATGTGACAAAAATTGCTTGCAAGACGCCATGAATACATTGTACGAAAACGACGACAAATGTGTACGCGAATTTGATACAATTATACGAAAAAATGAACACTTGTACAAGCCACCAAATTGTGTAAAGCTCGCCAAAGACAAAATGTGTTACAAATCGGTTGCATGTAAAGGTTCGAATCCTTTGTGTAACTTTTAAATATCTATAACTTTTAAATATCTATATACAATGTATGGTTGTTAAGTAAGTGGTATTGTAAAGATTTTCTAATAAAATAAGGAGTACAGTTTATCTAACAATTGCAAGGTGTTTCATTTATTGCTAGGGAAATATTTAAACAACATTATAAGAAAATGGAACAGACTTTTATTGAAAACAAAAACGATAACAATGCGGTTGCAGAATCGCAGACAATCATTGACAATTTGCACAAAAAACGAAATCGCTATCACGATGAGTATCAACAAAAGGTTATGGCATTCTTGAAACGCAACAAAAATGAAATCTACAATAATTTTGTTGTGGAATTGTACATAATGTCCGCGGTACTGTTCGGTATGGACGAGCAAGTGTACAGTTTGGACAACAACCTCAGCGAAGCCAACAAAATTGATTTTATTAACAATCTCAACGAGTTGGGCCTGCAAAACGATATGGTCGAAACTATGTACAAAACACAAGAGTTGGACGAATTGTTAAAACAGTATAGCATCGATGCCATAACCAACGAAATAATTGTCAAAGTTTTGAAGCGAAACGCTAAAAATTTCGTTGGCGTCCTCCTGCAATTCCTCAACAAACGTAACGCGTACAGAAAAAATGCCAATAACAGTTTACTGGACGAAGTTGTTTTTCTCAAAGCACTATTAATCAAACATTTGTGCACAATGCAAAAATTGAGCGAATACCGTGATTTAAACTAGTACAATAGACGGCGACGGCCACGACCACTTTGCGGCGCTTGTCCATTCTGATCTTCTCGCTTTTCTCAGGGGCGCGCTTGCAAATCGCCCGCTCTCGAAACTCCCATACGTTCGACGCAGCGCACTATCAAACTTTCAACGTTCTCCAGACTGCCGTATTCGTGCACAATTACCGCCGTCATGTTGCTCCGTTCGTTTTGTAAATAATTTTCATACATTTTGTACGTTACTGAATTATCGCTATGTACACACATCTGATCTTCGCACACGGCGCACGAACTTGATCTTGAATGTAAAACGAATACGGGACAAAAATATTCTTTCAGAATCGTATCGATAATGTCGACATTATGAAAATTTCTTGTAATTAACTCGATTGTGTACGCGCTAATATGCATTGTTGTTCTGTTAATAAAATTTTACGAATTAAACATTTTATAGTAGTTTCAAACTGGTTTTTTTTCCCATTGTCGTATGAATAGGTATGTTATACATTTAAGTTTATATCAGTCATGTATATTTTGTTGCTGTGCCTCACAATAGTTGTGTTTCTTTTTATTTTGTATTCTCCCATGTATCATGCCCACGCCGACATCAAAATGGCCCAAACGTGGTACAACGACACCGTCGACGACAGAATCGATTACATACAAAATGTTTTGCAACGCAGACACTATGTGCCGCTGGAAACGTTGCCAAACATTAATTTTAACACAAATCTGGGCACGTTGAACGATGGCGAAACTAAATGCTTGTCCGTGCCCATATACGTGGGCCCCTTTGAAACGCCAACCTTTGATTGCACAACATTATGCGATAATCAGAGTGCGTCATATTTTTACGTAGGTGAATATGACAAATTTGTTGTCAACGGACAATTGCTCAATCGAGGCGGATATTGCACAACGAACAGTATTCCCAGAAATTGTAACCGCGAAACCAGCGTCGTGCTTCATAGCCTAAATCAATGGTCGTGCATAGCCGAAGATCCCAGATACTTTGCGGGGCCGGCCAACATGATTCAGGTGGCGGGACGGCAGCATTTCGATCGCATCGCGCCCGGTCAGAGTAATCGCAACGTGCTGTTTGACAAACTGTTGGGCATGCCTGTAAACATTTCGCGCAACACTTTTCGATTGCATTGGGACGAATTAATGGACGACGGCAGTAGACGTTTTGAAATGAGGTGTGACGCTTTGGACGAGCATAACAATCGTATGTTTGTAAATCCATTGAATCCCATCGAATGTTTACCCAACGTTTGTACAAATGTAACGCATGTTCACACATCCGTTCGACCAAATTTCGAGACGGGCGAGTGCGAATGTGGAGACTACAACATCACTCGCGTAACGCACTCAATACCCGGAGATCGAACATCGATGTGCGCCAGTGTTGTGGACACTTTCGACACTAACCTAATGTCTAATCAGTTTCGTGTAGAGTGTACAAATTTAAATATGTCCGTACAGAACTATAGCCGAAATCAGTTGTTGTGTCCCGGCACCACTTTTGTCCAGAATACGGACAATGCGTTTGCATTCATCTTGCCGGGATCGTTTCCCTTGTCGGGCAATGGCATCGACGAACCGACGTACAGATTTTATTTGGAAACTCGCAACAGAATAGCGTACAATAGACCGAGGTCGTTGCCGACAACGAATACACTTTCAATAACCGAAATTGAATAGGTACTTTTTAGAAAAAAAAATACATGTAACACTTTTTTATACAAGTAAAAATTTATTTTTAATTAAACAGCGTCCGCCGCCGCATTTACTATATCGTCTAAAACAATTTTTAATTCTCTGACATTGTATTGGGAATTATGCAGACGCTCAAACAATTGTAGCTCAACATTGTTTGTATAATCAATATTGTATTTGGACAAGTATAGTTTTGAAAAATGAATAGCAACCGTTTTGTTAAAATTGTTGTACAAAAACAATTTGTTGCCCACGAACGAATGTAAACGACTTAATTGACCCTCTTGCAAAAATCGTTTTGGCGGTATGCTCAAAAAGTTTATGGCTTTGTTGAAATCGTCAATGTGTTCGTAGTTAAAGGAATCATTTAAAATCCGGTTTGAGTCTGCCCAATAGTCATGTTTAATAAATTCGGCATTGTTCGTGGTGAATACTAAAATTCGTCGCGAATACCGTTTCACGAAACCCGTGTACTCGGCAAACTGAGTGATGGTTTTGTCGCGCAAATCGGTGCGAGACGATTGCAAAACGTACGTGTCGAGTTCGTCAAACGTCCAAATTACAAAACATTTGTTGTTTAACGCTTGCTCAATCGTTTCAATAACTTCGCCCACATCGTTAAAATTGTCAAATTTGTTCATTGGCAAGGAAACGACCACGGTGTCGGCGAAACGGCTAAACGCTTTGCCCAGCTGTAGACCGGCATACGATTTGCCGAGACCGTGGTTGCCGGCAAACAAAAATATATTGTTTATTAGGGGCGGATGAGTCATATTCATTATAGATTTTAAATACATTTCGTATGTATGACTGGCCGGACAAATGATGAACATGTCGGATAATGTTGCGACATGTTTGAACATGTTAAGTTTTATCATGACGTTATTTCTGTTTGTGACTAATGAAAATAAAAATTCATTTTCGTTATCATCATTATTATTATTGATGTCATTACTAAAGTAGGAAACTATTTGGTTTTGCAATTTAATTCTGTTGTGTAGTTTAGCAGCGACAGATTGCGAAATCGTCGAAATCTGATTGTTGGCCACATTGCCTGCGTAACATGCTAAACCTATGAATGCAATAACGCTGGTCAAACACAACCAAAACGACATCCATTGTGCCCAGTTCAAAGTGGTTAGTTGTAAGTAAAGATCATAGTTGATGTACTATTTTGTCATAGTCAAATAAAGTACATAAATTGCTATTCATATTTGATATTTAAATAATTCTTCAATGTTGTGCAGTTTCGACAAACTAAATTAGCTTTCAAAATTGATTAATTTTGAAATACAAAATGGTTTGATGTTAACAAAAACAAACTTTGCTTTCAAAATTAATCAATTTTGAAATACAAAATGGTTTGATGTTAACAAAAACAAACTTCGCTTTCAAAATTGATCAATTTTGAAATACAAGATGGTTTTAAACTAGTAAAAAGTAAATTAACTTTCAAAATTGATCAATTTTGAAATACAAGATGAATTTAAACTAGTAAAAAGTAAACTACTTTCAAAATTGATCAATTTTGAAATACACTATTGTTTTATACAAATAAAAACAAACTTTGCTTTCAAAATTGATCAATTTTGAAATACAAAATGGTTTAACGTTAACAAAAACAAACTTTGCTTTCAAAATTAATCAATTTTGAAATACAAAATGGTTTGATATTAAGAAAAACAAACTTTGCTTTCAAAATTAATCAATTTTGAAATACAAAATGGTTTGATATTAAGAAAAACAAACTTTGCTTTCAAAATTGATCAATTTTGAAATACAAGATGGATTTAAACTAGTAAAAAGTAAATTAACTTTCAAAATTGATCAATTTTGAAATACAAGATGAATTTAAACTAGTAAAAAGTAAACTACTTTCAAAATTGATCAATTTTGAAATACACTATTGTTTTATACAAATAAAAACAAACTTTGCTTTCAAAATTGATCAATTTTGAAATACAAAATGGTTTAACGTTAACAAAAACAAACTTTGCTTTCAAAATTAATCAATTTTGAAATACAAAATGGTTTGATATTAAGAAAAACAAACTTTGCTTTCAAAATTAATCAATTTTGAAATACAAAATGGTTTGATATTAAGAAAAACAAACTTTGCTTTCAAAATTGATCAATTTTGAAATACAAGATGGATTTAAACTAGTAAAAAGTAAATTAACTTTCAAAATTGATCAATTTTGAAATACATTATTGTTTAACGTTAACAAAAACAAACTTTGCTTTCAAAATTGATCAATTTTGAAATACAAAATGGTTTAACTTTAACAAAAACAAATTTGCTTTCAAAATTGATCAATTTTGAAATACAAGATGGTTTAACATTGACAAAACTTTTACAATGTTTTTCGATTGCAGCAAATTTGCTATCAAAATTGATTGAAATTGAATTACACAATGAGTTAAGTTACAAACTAGTAAACTTGCTTTCAAAATTAATTAATTTTGAAATACATTTTCAATTTTTGTGGCTACGACACGTTTAGGAAGTAAGTAAATTTGACAAAATCAATAATTTGGCTACAATATAATGTCGCTGACGGTTTTATCAAAAAAAGTTCAAGATGTTCCGGTCACGGCGTTTCTTGATCAATCGTGGGTGCTGTGGGTGTGCGCCGAAGACGTTTTGCAATTGTTGCGTTTGCCTCCGTCCGTCTTGCAATCGATACCGTTGAGACACAAAAAATGTTGGAACGATTTTAGATGCCCCAATAGCGTATACAGATTAGACGGCAGTCGCCTTTTCATAGACATTTACGGTTTGGGCAATTTGTGTAATCGCGTCAACTCCAATCAATCCGACTACTTGTGCACACTTTTCATTGCCGAAATATACAGAGACGCGTGCATACAATCAAACTCGGGCTGCGTCGTTCCCCCGATTCAACCGCAACCGCCAATTTGCCCGTTGCCCGATTTCAGACCTAACAATGGCGAAGGAGGCGGCGGAGGTTGTTTACCACCCGTGCCGCCTCTCCAACCGGATTGTAACAGACCGCCCAATTACGACATCCTGGAACGCATATCTAAACAGAATGATGTCATCATAAACGGTCTAAGTCAGCTTTGCATCAATAGTTCCAACCAACATTTAGAAATAAATAATGCTTTAAACACGATAAAATTGCAAAACATTACGATCACGGGTCAACTCACCCAACTTATCGATTTGCTCGAAAACCAATTGGTCAATATTGCGGCAGATTTGAGAAGTTTGTTGGACAATTTCGACACAAAATTAAACAACTTTTTGGACGCGCTAAATAAAGCTTTGGCGCAACTTCAAGATTCGGTTCGCAACGAGTTGACCAACATCAATTCAATATTAAACAATCTGACTTCGAGCGTGACAAATATCAATGCAACACTGCAAAATTTGTTACATGCGTTGGCTGGCCTTGAAATTGGGGCCCTCACCGAACAATTGGATGCCATCACACAGAGTGTAGAACAAATTTTGGCAATTTTAACGCCCGAACTTCCTTTGGGAGGCAAACAGCCGTTACCGCAAATTCGACACTAAACTCTGACTGTACAACATCATTAACTAACTTTTTTAAATTATAATATTTTAAAATGTACTAAAATTTTGTTTTTGACGGCACGACGTTTTTGTTGTTGTAACCGATGATACCGCAAGCAATTCTGCCTCCCGAATTGCCCGTGGTTTTGCTCAAAGGATTGTCCGTTTGACCGAGATCGTCTTGTTGCGCATGCACAACCATACTGCGACCGACAACATTGTACGGACCCTGAAGCATGATCATGTTGCTGATAATTTTAAAATGTGTCGACGCCGTCGACGACACGGATTCAATGTTTCCAAGATCGCCAACGTGCCGGTCAAGATTGTTTGGTCCGCCGTGATTTTTGTTGTACGGATTGTAGTGTTCGCCCGCCGATGTGCAACCGTTGCTCATGTCGCCGTATTCATGAATGTGAAATCCATATTTACCTCGAGGCAAATTTAAAATGTATCCCTCGATTTGAGTGGGATGATTCGGCGTGTGCTGATACAGAGTAACTTGGCCAGTAACATCGCCGCGAATGACGCAAAGCGCGCTCACCGCAACCATACTACACCTTTGTAAATTAAATTAGAGCTCTACAAAGATTAGCGTATAAAAAGGTGGTCGGTCAATCGATAAAGCACAGTACAGTTTGGTTGGCTGTTTGTTGAGTAGTGTATTCGCAAAAAAAATCACTAAAAATGTCGTCAAATTTGTGCCCCGAAAGTGTCGAGAAGAAACGTACCGAAATTATTCGAAAAAGTAGTGACGGTGATATTTACAAAAAAACGGCTCTTGAAATTGACTATGACAAAGTGTATGTGTGCGAAGCAATGTTGTACATTCAGTTACCCAAAACGAAGAAAATTAATTTGGGAAAAATGTGTATCGATTGTTACCATTACAAATTTAGAGAACCAAAATCGCGATACTTATTGAGTATTGTCAAGAAACACGAAATGAAAAATTTGAGCGACAAGAATTTGATTCAAATAAAGTGTACGCTGTGTAAAAATGACATGGTTCGCCATTGGCCCATTTCGTCGTGTCAAGATTGTTACGACGTTTGCAACATTATATACAGCAAAGAGATACATAATAGAAATGTAATTACGGTGCACGACGACGAGACCAAGATTGAATATTCCAAGTATTGCGACAAAAATATAATTGTTTTGGAGGACGAGGATGATGATTGCGGTACAAAACCAAAATTTAGCGGGCACGTTGGTGACGCAAAATTGTTTTGGACATTGACGACGACGACAACAACAACCTTAGCAGTGGCAGTGAATTTAAAATGTCTAGAGTAGACAAGATTGAAAAAGATATTTTCAATAAAATGCGTATAGCCAAGGAGCAATCTGACCGTTTGGCGAAAAAGCGACGCAACATTGATTGAAATTTTATCATTGTAATTGTGTTAGCATTGTAAGAAAATTGTATGGGTCAGTTTTACATTATACTACTTTAAAAATATATAAAATCATTAATGTATACACTATATGAGTTTAAATAAAAATGTTTATAAACTATGTTGTCGGTTTACTTTTGGTTTTAGTTGTACTCTGTTTTATGTATTACATTTTTATGGGAAAAGTATTGCAATTGATTGAAGCGGACGAAACGGCAAACGAGGACACTTTCAATGATCCCATGCAATTGGTGTTTGCCCGAAACGGCATAGTCGATTGTAACAATACTCGATTGCCGTGCGTCACAGACCGTCAGTGTATCGACAATTGTGTATTACAACTTGCCACTGGCCGTCTCGAATGCGACAATGGTTTTTGCGTTAATCGAGACGCCAACATTGCCGGTCGTCCCGAAACCGAAACCCAATTGGACTGTGACATTGCTTTGGGTTTGATTCGAGTTTTCGCAGCAAGCGAATTTGTCGTGAGCCAAACATGTATCAGCACGTACAGAGATATTGTAGACGATTTGGGCTCGATTAGGCCGTACGTTTGTAGCGATGGCACTTTGGACATTGATTTGTCGGTGCGGCAATTTAGTCCTGCCGACTGTAAATGTAATCCAAACTATACAAAAATGATATTTAATCAAACTGCGTTTGCGCGAAGCGTGCCAGTCTGTATTCCCAACTCGAGAGCTGCTGTGTACAGTAAAATATATGAAAATGTATAATTGCAAAGGCGACTTTACACATTTGATGTTGCAAATTGTTTCCAAATACTTTAAAACTACAAATTGTTGCGAAGATAGTGTACGGTTTAATTGCGTGCTAAATCGCAGCATGGACGGTGGTCGATGCTTACAAGAGTTGCAATCACAATTGTCTGCATACGGTGTCGATTGTGTACGCGCCGCTTTGTGTACAATAATTTGGGACATGGTAAAGTTGTTTTATGTGCACAACACCAAATTGTTGAGTCTATCGTTGAACAAATCGTCTCGCTACGTGAACGATGTGTCTGCCGTGTGTCGGCTCGTCAGAATCAAGGACAATATTAAATTTTTACAATTGTTAAAAAACATTTACAAGAATCATTGTGTCTCCGAAATGACGGATTGCGTGTACTGGGACGAGTTGTCCATTATGTTATACAATATGAATTATACAATAAAATAATGGTTGTGTATCTTTAATAAGTGTTTGCTTTTTATTTTTATAATGTCTCACATAGTATTTTCAAGCAATTATGGTAAATTGCAAGAAAAGTTTTTGCGATTGCAAAATTTGATCAAAATCAATAACAGTCAAACGTTTAACAAGAGCGTGTTGAAAGCGCTTCACAATTTGTACATAGAATACAAGGATTTTGGTGTAAATTTTACAAATTTGCAAAACGTCGACGACAATAAAGGCTTTGCAAATAGATTTCATTATTTTTTTACCAACGAAATAGCTTACATTGCCAACTACATTCAGATGATACAAAAGTTTATTGTGTCTAATCAAAATATGTTAGTAAACAATACGTCAATTATGAAAGTTGTCGAGGACAACGACGATGGCTTAACGGCAACAACATTGCCATCGGCGGCAATAATGGAAACTAGCAACGATGTAATCATAGAAACGGTGAATACGGCACTGACAAACTCTGTAACGGCATCGTCCACGCCACATTTAAACATCGATGTCGAAACTGTACAACAAAATGTAAATGTTGCGTCCGACGACAAACAAATAGTTGTATCCGATAATGAAGATGAATTTCATTCGATGAGTGATGATTTCATAGATTATAATATTACGATGCCGAAGACACCCGACGTTTTTGAAAATACAAAAAACACATCTTCAGATGATAACAACGAGGCGAATATGGATTCCATAATAGACAGTTTAAAAATGTTTCCCACCGTTAACTTGAATGTCGTACCGCCTACCAACAATGGAACGATAGTTTCTTATCGCGACGCGTACAACGAATTTGTCAAATTGGGATCCGTTTTCAACTTGGAACATTTGCAAAACTTTAAATATGAATTTGAACTAATTGAATTGCTAAAAATGACCGTGCCAATGGTCGACAAAGTTGGCGACGAATTTACACTTTCGCGTTTACAATGTGCCGCAATAATTGCCCAAGCCCTATTCTACAACAATGTGACAAATTTGGATTTCATAACGTTTAAACAGGGTGCAATTTTGAACAAAACGTTACAAGTAAAATTGTTGTGCATTTTTGAATATCTCAACAACATTTGTTTGGCCATAAGACATTATGACAAAAGTTTTGTTAACAACAAAATAGTAGTTACGCACTGCAAATCGAACAGCGACAACAATGTCAAATCGAGTAACGTTCCCCTTCGGTATGATAACATAACGATAGACAAATACGATTACAATTTCAAGTATAACAGCAACACGGTGCCATCAATGATCGATCTGTCCATAATGTATGCGGACCGGACGTATGGTAACGGCAGCATGACACACGCCGTACACAAAGAGGCGCTACAGTTTTGCGAACACGTCGAATTGTACGCGTTGAGACATTATTTGATTGGTGAATTGCGCTCGGACACTACTATTCTTATACAACACGTAATCAAGTCGAATGTTGTGAAACAAAGTCAACGCTCTATCGAATTTATTGAAAACATTTTTGAAGACGGCATTGTTAGTGCAAACTTTTTGGTCACGATGACGAGCGACGTCAAATACGACCTCAAAGCCAGGGACTACGACAAAACGTATATGATGAATCAAATCAATCGTTTGGCTGCCGGTTTCTTCAGATTTAAAATGTACACCAACGATAACTTAACCCAGGTTTACATTGGTCCCTTTGGGGCCAAACAAAATCGAATTTTGCAATTTTTCACCGAATTAGCGCCCATCATGAATGCCGGTTTCGGCATTAAATACTGTTCCTACAATCAAGAGGACTACGACGAAATTGTTAGAGCTTTAGAATCAATGAAAAATAAATATATAGATGTAAAGAGTTTGGTCGAAGCGTTGCTAAACTACAAAACCAATTTGAGCGCATTGCAAAATTTTAAATAATTGTCAATGTACGAATCTGACGACATTGTCAAGGCGCGCACAGTAGTTTTCGCGATACGGTCCAAACATGTCTCATCTGTTGGCATTGGGCGGAGTGGCGTGCACAACTAAAACGACAATTTTAAAAAATCTGCAAAAGTACGACGACAACATCGTTGTCCATTTGGACGATTATAAAGAGCTTAACGATAAATTCGATTTTGATTGTAGAGTGGGCAGTTTATTGTTTGCCGCATACCGTTCAAAAAACGATATAGTGCATTTAAAAGATTACAAAAACGTTCACATTTTTGATCGTCAACCTATGGAAGCGCTTATTTATGTTGCGATCAATCAAAACATGAGCGACGAGGATGCGATTAAAATGTACGAAACCTGCGTGGCCATGGGCCTGTGTGACAATTGGTTGTCGTTGCTCTTGAAACCGATTGAACACAGTTTCGACAGATTGGTAAAGATGATGAAAAAGAGAAATAACAATCTGGACGTGTGCACGAGAGAGTATGTAACGAATCAGAATCATCAATTTTATTTGTGGCAAAATGCCACACACTGGCCCAATCGCGTCATAAACTGTCGCGAAAACATTGATGCTCAACAAGAGTCAATTGTAAACACATTGCTCGGCATGATTTACGAATGGTGTGATCATCACAACGGTTTCATAGAGTACAAATACAAGTTACCTATAATAAAAAATAAAATTGCAATTTTCAACTTGGAAAACACTTTAATTTGCACAAAAAGCCGAGCCGTTCAGCAACAAAACGAAACGGATTGGCAACTTAAATACACAACCATACACGATACATTTGTAAATCTATTGGATAACGATTACAGCATATTCATTATGACTAACCAGATGAATACAAAAAATTTGTCACAACTCAAACAAAAAATAAAATTAATCTGTAAAACTATACAACTACCCCTCACCGTCTACATTAGTACACAGTTTAACAATTATCGCAAACCCAGAACGGGCATGTTTGAACACCTAATGGTCAAACAGCCGTTTGTTGATTTTACAAATTCGTTTTATTGCGGCGACAATTTAAACGGTCTCACAAACGCAGATTCGTTGTTTGCCAAAAATTGTAATCTAAAATTTTATTACGACTTCAATTTCTTCTAATTTGTCGCAGCGAGTTTGTCATAGTCGTCGGCGATGACATTTTCCATTGACACTCGGCTTTCGTTGGGATCAAAAGTTAGCCATCTTTGTTTCTTCGTATTTATGTTCTCCATCAAATATTTCTTGTAATTTTTTACTTTTGCATCGGTCTCGTACACACCTTGATAATAGTTGATGAGCACAATAGTGTCTCTACAAATTTTCTCGTCGTGCAAATCGTCCGGCACCGAATAATCGTATTGAAGTACAAATTTATCGTACATTGGTAAACGGTCGCCGTACTCAATGACCGATGTGCACATTTGTATTATCATGTTTGCAATGTTATTGAAAATTTTTACTTTTTTAGTCAGCAACAAATTGATAATGTTTTTAAGGAGCACCGGCGTATAGACCAAAACGTGCAGGTTACGAATCAAAACGTTTTGTAGCGCAATGACACAATGGCAAACGTACGACGACAAGTATTGTTCCGAATCTCGATTGGCAGGTGTAATTTTGTTCAACATTGCTTTGATTATTTGCAACACATAGTATTGATTAATTCCGCTGTCCATGTTGGCAAACATGCATTTAAATATCAGATATAAAAAATATCGAAAATTTTTAGTCACACCATACCATTGTACATTTTTCCACACATACGCCATTATGTACATAATAATTTTTCCAATTTCGTTTTTGACAATAACATTGTTCCATTTGTCTTTAGGCACACACGCCATCTTAAACCACAAAAACAATCCTTCGTCCCAGAACTCTGTTTGCATTGCACATTTTACGAAATCCGTAATGTTATACAATTTCATACTGGACATTTTACTGCTGTTAAGACAGCGTTTCAAAAAATAATTTACAATTATTCTTGCACGATTCACACTCGTTATCGGCCGGTTACTTTTCAGTTGCGCAAACGCCGTCACATCGTACTTCAGGCATCGCTTTATTTTGGGCAAATTAACAATGTAGTTTGCAAATTGTTGCTGCAACACCTTTTCGTTGCCACTTTTCTTGCTTGCACATCTTTCTCGATAGTTCACTTTTTTTATTGTGTTTAATCGAGCACTGGTTCGGCTGCCGCGCCTCTGGCCGTTGTCGTTGCAGTCACCGTTGTTCTTCATTGTGAAATGTAAACTGCTCGACACTTTGGTTTGCGCACTTTTATATGGCTAAACAAGATATAATTTATGATTAGATTAACTACATTGTGAACATTGGCTCGACAATCTTGAAACTGACCTTTTTCTTTTTCTTTGACGTAAAATTATTTTTGATAGTGGCGTCGTGCAAAATTGCCGTCGCCTTGGACATGTTATCTTCGCCCGGCGATTCGTACAAAGCCGCCAAGTGTGGCGACGTTGACGAAGACGTTATTGTCGACTCAAACGGACTTTTGTTTGTGTAACTGTATAGATCGATTGTTTCTATAAAAATTTTAGTGGCAATCTCTTTGCCAAAGGTGACCAAGTGGTGTTCGTCGTTACGCGGATTGTCCAAATTGGCCAAACATTCGTTGTAGTGCTGCAGCATGGCTCGCGGCGAGCTTTTCAAATCCGGGTTGATTCCGTCCAGTCTCTTGAGCGCAACTTCCAAGACGGAACGATAATTTTTAAAATACGTTTTACTTTTGTTTAAAGCAAACTTGAAAGCTATTAACAGGATGCGTCTGTTGAAATCTTTGTAATCAATGGCGTCATCTACATATTTAGTTTGGCTGAATAACCTCTTTATGTATTCATAATTTTTATTGCTGGGATTTTCGAAATACGCATCTCGCGCCCGTTTCACTATGGCCAATATGTTTTCGGGTAACATGTTTTGTGTTTCTATTAGAGCACTACATTTGTCCGTAATCAATTGTCTGGCAAACACATCAATGTTAATAGCTTCCATTTTGACTGCGCATCACACTTCTTGAACGCCTTACTAAATTGGTACGCATTTACAATCTTGTATTTCAAAATTGATCAATTTTGAAAGCAAAGTTTGTTTTTGTTAACGTTAAACAATAATGTATTTCAAAATTGATCAATTTTGAAAGTTAGTTTACTTTTTACTAGTTAAAATCCATCTTGTATTTCGAAATTGATTAATTTTGAAAGCAAAGTTTGTTTTTGTTAACGTTAAACCATGTTGTATTTCAAAATTAATCAATTTTGAAAGCAAAGTTTGTTTTTCTTTATATCAAACCATTTTGTATTTCAAAATTGATCAATTTTGAAAGCAAAGTTAGTTTTTCTTTATATCAAACCATGTTGTATTTTAAAATTGATTGAATTTGAAAACTATTTTAGTTTTGTCAGATAATAAATTGTTGTACTGTATAAATACTTTTACATGTTGTTGAAATTAAACATTGTACAACGTAAAATTACTATCGTCAAACATGTCTTCGTCAAAAGATATGCGCAAAGTTATTTTGCCAATTGAAAATCAAAATTTGTGGCGAATGGACAAGACTGCAATGGATTGCATGTGGAAAGTTGAGGAAGACGATCTGTCCAGAGACTTTGACGATTGGCGACACAAATTGTGCGTCCAAGAACGTTTTTTTTTGAAACACATTTTAGCTTTTTTTGCATCGGCCGACACTATAGTCAATATCAATTTGATTGATTACGTACGCGCCGCCGTGCCCGAACTCGAAGCCAGATATTTTTACGATCAACAGATACTGATTGAAAATGTACACAGTGAAATGTATAGTTTGTTGGTTTTCGAGTACATTAAAAATTCAGAGGAACGCAACAAATTGTTGAACGCATTCGACAGAATTGATTGTATCAAAAAAAAGGCGCAATGGGCGCTCAAATGGACAGAATCCAAATGGTGGCAAGATTACTGGGTCGACCCGGTGTTGGGTTGTGTGCAGCGTCGCTTCAGAAACAAAAGTTATCCCAGCAAATTGGCGCGACGCATGATCGCTTTCGCCATTGTCGAAGGCATTTTCTTTTCAGGCAGTTTTGCTGCCATATTTTTTATCAAGACCAAAGGTCTAATGCCGGGTCTAACGTTTAGCAACGAATTAATATCGCGTGACGAAGGTTTACACACCGATTTTGCGTGCATGTACTACAACAATTATATTCCGATCAACGAAAAGTTGTCGCCACAACAAATATTGTCAATGTTCATAGAGGCGGTGGACATTGAAAAGGAATTTTTTACAACAGCTCTACCCTGTTATTTGCTGGGAATAAATGCCACGGAAATGTGTAAATACATTGAATTTGTCGCGGACAGGTTATTAGTGGAATTGCGACAACCGAAACATTTTAATACGCCGAATCCGTTCAATTTTATGACAAACATTTCGCTGGAAGGCAAGACAAATTTTTTTGAGCGTCGCGTAGGCGAATATAAAAGATTTGGTGCGGGACAAGATGTATACGAAATATTAGAGGAATTTTAGTTTGTAAAAATAAAACTGTTATAACATGTTTACTATTATATATATTTTTCTAATATCACACAATGTATCGACAAAAGTGTAAAATACAGAATTATATTGTAAAAACAACAAATTGTTTTTTATTTAATACGATTTTACAAAAACTTGATTGCCGCCGTTCATTTCATCTTCGTCGGAATCGTTGGCGTTGGCGACATGATAACCCACAGCTAAATTTTTTTGTTTTTTACCGATATATTGTAGATTGCTGTCTACTTGGACAACGGTGGGTTTGTCACGTTTACAACTCGACCACAATTCCGTGCACAGGCCGGGACACATACATTTGTACACTCTAAAAATAATACAAGTCGCTATAAACAATAGTATGTAGACAAAGACAGTTTCTGTTCGACGACAATTTAAACCTATAAAACTGACAATGTAACAAAACCAATTGTCGTCGTCATCGTTAATATCGGCGCTGTTAAACATTGTGTTATTATTCATCTGTTGACGTAATTCCGTTAGCCGTTGAGTCATACCCGTCAAATCGTTGTAATCCAAATTCGTGTTGGGTTTAAAGTTTTCCAATTCGAATTTATCAAAGTTTTGCAGTGCGGCGCTCAAATTAAACGAAGTTAAAATGGGCAAATTCATAGTGGTAGTGGTCAATAGATTAGTTTTAATTTGAACTAGAGACATCACGGCTTTGGGTGTGATAATTTGACAAGAAAAGTTTAAATTTTTGCCACTAATAATGCCCACGCCAGTTTTTAGTATCAAAGGTGTGACCAAATGTTTGTTGTCACAATCGAACGAGACTCGCGTGTCCCTTTGCAAAACGTACAACCATTGATTGTACTCGGATATTTGATAGAAAATTGCATCGTCAAATTTACCGACGCGCACGTCGCAATCGTGAGCCACATTCGTTATAGAATTTTGATAATTGTCGAGGAGAATGCGAATATCGCACAATGTCGCCTCGTTGGAACTATAAACTATTTTGGGTTTGTAACACAACAGATTGTCTACAGTTAATTTACACATATTGGTAGCATCGCTATCCAATCTGACATAGTTTGTCAAACTCGACGAAATGCCTAGGTATTTACTGTTGGGCACTATAACGGCGCACTTTGTGTTCACACAAAATGGTATCGGCACGACTTGGTACACATTATAAACTTGCTGATTAATCAAAGGCACCTCGACGATAAACAACAATTTTCGTTCTTTAGTTATAAAAACGTGACTTTTTACGATTCTGTTATTGATCAAATGATGCATATTGTCCAGTTTCAATGGCACGGACCACGTCATTTTAGGTGGCAAATAATTTGTTACATTCATCAGTTCGCCCAGCAAACGTTTCGGGGTCATTATCATTGAGTTGATTTTGTTCGAGAGGGCATCGTCCACGGCTCGGTCGAGGCGCGTGTACAACATTGCAATTTCGTCAATTTGCGCTTTCAACAAATTAATTTTTGCTTCAGCATACACGCACACATTGTGTTTTTCATTTTCGACACAATCATTGTGTTCGATAAAATTGGCAATAGTTATGAGTTCGTCGGTCAACTGTTTAACTTGAACGTTCAGGGCGTTTTCGTTTTTGGCCACATTGTGCAACAAATGGGCATCGTTATTGTCCATCACGCCAAACAAAAATTTGTCAACACTGCCCACAAAGTTTAGTAGACCTCGTTTTCGACGACGACGTTTGCTCATCACGACACTTTCGTGGTCCAATTTGAGCGCCAAATGGTCGCCGAAACTGCCAGCTTTCGGAATTTTTGAATCCAAATCGTTGTGATTCTCCACCAATTTTAAAATCTTTTTTATTAAATAACTTTGCACTTCCACTTGAAATATCTGTTTTTGCGTACAATTGTTCACGTTGTGAGTATTAATGAAATCGATAAATTTGTGCGTTTCGTTGTACAGCAAGTTTAATTCTTTAAAAATTATGCCGTGATCAATTTCAACCACAAACGTCCACAGATTTTCGACAAACTGCATCTTGTTGATGGGTTGGTAGTAAAAACCCGACGTGTGCGGTAACAATTTCACAGTAATGACATCATCACTGCTAAACGAAGATGACGCATTGGCGAACAATATATTGCAAACAACAATCCAAACAATTATTTTATGTACAATTTCAAACATTTTGTCTGACAAAACCAGTGCAGCCCGTACAGAAGCTTGCTATTGAGCACACCAAATCTACACTGGATTGTGTCTTTGCCAACTTCGTTATTTATACCATTTAACGCAGCCACACTTAATATTCTCCATATGATGTATCTGATACCTAAGTGACGCAAGAGATAATACTTTACAATTATTTTATAGCAAATTGAATCAGATTCAAGATCGGTCGTGTGTGTGTGTACACAAAATAAAAGTATGTTGTCATTTCAGAATATAATTATACAATTGATTTTAATTTTGTTTTTTGCAAAAAATTGCATGAGCAACGATAACGTCGAGGCCAATTTGGTTGGCTCGTTTACCGCACACGAATTGAACGTGTTGATTGACGAAAAATGCGTACCCTCCGTGTTTGCGGACACGCAGTGTCAAGCGCAAAACTATTATTACGACATTTTTGAAAGTGTCACATTCGATTTCACCAACTCTGTTCACATTGAATTGTACGGCGTGTGGCTGAGATTTTTTAACAATCTCGAGTATTACAAATCGCACGATCCACGAAGATTAGTGGACGCGATGGCGCGTCACAGCGTCGCTTGGACCGCCGTCAACACAAACATTTCGATTGACATGCAAACGAAAGCGGCCGAAGTGTTTCGTTGGACGGCCGATACGTGGACAAAATTTCACATCAAAACCAACTATGCCATTTTCGAAAAGACACTGGTGTCGTATATAAATTTTTTCAACACGCTCGTGGTGTGGTGTAACACCGATACGCAATACTTTCTTAAAACTGTCCTTTACGCTTTCGCAGACGTTCGCAATTCGTACAAATTGCATACGAAACGTATCGATACGGCCGCTTTAAATTTAATGAAAATGACTTTAGAATACCCGTTGACCATAATGTCCGAGACGGAATTGAAAAAACAATTTTATCTTTTGTACGTTTACAAATTGGCCAAAATGCAGGACAAACTGTTTTTCGACGGTTATTACACCGCTATTAAAAAAAATGATGTCATGGCAAATTTAAACCATTTTGTGGTGGGACCGTTTAATGTTAGCGTCCATCATAATGTCCGAGATGCGTATGTGATCGATGCAATGTACAACGAAACTCTGTTTGTGTACAACAATGTTGTCAATTTCTTTGCCAGGACGGGCGCACAATTTAAATATAAAGATGATGCAATCGATATGTTTGTTTACGACAACTACAAATCGTACGAGAGCATGGGACAATTGTGGTCGATTCGTACAGACAACGGCGGCTACACGCACACCGATCGTAGAACGCACAAAATCGAGAGCCACGTGTATCGCGTACAAGGCGAAATATTGCCTCGCAACTATGGTCACGAATTACAGCACGCTTTCATGTTTTTGGCCAACGCCACGCGTCGCGCACCCAAATGGTTTGTCGAGGGAGTGGCCAACAGAATTGGTAATCGTGAATGTCATCGCAGCGATCACGAGGCCATTAAACACAATCGTAACATTACCATTGCCACTATCATGAAATACACGTACGCCAGCGGAACTTTGCTGTACGGCATGGGTAGTGCTCTAACAGCGTTTGTACACGAAACCTCACCCTACATTTTGGGTCGCATGATGGACACGCACAACTTTGTGCTAAACGTAACGCATAAATTAGAATATGATTTCGATAAGTTTAAAGGCAACAAAATTTTAGAATGCGAAAAGTTGTACAAGTCGCAAGAATTACTTTTGCAAAACGAATCATCCTCTCGGCCAATACGACACCTATCAGTGGAACATATGTATTTAAAAACTGTCAATATGATCAATTTTAAAGCTTGTCCCCGCTACGTGATGTTGCATTTCGACGATGTAACTTTCATCATGACTCCGTATGCCCTGATAAAAACGTACAAAAATAGATATAACGTCAATCCGACAATTGAAATTAAACAAAACAAGGGAAGGACCAAAGTTTCTCAATACGATTACAATTGGTTTTTAAATGGAATATTGAAACGCACACTAAACTACTTTGGCGATTCTAAAAACTATTTTAAAATTAATAATATGTATTCGTATGCAAGTGTGGCGGTTTGCGACGATCCCGCCTCAAATCCGGCAGATATAATCATTCAATTCGGCTACAAATCCGGCATATGGGACACGAGTTTGTATTTGCAAAACAAAAATTTGTCGCAAGGTAAATCGTTTGTACAGAGCTATTTGAAACGCGTCGAAATGTGTAAAACTTTTATAAATCCCACAATAACCGATAAACGTGTGCCCAAGGAATTGATCAGATTGGCGACGAATGTGGCCACGCTGAGATCGTTTAAACTGAGTCACGAATCTGACAAATTTTTAGCGTTGGATGTGCGAGCAAACACAATTTTGCACTTGCTCGCTCTATTCAATCACAACATTTTCCTCAACGTTTACAACGCCTCGTTGTTTAAAAATGTCAAAAACAACGATGGCGACAATCCGTATGCATTGTATTTGTACGCGATAGCGTATCAACGACATTTTGGTGTGACAAAATTAAACAAATTTTGCTACACCAAAACGCTAGATTTAGATACTATAGTTACAAACGATGAAAATAAAATACCAACATTGTTGTCAATCGAAACCACCACTGCTGCGGTGAATTCAGATTTATTAAAATCAAATAAAATGTTAAACATACAAAACAAACTATACATAAATATGCCATCGTATAACGATAATGATGATAGTGTTTCTGACAACCACAGCAATATAGATTTTAAAAACAATTTTTACATAAATATTAAATTATACATAATAATTTTAGTAGTAGTTGTTACAATATTAATACTGATCAATACAATCATAACATTATTATTGTTAAAGTGTAATGAAAAAAAAAAGAAAAAGATGCAACAAAAAAATTTATACACCTACAACAAAAATAAATTTTACAACAACGATGACTTTTTAATAAAATTATTCGAGTAGGATCATTTTTGTAAATACACTACATTTACATACAATATCATCTTTATACATGTCTTTTTGTTACCTTTACCCGTAAACAAATATAAAATTTACTATTAAATATAATTGGCCGGTGGCGTTGTCCACTGGCGCCCACACACTTTTGTTGCTCATCACTTCACCGCCGTTTCGGTTGGAAGACAAAAAATTAGTTGTACAACTAATGTTAAATTTAGTTAAACTTGCTTTCAGTTTAGTGTCGTGGACAGTGGTTTTGCAGCCATTGCACTCGTCTCCTTTTGTTATAGTACTAGTATTCGAGGCAAGAAGCGCAGAAATATTATTAGTAGTAATATAATTAGGAAACCACACTCGTTTGTACCATTTACGCGACACATTTTCACATACTATAGCCTCATTAATGTACATTCGAAGTATAGCCGCACGTTCCATAGCTTTAGCCATTTCGCGAACCTTCAATAAACCAATAGCGTCATTCCTAATTTCATTTAATGGTGTCACGCAAAAAGGAACAGTTTTGGTTTCGTCAGTTTCATCGATAAAACCGTCAAACACACAGGGCATATTAGAATTTAAAGCGTTAACTATACATACATGCTTAGGCGGACACGCAAATGTAGCCTGTATGTATTTGTTATTAGATGCCACCTCCACCCTTATTCGTTTTTTAGCTAAATCACAAAATTTATAGATTACTACTACGCCGACACCGTTGTTCTCGGTATAATAGTTATCATCAATGCATTTTTTTTTGACAATAGTCGGTTGCGTCGCAACATTATCGATAAATACACTAATAGGAAAATCGCCTAACACTAACATTTTCTAGTAAACACACACACGCAATCACAAAATCGTTACACACTACAGTTATTATTTTTTTTTAAAAAAAACTATTGAAACATTTCTTTAAGATCTTGTTCAAACAAATTAGCATTGTCCAAATGGTTGGCAAACACTATAGTTGTATTTTTCAACACGTCAGCATTGTATTTCTTTTTCGCAATCGACATGCACACAAATTGATCAACTTTAGGATCCTGACTTAATTTATAGACAATTACTTTAAAATCTGTAAACTCAATATTGACAATGTTCGATGTGAACACAAAATTGTTTCCCTGACGTATGATCACAAAATAACGTTTGGGTTCAAACAATATTGTTGAGGACAAAGTTGTGGCTGCAGTTGCTGACGCTGTTGTAGAAGAAATCACGGCGGCACTTGCAAAATTATTTATATTTTCCAATGTATTCGTAGTAGTAGACACGGCCACCGACGAGGCCGACGTTTGCAGCGTCGCAGTGGTTGTAGACATTTGACGGAGCGGCAACGACGATGACAACAAAACTTTGTTCACATTGCTACTAGTGCCGCCGCCGCCTCCTCCTCCGCCTCCATTACCGTTAATCTCTTTTCGGCGACGCAATTTTTCTAATTTCATAGTTTTACGCTTTAAACTCACGTACAATTTTTGCAAGCGGGCATCGTACTCTTGTCTGTACGTCTCCAGAGTGGTGTTCAAACATTCCGACATGCGGCGATTTTTCTCTTTGAGTATGACAAAAGCTTTGGTGATTTTCTTCAATTTTTGTTCACTTATAATTTTTGCGTTTTGCCCAATCAAATGCAAACTAGACGTTTCACTATTTTCCATATTCAAACGCGCCTGCAAATTTTTCACCAACGTTTTATTTCGCAATGTGGACATGATGATGATGTTGCCTCCAGTTTTGGTTTGATAATGAACACAAAATGGCTTGTCGTCGTTTATAAAGTCGGCGCGCGCTGCGTAATTAAACTGCGCACACTTTGCCTTTTTTGCAGATTACATACATTAATGTTACATTAGATAGCTGTACGTGTAGTAAAAAATTGCGCTACACCTCTCTTTCACATATTTTCTATGTAAATTTAGATAGACACGAACGTGGAACGTAGTAGTTGTTGTAAATTATTCATGACAAAAATCGCGGTAAACGGAACGAGAATGTGAATCATTGCGTAGGTGCCATAGCTCACGTTTGCCGCCTTTGGTTTTAAAGAATAGTTGTTTTTACCGTTGATCACGTGCTCAGTGTACCAAATGGCCTTGTTCAGAGCCGTGATTGGTTGGTGACGCATCGTGTGGCGTAAATTTTTTAGATTGTGCCTAAACTTTGGGTTTTCCACGGTGGCTACGATAGCCGTTACCAGTTGATCGCTGGTCACGGTGAGCGTGTCCAATGTACAACCAATCTCGAGTTCCACAAATTTGTTGGTGTTAAACGATTGATCGCCCATCATGGGTAAACCGATTAGGGGTACGCCAGCGTCGATCGCCTCGTCGATCGATTGAACTCCGCCCTGAGTCACGAATGCTTTTACATTTTTATGATGCAACAAACTGTACTGATCGAACCAGGTTTGCAAATAAACGTTTTGAGGAATGTGTATATTTTCCGTGTCGCCATCGTATTTCCACACAACGTTGTACGGAAGTTTGGTGAAGGTGCGCAACAGCATTTGCAAAAAATCATAATCCATATCGGCCACTTTAATCGTTGAACCGAAACTGACGTACACCGCGCCTTTTGTCGAATTATTTAAAATCCACGCGACATAGGAGCTGAGAGGAGCAATTTGTTTTTTGTGCAAATGTAAACCGCCCATGTATTGTACGCTCGGGGGCACCGGCCTATTATTATCGAAAATGGCGTGCGCGTTGACCAAAAGCAATTTTACATTGTCGCGCAACGTATCGAGCTCGGGCACATCGTTGCCAAACTGGATTTTCATCATTTTTTCTTGTTCCGCCTTCAACAAGGCAAATTCGTTGTACAAACGCAGCTCCATGTAAAGTTCGTTTACAGTTTGCCATATGTTGAGATTGTTAAAATTGTTGCGCCAAACGTTGGGATAGTAAATGGGATGACGCGACACGGCGCCCATAGTTTCAAAGTTTGCCGCCAAACCGTGACCCGACGAAATTTGTACGACGGGCAGATTGCCAAACAGATGCGACATCACCAGGGGGTAGTCCATAAAGGCTTCCGTAATGAGTAAATCAAAATTCATTATGGTGCGCATCTCAATCAAATTTTTAATTTGAGGCAATTTTAGTTGTTCCGAAATCATTTTGACCAGGCCCATATAGTTGTGAGCCGTCACACTCATGGTGTCTGCCACCAAACCGCGTTTCCTGGACACGGCAGAATCGCGGACGAGTTGCTTGAAGTAGTGTCTCGACAGAGTGGCATCGATCTCGGTTATGTTGGGATAGCGTGATACCTCGTAAATAATCTCTGTAGACGGTTTCAAGACAACTTCGTGTCCCTTTTCGGCCAATCCCTCAATGTACACTTTAAATACGCTCTGATGGCTGTACGAGGGTGTCGTAAAAATTGCCAGTAACTTGGCACCGCCAACATTGTCGATGTATTGCACAACACAAACGACAATGATGCCAAACAAAAATCGTATTTGCGATGAGGACATTTTATTGGGCTCAAACAAAAACACTGTGGTGACGAGAGCATACGCGGTGACGATGTCGCCAAAAAAGAATGGGGTCAGCGGAGCATACGAAAAGTTTATATTGCCATTTGTGTTATTCATTTGACCTCTAGCGATTGATGTTGTAGTTGAACTCTCCGATTGTAATTTTGTCCAGCATCACGTCGTCGTCTTTCGAGTGTTGCGGTTTTTTTTTCATGCACGTTAACAATTTGTAAATTTTTGTTTTTAACGATATAATTAGTAACAGAATTAAAATAATGAAAATCATTTTGGTGTAGCCCGTATCGCTGACTTCGGTCTTTTGTATTTTGGCCATTTCCGCCATTATTATGTTGAGCAGTTCGTCAATGTCATCGTTGCTGGAGTTAAACGATTGTATGGAATTTCGGCATTGCGATATCAATAGAATAAACACAAATACAAACGCCATAAATTTATTTTTCTTACCGATTATTTTGTTTTAGAACTGCTATATAGTGATTAAAAACAATTGGTTCAAAAGTAGTCGGCCACGATGTGTCGAGCGTGAGTCGATTAAAAAAATTTATAAATATTTACATAGCAAAATGAATTTGTCTTCGACAATTTCGATGGCGCTAAATCAGTCCGCCATTTTTGCGGGAACGTATTCTATGAAACGCGCCAAACTTATGTGGAACAATGTGGCTTTCAACGATTGTCGCACCTACGCATTCCTGGACGTTACGCAGAAATGGCATCATCCAACGTTGTATTTTGAAAATTTCGAAAAATTTTACAATTATCTGCGCCAACATCGTATCAGCGATGTGCACGTTAAACCGTTGCCCGACAACGGGGGCCGAGAGTGGGTAGTGGACGTGGACATTGAAGCTACTGATTGTGAATTGATGTTAAAAACCAAAATTAGTGTGGCCAAAGTGGCTTTCGTTAAATTTTTTGGCACAAACGTGACGAGGATTATGTACAGCGGCAACCGCGGTATTCACGTATGGTTGCGCATAGATAAGTTTCGCATGAACGCCGACAAAAGTGTCCGCCAAAGGTACTTTGATGTGTTTGTAATGCCAAAAAAAATTGTGTTAAACGAGATATTGCCCAACAGTTTTGTTTGGTGCGTTCAGAGTGCATTCGAAGAAGACGAAATAAGATTAATGTTGAAACAATTGTATAAAGGACAAGTTGTGGACGCGTCCACATTAATAAAAGATTTCTGGCCCGCTGTGGACAAACACATATTTTGTAATTTAAACCAAATTCGCGCTCCCTTTAGTTACAATAGCAAAGGCAAAAAGTTTAGTTTGAAATTACACTAACAAAAAAAAACCAAAAAAATTATGGAATTCATACAAAAATTGTTTAACACACTGTTTGGATTGACCACGACCACAAAAAGCAACGATGATCAATCAAAAGTAAAAGATCAAGAAAAAATAAATAATTTTGCACAATGTTTGAGGAAAAAAAATAATAAAGCAAAAAGTTATTTGTTCGAACAGAAAACGTTGACTTTTTACGATCAATTTTGTTTTGACCTGCGCTACTTGTACAAAGATGAATTATGGTTGATGGGCAAGGATTTGGCTGAAGGTGTGGGCTTTCAAAACGGCACTTCGGCAATTAGACGGTGCGTCGAACGCCATAATGTTAAAACTGTCGATCAAATAATTTTTAAAAGACACAATGATGAAAATGTCGAAACGATGTTGTCATCCGACATTGTCGATAATATGCCGCCACTGTATTCGCTTCTCATCAACAAAGACGGAGCGTTGCAATTGCTCGAACACATTGATTTTGACAACAAACTAGAATTCGTATCGTGTTTACGCGAAACTTTCAACGATTTGGAACTGGGGTTTAATGATGGCAACAAAGTTGTTGCGCCTCCTCCTTCGCCTACACTTGAACACAAATTTAATCAATTGTTGCAGGCCATAGAAAAGATCAGTGTGACTAACGAAACTCTTTTGAGCGGAGCGGACAATTTGAATAATCAATTTTATGGATTTGAACAAAAGTTAGAGAGACAGATTGAGGAGTTGAATGATAAAATTAGAAATTACGACAACATTGAAGAGTTGTACAATAAATTGATGAAATACCAGAAAGCAATATCGCCGCAATCTTTGTGCAGCAATTTGTCGTTTTTAAGCGAAACAAATGTTACGAGTCAACAGTTTAATGTGGACACATCGATGCAATACCAAACGGTTAAGTTTCCCAAGAATCCTGCCAAGTTTCCGCGTTTAGTTGTATTTTTAAAATCAAACAAATCTAACAATGGATCGACAATGGTGTTTTTGTGTGGCCAACAGAAAAGTATTTGTTCTCGCAAACGAAAATATGAAGACATGGAAATTGTATACGATTCTGTGCATCCAAACCCTCTAATGGCCATCCATTGTATCGATGAAGAATTGTCCAATAAAAATTATAATTATGTAAAACAAAATAAACGAAAATATCAATTGGATATGAGTGTGGATGCGGCCAAATCGTTTATAAACGAAAATGTATAATGTTTGTGTAAATGTTACAAATAAAAAACTGTATACCTTTTTTTAAGAGTTTTTATTAAGACAAAAAGTATTAGGCTAAGATGAGCAAGCGTTGCAAACAATTTGCGACTTGTCCACGGTAAATTTAATAGCGTCCGCTGCCGGCTTGGTGCGCAAATAGTACATGCCTGTTTTCAAACCGCTTTTCCAAGTGTGCATGTGAATCGTGGTCAACAATGCGTAGGTGGGTTGACTCAAAAAAATATTAAATGATTGACTTTGATCAATAAAGGGGCCGCGATCGGCAGCCATACCAATCAAATTTTTCACTTTCATTTCCCACACCGTTTTGTAAAGCTCTCTCACGTGTTTTGGTATTTCTTCAATGTTCTGCACGCTGCCGTTGTTTGCAATAATTTTGTTTCGCATCTGTTCGTTGTACAAATTCAGTTTGATCAAATCGTCGGTCAAGTATTTGTTTATTACTTGAAAGTCACCCGCCAAAACGCGCCGAACGTAAATGTTGTTGGTGAACGGCTCAAACGATTCATTGTTGCCTAATATTTGAGCCGTTGTCGCGGTGGGCATGTAAGCCACGCAAAGCGAGTTTCGCAAACCGTGCTGTTTAATGTCTTTTTTTAATTGTGTCCAGTCCCACATCGATGTGGGTGTGTGATTCCACAAGTCGTATTGCAATATACCCAAACTGGCGGGACTGGAAAAGTAGGAATCGTGCACGCCGTAAGCTTTTGCCAATTCGCAACTCGCTTCCAATGCGCCAAAATAAATTGTTTCGGCAATTTTGGTGTTCAACACTTTGGCCTGGTCGCTTTCGTACGGCATACGCAACATGGCAAATGTGTCGGCCAAACCTTGAATACCCACACCGATGGGTCGATGTTTTCTATTGGATTTTTGTGCCGACAACAAGGGATAGTAGTTGATGTCTATAATTTTGTTTAAATTCTTGACCACAATTTTCGTTACGTATTTTAACATTTCAAAATTGTACTCGCCTACATCGATGTCGACAAATTGATTGACACAAATCGAGGCCAAATTGCAGACGGCACTTTCGTTTTTGTCACTGTACTCGACAATTTCGGCGCACAAATTACTATTTTTAATGGTGCCCAAATGCTTTTGATTACTTTTCATGTTGCAAGCATCTTTGTACATCATGTACGGCGTGCCCGTTTCGACTTGCGTTTCGACAATGGTCCTGAACAAGTCTCGAGCCTTGATCTGTCTTACAAATTTGCCACATTTCTCGTATGCCACATACAGTTGTTCAAATTCTGAGCCGTGTACGGTGTCGAGCAACGGCGATTCACGCGGACACATCAAACTCCACATTCCATCCGCTTCGACTCGTTTCATAAACAAATCGGGTACCCACAGGGCGTACAACAAATCTCGCGCTTTTCTATCCTCGGCACCCATGTTACGTTTCAGTTCAAGGAAATCGTAAATGTCGGCGTGCCACGGTTCAACATAAATTGCCATTGCGCCCTTCCGTTTGCCCCCTTGGTCAACGTGGCGCACGGCATTGTTGTAGACTCGCAACATTGCCTCCAATCCGTTGGCCGTGCCGTTTGTGCTCTCAATGAAACTGCCACGAGCCCGAACGTTATGAACGCTTAGACCTATGCCGCCGCCAAATTTTGATATCAACGCGCAATCGCGTAGCGTTTCATAAATGCCAACGATACTGTCTTCTTTAATGTTTAGGAGGAAACACGAGGCCAATTGGGCGTAACATGATCCGCTGGCAAACAAAGTTGGACTTGCATGTGTATACATTTTGTGTGCCATCAAATTGTACGTTTCAAAAACGTTTTCAATGCAATCGTCGGTGTCGTTGCCGTGTATGGTTAGAGCCACACGCATGTACATATGTTGAATGCGCTCCGCCACTTTCCCCTCAATCGTTTTCAAGTAACCATTTTCGAGAGTTTTAAATCCAAAATATTTGTAATCGTAATCCAAATTATAGTTTAGTGTGGCGTTTATAGTATGCATATTGGCGATGGCACTTTTGTAGAATTGAGCTGAAACCAAATTTTGGTTGTACAAATTGTCAACCACGACGGCATAATCGTCCGACACTTGTTTGTGATTATCGATGACCATCAATCTGCCCGCCAACATGGCGTACTCGTCGTGTATGTACGCCATACTGGCCGATTCGCGTGCCAACAGCACACACAATTGCGACGTGCTCACATTTGACACCAAAGTTTTTTTCAATTGTGCCACTAACGCTTCGCAATCTATCAGATTTTTGTTGAGATCGACGCTTAAATTTTGTAGTGTCTTTACAATTTTTTTTTGATCAAAACATTGTTTAGCATTGTCGCGTTTGGTGACAGAAAACATTTTTGTTTTTTATAAAACGTATGCGTGTCTCGAATTGATATCTATATCTCGCCAATTGTTCATACAACCTTTTTTTATATATGACTTTTTGGCATTTTGTTTTTTTACTTCGTTACATAACATACATAAGTATTGTAGTCCTTTCGTAATTGTTTGTGAAATCTAAAATACACCGTA